AGTCCGGGCCCTCCCCCGGCGGCGCGCGCGCCGAAAAAAACGCGCGGCGGCGAGAGCGCGCCGAAAAAAAAAAAGCGCGCGGCGGCGGGTTCCGCCGGGCCGCGGCGAGCGCGCCGGGACGCGCGCCGGGACGCGAAAAACGCGCCCCCCCAAACGCCGACCCCCCCCCTCGCGAACGCCCCGCCCCGAACCGCGCGGCGGAGTCCGGGCCCTCCCCCGGCGGCGCCCGCCTGCCCGCCCGCCCGCCCGCCCGCCCGCCCGCCTGCCCGCCCGCCCGCCTGCCCGCCCGCCCGCCCGCCCGCCCGCCTGCCCGCCCGCCCGCCCGCCCGCCCGCCCGCCCGCCTGCCCGCCTGCCCGCCTGCCCGCCTGCCCGCCTGCCCGCCTGCCCGCCTGCCCGCCTGCCCGCCTGCCCGCCTGCCCGCCTGCCCGCCAGCGCCCGAGAGCGCGGGCAACCAGCACGTCCGCCAGCGTCCACGCGCTCGCCACCCTCACTCTCGGCCGCCGCCGGCGCCCGCCGCCCGGCGTCCCCGTCGTCTCCGCCGCCGCTCCGTCCTCGCGCGCGCCCGCCGGGAGCTCGGGCCGCCGGCGCGCCCCACAGCGCCCGCGCCTGCTGCCCGAGCTCGCGGCCGCCGCGGCCGGGCGCCCCCCGGTCCGTCGTCCTAAACGCGCCAAGCGCGCCGCCCGCGCGGCCCCGATAGCGCGACCCCGATCCGACGCGCGCGCCCAGCCGGGATCGAGCGCGCCCCCTGGAGGGGGCCCGGGGAGGGGGCCCGGGGAGGGGGCCCGGGGAGGGGGCCCGGGGAGGGGGCCCGGGGAGGGGGCCCGGGGAGGGGGCCCGGGGAGGGGGCCCGGGGAGGGGGCCCGGGGAGGGGGCGGCGCGACCCTCTTCCCCGCCGTCGGGGGTCTCCGCGGGGCAGAGGCCGCCGCCCCCGCCGCCGTCCCGCCCTCGGTCCGCGCGCCGCCAGCCGTCGGGGGTCTCGGCGGGGTCTCGGCGGGGTCTCGGCGGGGTCTCGGCGGGGTCTCGGCGGGGTCTCGGCGGGGTCTCGGCGGGGCCGGGGGCCGCGAGGCCGCCTCCGCCCCCCTGCGCACGTCACCGGGTAAGGAGTGGCGCCTCGACGCCCCCGCGCCTCGTCGGTCTGGCGCCGCCTGCCGGTCTGCCGCGGTGCCCGTCGGTCTGGCGCCGCCTGCCGGTCTGCCGCGGTGCCCGTCGGTCTGGCGCCGGGGCCGGGGCCGGGGCCGGGGCCGGGGCCGGGGCCGGGGCCGGGGCCGCTCGGCTCTCCGGAGCTCGCTGTGTCCTCGACGATTCCCGGAAGGACGATGTGCTGCGCTCTCGCCTTTATACCCGGCCCGACGGGGCGGCCCCACCGGGCTCCTCCTCGCCGAGGGCGGCGTCGCCCCCGTCCCCGGCCTCGCATAGGCCGCGGGCCCGGGTCCGGGGCGGTCCGGGGCGGTCCGGGGCGGTCCGGGGCGGTCCGAGGGGGGCGCGCCCGACGGAAGCCCGGATATGCTGATGTGCCCCTCGACGGCCCGCCCCGCGCCGCGCCCCCTCGCCGCCATGGCGCTCTATGCTGATGGGCTCCCCGAGCCCCCGCCCCGGAGGCCGCCCCCGAGCCGCCGCGGGGCCAACCGTCGTTAATTATTTACGGGGACGCCCCCTCTGCGCCCGCCCTCGTTAATTATTCAGCGCGGTGTTCCCCGGGTTCCCGGAAGAACCCACTATGCTAATTAAAAATTTAGGGAACACCCCGGGGTTTCCCGCTCCCCCCGATCGATGACGCCCGCGGCGCCGGTTGGCGCCGCCATCGCGCTCCGCCCGTCGGGGGGATGCCCTATGCTGATTAAAAATTTATGCGCCCGCCCATCGGGGAAGCCCGGGAGATTCCTATGCTAATGGGCTCCTCGGGGGGCCGGCCGGCCCGCCCCCGGCCAACATGGCGCCCGTCGGGGCCGCCCCGTCGGGGGAGGGAGCATGCTGATGAGACGCCGCTCGCGGCTCCCATTGGGCCGCCGGCCCCGGGCCCGCCCGCCGCGCCCCGTATATGGCCCGCGCCTCCGGGCGGGCGGGCCCGCCCGTCGGGGAACGCCCCCATCGTCACTCGGGGGCTGGTATCTACCGCCCATTGGGGGAGTGGGCTCCCGCTGCATAAAACGCCGGGGACACCATCGCCACCCCAGCCAGTCGCCGTCGGACCGCCGTCCCGCCGGCAGGACTCCCGCTCTCCCCTTCTCTCTCGCCCGCCGCCCCGGACCAGACGACGCGGCCGGCCCGCCCGGCTCTCCCGCCCGCCCGGAGAGCGCCGCCGTCCCCCCGCTCTCCCCGGACCCATGGAGCCCTCGCGCGGCCTCGGAGCCCCGGGCCGCCCCGCCGCCCAGGTGTCTAGGGGGTCTAGGGGGTCTAGGGGGTCTAGGGGGTCTAGGGGGTCTAGGGGGTCTAGGGGGTCTAGGGGGTCTAGGGGGTCTAGGGGGTCTAGGGGGTCTAGGGGGTCTAGGGGGTCTAGGGGGTCTAGGGGGTCTAGGGGGTCTAGGGGGTCTAGGGGGTCTAGGGGGTCTAGGGGGTCTAGGGGGTCTAGGGGGTCTAGGGGGTCTAGGGGGTCTAGGGGGTCTAGGGGGTCTAGGGGGTCTAGGGCCGCGCCCCCGGACCCCGCCCCGCGCCGGTGCGCGGGGGCCCCGCGCTACTCGACGCCCGCAGCCGCCGTCGAGGGGGGAGGGAGGGCCGAAAGGGCGGAAGGGGGCGCGTCCCCGCCGGAGAGAGGCGGGACGGGTGTGGTGTGTTGGCCGCCGACTCACCTACACCCGTCCCCCCCGCTCCCCTGCGGTTTCTCCTCCTCCCCGACAGGCGGCGGCGGACGCCCTCCGGGACGAGGACCTCCTGCTGCTCTCCCGCTACTTCTTCCCCGACTCCGACGACGACTCGGACGTCGGTGACGACGACGACGACGGGGGGCGCGACGACCCCGACCCCGACTCCGACGACACCGAGCCCCCCGAGGCCGGGGCCGCGCCCTCGACCCCGCCCCCGCCCCGCGAGGTCTGCGCCGTCTGCACCGAGCGCATCGCCGAGGCCCAGCTCTGCGCCACCTTCCCCTGCCTGCACCCCTTCTGCATCCCCTGCCTCAAGACCTGGCTCCCCATGCGCAACAGCTGCCCCCTCTGCAACGCCGTCGTGGCCTATCTCATCGTGGGCGTGAAGCCCGACGGCTCGTACAGCACCATCCCGGTGGTCAACGACCCCCGCACGCGGGCCGAGGCCGAGGAGGCCGTGCGCGCCGGCACGGCCGTGGACTTCATCTGGACGCCCCGCCTCCCCGGGGAGGCGGCCCCGGCCACCGTCACCCTCGGGGGCCGCACCGTCCGCGCCCTCTCCCCGCCCGCCCGCATGGGCCAGCCCGTCACCAGCAGCGACGAGAGCGACGACGCCGACGGCGACGACGCCGAGGACAGCGACGACACCGACGACGACGACAACCACGCCGGTGGGTGGCGGGAGGGGCCGCGAGAGGGGAGGGGAGGGGAGTGGTGGGGAGGGTGTCGCTGCCGCCCGCGCTCCCCTCCGCCCCCCCCGCACCCCCCGCCCCGACTGACCGGCGTTTCTCTCTCTCGCAGCGGACCCGACCTTCCGCCCGGCGCCCGCCAGAGCCCCCCGCCCGGCCCCGGCCGCCAGAGGAGGAGGAGGAGGCGCCCCGGCCCCCCGCGCCTCCACCAGGGGAGGGGGCGGAGGGGGAGGGAGGGAGGCGGGCCGGGGCGCCGCCTCGGCGCGCGCGCCCCGCGCCCCGGCCCGCGTCGCGCGCCCGCCCCCCGCCGGCTCGCCCATCCTGATCGCCGACTCGCCGCCCGCCTCCCCTCGCCGGCCCCCGGCCGCCTCCGCGCCCCCCGTGGTCCCCGTGGTCCCCGTGGTCCCCGTGGTCCCCGTGGCCCCGCGGCCGCGGGTCGCCGCCGAGGCCCCCGCCCCGCCCCGCCCGCCCGCCCAGGCCCGGCCCCCGACGACGCTGACGCAGACCCAGGCCCAGGCCCAGGCCCAGGCCCGCACTCACGCCCGGGCCCAGGCGGCCCTGGCCCAGGTCCTGGCCCAGGCCCTGGCCCAGCCCCAGAGGGCGGCGCACCCGCCGCCCCGGGCCCGAACGCCGCCCCGGCGCGCGCAGACTCAGACTCAGGCGCAGGGTCAGACTCAGACTCAGGCGCAGGGTCAGACTCAGACTCAGGCGCAGGGTCAGGCGCAGAGTCGGGCGCAGAGTCAGGCACAGAGTCAGACTCAGGCACAGGGTCAGGCACAGAGTCAGACTCAGGCACAGGGTCAGGCGCAGGCCCGCAAGCGCCCGGCCTCGGCCGCCGGGGGCGCCTCCGGCTCGCGGGGCCCCAAGCGGGCCTCGCTGCCCCCGCCCCCCCGCGACGCGCCGCGACCCCAGGCACCTCCTCTCGCGGCCGCCGCTCCTCCTCCTCCGGCTCCTCCTCCGCCGCCTCCTCCCGCGTCTCGGGCTCCCCGGGGCGCCGCCGCCGCTCCGCCTCCTCCTCCGCCCGCCGCTCCGCCTCCTCCTCCTGCCGAGAGAGCAGACGGATCCTCCCTCGGCCCCCGCCCCGCCGAGCAGGGGCCGAGGAAGTGTGTGCGGAAGACCCGCCACGTGGACGCCGACCGCGCCCCCGCGGCGTCCGGCCCCACGCGCTACCTCCCCGTCGCGGGGCTCTCGAGCGTCGTCGCCCTGGCGCCCTACCTCAACAAGACCCTCACGGGCGACTGCCTGCCGGTCCTCGACACGGACACGGGCGCCATCGGGGCCTACGTGGTCCTCGTGGGGCGGGACTGCCACCTGGCGCGCGCCCTGGCCGACGCGGAGCCGCAGTGGGCCCGCCGCTCCCGCCTCCCCGAGCCCGCCCCCGGCCGCGTGTCCCCGCCCGAGTACCCGGGGGACCCCGCCCACGGCCTCTGGATGACCCCGGTGGGCGGCCTGCTCTTCGACCAGGGCACGCTGCTGGGCGGCCGCAGCTTCCACAGCCTGGACTCGCGCCACCCCTGGACCCCCGACCCCGCCGGCCCGCCCTCGGCCCGGGACGCGGACGGCCCGTAGGGGGCCGCGGGGGTGGGGCTCGCCGGGCGTCGCGCGGAGGGGCCGAGGGGGGCGCCCCCGGCCCGCCGCGCGAGGCCGGGCGTGTGCCCGCTTCCCCCGGAAGAAAAGAGAGACAGAGAAGCGCGCGCGGGATGCGGGCGGGGGGCGAGGGGGGCGGGGAGGACGCGCGCCCGCCGCGCCCCCCTGCGGGGGCGGGGAGGACGCGCCGTCGCGAGACCCCGGGGGAGGGGGGGAAGGGAGGGAGAGAGGGAGAGAGAGACGAGACGCGTCACTCGGCGTGCCAGAGCAAATAAACCCGCGCGGGGTCTTTATTGTCCATCACCGCGGTGGTCTTGTGGTCTCTGGGGGCAGCGGGCGGAGGGCGGGCGGGGGCGGCAGGTGGGGCGGCAGGCGGGGCAGCGAGCGGGGCCGGGGGCCGGTCACGGGCGGGCGGGGCCGGGCGCCGGGGGCGCCGGGGGAGGGTCGAGGCCCGCCCGGGAGAACAGGGGACAGAGTCCCCCGCAGGGACACAGCGGGCGCAGCCCCCCCCGGGGACACAGGGGACAGAGGCCCGCCCAGGGAGACGGGGGACAGAGGCCCGCCCAGGGAGACAGGGGGCAGAGGGTCCCGCAGGGACACGGGCCCCCCAGCGCCCCCCGAGGAGACAGGGGGTGGGGGGCGCTCCAGGGAGACAGGGCGCCGGGGCCGAGGCCCGCCCAGGGGCACGGGGGGTAGTAGGGGCTCCCCCACGGGGACACCAGAGGGTGGGGGCCGAGGCCCGCCCAGGGGGACAGAGGGTGGGGGATCCCCCGGGGGGACAGGGGGAAGGGGCTCCCCCAGGGGGCCAGGAGGTGGGGCGCCGCCCCCCAGGACGAGAGCGCGTAGGGCCCCCCCCAGGGGGCCGGGGCGCACGGCCCCCCGCAGGGACACGGGGGGCCGAGGCCCGCCCAGGGGCACGGGGGGTAGTAGGGGCTCCCCCAGAGACCCGGGGGCCCGAGACCCGCCCAGGGGGAGAGGCCGCCCGGCGGCGGGGGGTCCGCCCGCAGGGCCGGGGTCGGGGCCGGGAGTTCGGCCCGGGGGCGCGCGGGCCCGGGGTCCGCCGCACGCGGCTCGGGCGCGGTCTCGGGGTCCGCGGGGGAGGCGGGGGGCGCGGCCGAGGGGAACATGGGCGCGCGGCGGGGCGGCGGCGGCGGCCGCGCTCAGGGCCACGCGGGCGGCAGGCAGACCCCGGGGCAGCCCCCCGGGCAGAGGGGGCAGGGCCCCGGGAGGCCGCCGGGGGGCGAGGGGAAGGGGGCCGCGGCGAGGGGGGGCGAGGGGAAGGCCGGCGCGGGGAAGGCCGGCGAGGGGAAGGGGGTCGGCGGGAACGCGGGCGAGGGGAAGGGGGTCGGCGGGAACGCGGGGAAGCCGGGCGGGACGGGGCAGGCGGGCGAGGGGAAGGGGGTCGGGGGCCTGGGCGGCGGGGGTTGGGTCGCGGAGGCCCGGGGGGCCCGCCGGCCCGCGGACGCCGCCCCTGCCGCCGCGGCCCCGCGGCCGTCTCGCGCCCGCGGCGGGGCCACGGAGAGGGACACGGAGAGGGGGACGGGGACGGCGACGGGGAGCGCCTGGAGGAGGGGGGCTCCCGCGCACGCGGGCGGGCCCGGGCAGGAGAGACAGCAGGGGGCCGCCGGCGGCCCCGGGGCCAGGACGGCGGCGGGCGGCGGCCCGGGCGTCGGGGTCGCGCCGGGGTATCGCGCGGCGTAGAGCCCGGTGGCCTGGGGGGGCGTCGCCGCCGCGGCCTCCGGGACCGGGCAGGGGCCGGCGGAGACCACCAGGAGCAGGGGGGGCCGGGGGCCGGCGGGGGCGGCCTGGGGCCGCTTAGGCGAGGCCGGCGGGCGTCTGCGGGGGGAGGCGGAGGAGGGGGACGGGGGTGGGGGGGGGGGGGGGAAAGAAGAGCACGGAGCAACGGGGCGGGGGAGGGAAGAGGGGAAATTTGGAGGAGAGGTGCCGTGGGGGGGGGGGGGCGGCGGGGGACGAAACAGGGGGGGAAAGGACGGAAAGAGAGAAACAGAGGAAGAGAGTCGTGGGTCATCTCGCGGCGGGGCGGGGGTGGGGGCGCGCTGGGGGGGGGCGTTGCGTGTGCGCGAGGCGAGGGGGAGGGGGGTGGTGGGGTTTTCCGGCTGAGGTAGACGTGTTGTGTGTGCTCTGTGGGTGGGTGGGCGATGGGCGTGCCCACCGGGGGTCTGTGTTTCTGCGGCTGTGTTTGCTTTTCCCACCGGACGCTCTTCCTCTCGCGGGCCCCCTCTCGCCCCCTTTCCTCCCTCCCCCCCTTCCCCTGCCTTCTCGTGGGGGGTCTGGGGAGGAAGGGGGAAGAGAGGACGAGGGGGGCGCTGCCCGCCGGTGGGGTTTCGGGGGAGGGTGGGGGGGAAGGCTGTGTGTGTGGGGGGGGGGGTGGGGGTCCGCCCGGACTCTGCCCTAGATCCTGGTCTCCCCCCCGCCTCTCTCTCACGGACTCCCCTGTCGCGGCGTCGGAAGAGGAGGGGTCCGGGAGAGAAGGGCGGGGGGGGAAGATGGGGTGGCGTGTGAGGGGGTGGGGCGGGGCGGGATGGGGTGGGGAAAGCCGGGCACCCCCGCGCGGTCGCGGCCGCGGGCGTCGCCACGCTCGCCTCTGGGGGAGACACCTCGCCCCTCGCCCCGGGCGTACCGCGGGGCGGAGGGTGTGCGTGCGTGGACCCCGAGGGCCGCCGCCCCCCGGCGCGCCTCGGTCGAGACCGGGTTCCGGACTAAAAAAGGAGGGGTGCCCGGAGGAGGGGGGAGGGGAGGGGAGAGGGGGGCGGCGGGAGCGAGAGCGCGAGGAGGAGACGGGGGGTGGGCGTGGGGGTGGGGGGGGACGACATTGGACGAAGACGGAGAAGAAGGGCCGTGGCGGTGGTCGCGGGTGCTTCGCGCGCGTGCGTGTGCGGAGACGGGGGTGGGGGGGGCTGCGTGGAAAGACAGAGGGGGGCGGCGAAGGGGACGGGCTCGCGTCGGCTCGGGGCGCGCGGGTCACGCGGGGACGCGGGGTCGTGGGCCAAAAAAGGAAACGGGGGAAGGCCCCCGGGGCGGGTGTTGGGCCGGGGGCGGGGCGCGGCGGGACGGGCCGGGGGTGCCGGGCACGGGCCCACCACCACCACCACCACCACCACCACCACCACCCCCCCCCCACGCCGCCGCCACCACCACCGCCGCCCCGTTCCCTCCCGGGGCCGCGCCGCGCGGCCCGCACGGCCGGGTAGGCCGCGGGGAGGGAAAAACAACAAACAAAAACAAAAAAAAACCTACCTGTCTCGCCGGGCGTCTCGGTGGCTCTCCCGGGCCGGGGGTCGCTCGCCGCGGCGGGCCGCGCGTCGCCTCGCGAACTCGAGGGTCGCCCGCAGGTGTCGGGGGCTGCGGCGTTCCGCGGTGCGTGGCCGGGCTCCCCCGGAGGAGACGCGGGGGAGAGCGGGCGCGGGCGCCGCGGTCAGGACGCGGCGGGCCGGAGGGGGCCCCGCTCCCGCCGCCCCGGGGGCCGGGCGCCGGCCTCCGCCGGGACCCCCGGGCGCCCGGGCGCCCCGCGACCCCGCCGCGCCCCCTCCGGCCCGCCGCCCCCCCGCCCCCGGCCCGGAACCCGGAAAAGCCTCGGGGGGCCCATTTCGGCCCGCGCGCTCACCTGGGGCCCCCCATGGGTCCGGGCCGGGGTCCGCTCGGGGCCGGCCGGCGCCCCGCGTCCGGCGCGCCCGGCCGCCGGGCCCGGGGCCCGCCCCCGGGGGCGCCGGGGCCCGGGCGACGAACCGAAAGTAAAACGCCGGCCGGCCCCGCCGCGCTCGCCGGGCGGCGGGGCCCGGGCCACCGCGCCGCGCGGCGCGGCCCGGGGTCCGGGGGCGCGGCGGGGGCTCGGGCCCGGCCAAACCGGAGGCCGCCGCCCCCGCCCCCCGAGGCGCGCGCGGGGCCCGGGTGCGCCAGAGAGGGGAGATCGAGCGGCCGCCGCCGGCCGCTCCGCCTCGCCTTTTATCCCGGTTGCCGGGGAGACCGGCCGTGATTTATAGCCGCATCACCCCATGCCTTAATGGCTCCGGTGGCGCGCCGCCCGGAGGCCGCGCCTCCCATTAGGGCCCGCGAGGGGCGGGGGAGCCGGCAATTAGCGCCGGAGAGAGCACTCAGCCTTGTTTACGCGCCCGGCTCGCTGCCGGGAATCCTCCGCGCCGCGGCCCCGCCCGCCCGGCTCCGGGTTACGCCGGGACGCGGCGCGGAGGTTCCCCGGCCCGGCCCGCGGCCGGGAGGAGGGGGCCGCGCCGCGGACCCGGGGGGGGGGGGAGGAGGGAGGAGGCGGGGGAAGCGAGAGTGCTCTCCGATCGGGGCAGCCTGCCAGGAGATAATAGCCCCGGGGGCGCTCGGTGTTCCTTTCTGCAGAGTGCGCTAAAGGCGGCTGTGGTCGTCCTTGCTTTTATTATTATTATTGCTCCTCGGCTAACTTTTGAAAACTGGGTCAGAGTGCGCCCGAGGATGTGGAGAAAAAAAACCGCCGCGGGTTGTCCGTTTAACCCGCGGTCGCCTCGGCCCCCGGCGCTCGCCGCTTCGGCGCGGCTTTCGTTTCCTTTCGTTTTGCCGGCCTGCCTGTCTGCTCGTTTCCTTTACCCTTCCCCCCCCCACCAACACCCCCCCGGGGGGGGCCTCGGTGTGTTCTCGGTCCCTTTGCACATTTTCTTCCCCCCCCCCTCGCTACCCCTCCCCCCACCCGAAAGGCCGCCGCGGGACCGCCGCCGGTAACGTTGCCTCGAGCCCGCTGGCGCTCTCCGCGGGGCCGGTGGACCCCCCCCCCCAGGCCCGGGTTCGCGGTCGGGACCGGGGACTCCCCCCGCGCCCTGCGCCCCTTGGCGTAGCTAGGGGCGTCCGGCTATGCTACGCAAGAGCACAGTGGGGTGGGGGAGGGTGGGGTGGGGGAGGGTGGGGTGGGGGAGGGTGGGGTGGGGGAGGGTGGGGTGGGGGAGGGTGGGGTGGGGGAGGGTGGGGTGGGGGAGGGTGGGGTGGGGGAGGGTGGGGTGGGGGAGGGTGGGGTGGGGGAGGGTGGGGGAGGGTGGGGGAGGGTGGGGTGGGGTGGGGGAGGGTGGGGGAGGGTGGGGTGGGGTGGGGGAGGGTGGGGGAGGGTGGGGTGGGGTGGGGGAGGGTGGGGGAGGGTGGGGTGGGGTGGGGGAGGGTGGGGGAGGGTGGGGGAGGGTGGGGGAGGGTGGGGGAGGGTGGGGGAGGGTGGGGGAGGGTGGGGTGGGGTGGGGGGGGGTGGATTAAAGCCCGTGTTGTCACGTCTCCTGATCACTGTTAGTCTGACCGGAGGACCCTCATGGCGGCGCCCGGGGACGTCTTCTCGGCGCCTTTGACTTTTTTTGTCTGCTCCTTGTACAATTTGCTACTTTCGACGTCGGCGGCCTCGCCACCGACCGAATACCTCATCCAAAGCGTGGCCGCGCGGACCGTGGCGGACGTTTTGAAGGTCGCCTGCCTTCAGCTTCCCGACGACGGCGTCACCTGGCGGTACGAGGCCCCGCGCTCGATCGACTACGCGCGCATCGATGGCATCTTTTTGCGATACCACTGCCCCGGCCTGGACACCGTCCTGTGGGACGGCACGGCCCAGCGGGCCTATTGGGTGAATCCTTTCCTGTTCACCGCCGGCTTCCTCGAAGATCTGAGCCACGCCCTGTTTCCGGATAACGCCCTCGAGACGGCGACCCGCCGGGCCTTGTATAAAGAGGTGCGACTCGCCGTTGCGAGTCGCAGCGGCGCCTCCAGCGGCACGCCCGTCCCTCCGGGCTGCGTTAACTCCGAGTACTCTCGAACGCGGCAGTGTCTGGGCCGAGACACGCCCGGTCTCCCCGACGAACCTCGGCCACGGCGCCCCCTCTCCGCGTCCGGCGATGAAGCGGCCCCGCAGCCCTTCTCCCCCGCCACCCCGACCTCTCCCGCCGCCCCGGCCCGACGCACTCCAAAGCCCCGACGGAAGCCCGGAGGAAACTCCACCGAGCCCTCCCGTCCCCGGAGCTGAGGCGCCCCCGGGGGCGGCCGGAGGTCCGGCCGCGCCGCGCCGCCGGCCGCGGGGCTGTCCCGCCGGGGTGACCTTCGGCGCGCCGGCGCCGGCCGCGCCGGCGCTGGGGCTGGGCGACGCCCCCGCCGCCTGTCCGCTCCCGCTGGACTGGCCCGAGTTCCGCCGCCGCTTTCTGGTCGGCGACGCGTGGCGCCCCCTGTTGGAGCCGGAGCTCGCCAACCCGCTCACCGCCCGGTTGATGGCCGAGTACGAGCGCCGGTGTCGCGCGGAGGAGGTGCTGCCGCCCCGCGAGGACGTGTTCTCGTGGACGCGCTACTGCGCCCCCGACGAGGTCCGCGTCGTCATCATCGGTCAGGACCCCTATCACCAGCCCGGCCAGGCCCACGGCCTCGCGTTCAGCGTCAGACCCGGCACCCCCGCCCCGCCCAGCCTGCGCAACATCCTGGCCGCGGTCCGCAACTGCTGCCCGGATGCGACGATGAGCGGCCAGGGGTGCCTGGAAAAGTGGGCCCGCGGGGGCGTCCTGCTCCTCAACACCACCCTGACGGTCCGCCGCGGAGAGCCCGCCTCGCACGCCAAGATCGGCTGGGATCGCTTCGTCGCCAGCGTCCTTCGTCGCCTCGCCGCCTCGCGCCCCGGGTTGGTGTTTATGCTCTGGGGCGCCCACGCCCAGAGCGCGATCCGCCCCGACCCCCGCGTGCACCGCGTCCTCACCTACTCGCACCCGTCGCCGCTCTCCAGGGTTCCCTTCGGTTCCTGTCGCCATTTCTGCCTCGCGAACCAGTACCTCCGAGAGCGCTCGCTCGCGCCCATCGACTGGTCCACCTGAGGCCGCGGGCTCGTCGCCCTCCCTTCCTCCCCGCCCCACCCTCGTTACCGCCGCGGCCCCGTTTCTCTGGCAGAGTTCAATAAAAGGGCGGGCTCCCCGGGGCCCGCCCGACAGACCCTTCGCGTTCGTGTCATGTCTGCGCTCGGGGACGGTGCCGTTCCCTCCACGCTCGCCGTTCTCGCCTCCTGGGGGTGGGCGTTTGCGCCGCACGGCGGCCCCCCCGAGCGGCCCGCCGAATCGCCCGCCTCCCCCGAGCCCGAGGCGCCCGCGGCGCGGCCGGCGCCCCCCCGCGCCGACGACCGCGCGCCCCCGGACCCCCGGGCGCTCGACGCCGACCACGTCGCCTTTGACACCGTCTTCATGGTGTCCTCCGTGGACGAGCTGGGCCGGCGCCAGCTCACCGACACGATCCGCAAGGACCTGCGCCTCTCGCTGGTCAACCTCGCCATCGCCTGCACCAAGACGTCGTCCTTCTCGGGCACGGCCGGCCGGGCGCGGCCCCGGGCCCGGCACGGGCCGGGACACCGCGAGCCCCCCAGCCACAAGAGCCTGCAGATGTTCGTCCTGTGCCAGCGGCCCAACGCGGCGCGGGTGCGCGACCAGCTGCGTGCGGTCATCGCCGCGCGCAAGCCGCGCAAATACTACACGCGCTCCTCCGACGGACGCATCTCCCCCGCCGTCCCCGTGTTCGTCCACGAGTTCGTTTCCAACGCCCCGGTCTACGTCCACCGCGACAACGTCATCGCCCCGGCGGCCCCGGCGCCCCCCCGGTACCGCGTGCCCACCCGCCTCGCCGATCCCAAGGATGGATGACACACGAATAAATATTTCAAACGACCGCGTTTATTCGTCTCGCCGCGTCTCTGGAGCGCCCGGGGCCGCGGGAGGGATGGGGGTGGGGGGTGGGCTATGGGTCGTACGCCCCGAAGCCCAGCGTGGGGCTCAGTTGGATCTCTTTCATCACCTCCACCAGCAGGTCCGCCGCCGCCCCGGTCTCCGCGCTCGCCGGGGAGACGGCGGGGGGGCTCGGGGTTCCGCAGGACTCGCCCGGAGGGGAGGGCGGCCTGGCCGGCGTTTCGGCCTCGCCCTCGGGGGGGCTTCCGTAGACGGTGACGGTGATGTAGATGGAGTCATCGCCCCACACCACCGTCACGATCCCGGCCGTGGGGCTGCGCACGCTCTCGCCGCGGGTGGAGCTCACCCACGAGTCGAAGGGATAGGCGCACAGGTTCGTGTCCCACCAGCGCTCCAGCCGCTGGCGCTCCGACCGGCCCACGAACCGGTAGGCGCAGAACTCCGCCCGACAGTCGACCATCACCAGCAGGCCGACGGGCGTCTGCCGGACGACGACGGCCCCGCGCGACAGGGCGTCGTGCCGCAGGCAGCCCCGGGACGCGATGGCGCGCGTCCCGCTCTCGAAGGCGCAGACGACCTGCTCGGCGTCCGGCAGCACGCAGGCCGACGACGTCGCGGTGCCGTGCAGGCTGTACGCGATGGTCGCCGGGGACGCGCACATGCTCTCGGGCCCGGCCTCCGCGGCGGGGGCTGGGCGGCGCGGGGAGCCGGGCCTCCTCAGTACACAATGAGCACCTCCGGGTCACGGAGGGCCGACAGTATGTGCTCGCTGATGACATCATCACGCTCGTGCCGCTCGCGGAGGGGGTTGAGGTTCATGCGCAGAAACTCCGACGACGTGGTCCGCGACATGGCCACGTACGCGCTGTTGAGGCGCAGGTTGCCGGGGGCGAAGCAGATGGCCACCTTGTCGAGGCTCAGGCCCTGCGAGCGCGTGATCGTCATTGCGAGCATCGAGCTGATGCCGTAGTCGGCGTTCGTGGCCATGGCCAGCTCCCGCGACTCCACGGACTCCACGAACTCGCTGACGTTGGTGTTGACGACCGACATGAAGCCGTGCTGGTCGCGCAGCACCGCGTACGGCAGCGGGGACTCCTCCAGCAGCTCCGCCAGGCCCGCGGCCGCGTGCCGCCGGCGCACCTCCTCCGCGAACGCGTACACCCGCGCGTACGTGAACCCCGTCAGCGTGTAGCTGTCGGTCTGCAGCGCCACGGACAGGAGCCCGCCGCGCATGGAGCCGATCATGACCTCGCAGCCCCGGAACGTCACGTTGTCCACGTAGGTGCTGAACGGCGCCTCCTCGAACGCCTCCCCGAACAGCTCCCGCAGGATGAGGTACCGCCCGAGGAATGCGCGCTTCAGGAGGCCGAACTGCGCGTGCACGGCCGCCGTGGTGTCGGGCTGCTCCGGGGCGTAGTGGCAGTAGAACAGGTCGAGCTCCTGCTCGCTCAGGCCCGCGAAGACCACGTCGAGGTCGTCCTCCGGAAACTCGGCGTCGCCCCCCGCCCGCGCCCCTAGCGTCTTAAAGTCGAACGCCCGCTCCCCGGCGGCCGCGGGGGGCGCGTCCCCCCCGGCGGCCGCGGGGGGGGACGCGCCCCCCGCCCCGAGCGCCAGGAGCTCGCTGGTCAGGGCCCCCATGCGCTCGTACGCCCGGGCCCGCTTGGCCGCGTCCAGTCCCGGGCGCAGGAGGAAGTTGTAGAAGTGGATCAGCCCGCCGAAGATGAGGCGCGACAGGAACCGGTAGGCGAACTCCACCAGCATCTCGCCCTGGGTCTTGACGAAGCTGTCGTCGCGCAGCACGGCCTCGAAGGAGCGGAAGGTGCCGCCGAAGCCGAACACCAGCTTGCGCAGCCGAGTGGTGACCGCGATCTGGCTGTTGAGCACGTACGTGACGTCGTTCCGCGCCACCACCAGCTGCTGCTTGCTGTGCACCTCGAGCCGCACGCGCCCGGCGTCCTGGTCCTGGCTCTGCGAGTAGTTGGTGATCCGGCCGGCGTTGGCCGCGATCCACTTCTCCACGGTCAGGGTCGGCTGGTGGGTCAGCTCCCGGTACTCGTCGAAGGCCTTGGTCGAGACGAAGGTCAGCACGGGCAGGGTGAACACGACGAACTCGCCCTCCCGCGCCACCTTGAGGTGGGCGTGCAGGCGCGCCATGTAGGCGCTCACCTCCTTGTGCGAGGAGAACAGCCGCGTCCACCCGGGCAGGTTCGCGGGGTTGGTGATGAAGCTCTCGGGCACCACGAAGCGGTCGACGAACTGCATGTGCTCCTCGGTCAGGGGCAGGCCGTACTCGAGCGCCTTCATGAGGTTGCCGAACTCGTGCTCCACGCACCGCTTGTTGTTGATGAAGATGGCCCAGCTCCGCGGCAGCCGCACGTACTCCCGCAGGGTGCGGTTGCAGATGAGGTACGTGAGCACGTTCTCGCTCTGGCGGATCGAGCACCGGAGCTTCTGGTGCTCGAACGTCGACTCCAGCGACGCCGTCTGCGTGGGCGAGCCCACGCAGACCAGCACGGGCCGCAGCCCGGCCGCGTACTGCGGCGTGTGGTACAGCGCGTTGGTCATCCACCAGCAGTACACCACGGCCGTCAGCAGGTGCCGCCCCAGGAGCCCCGCCTCGTCGATCACGACGATGTTGCTGCGGGTGAACGCGGGGAGCGCGCCGTGCGTGAACGCCGCCAGCCGCGTCAGGGTGCCCTCGCCCAGGCCCATGCTGCTCTCCAGCGCGGCCAGGGCGCGGAACTCGCTCCGGCCGTCCTCGGCCCCGCCCCCGGCCGCCACGGCGCGCCGGGTGATGTCGGCGATCACCTCCCAGTAGTACGTCAGGTCCCGCCGCTGCAGGTCCTCCAGCGACGCGGGGTTGCTGGCCAGGGCGTAGGGGTGCTGGCCCAGCTGCGCCTGCACGTGGTTTCCGCGGAAGCCGAACTCGTGGAAGATGGTGTTGATCGGCCGGCTCAGGAAGGCGCCCGAGAGCTTCACGTACATGTTCTGCGCCGCGATCCGCGTCGCCCCCGTCACCACGCAGTCCAGCACCTCGTTGAGCGTCTGCACGCACGTGCTCTTGCCCGAGCCGGCGTTTCCGGTGATGAGGTAGACCGCGAAGGGAAACTCCCGCAGAGGCAGGCCGGCCGGCGTCTCCAGCGCCGCCACGTCCCGGAACCACTGCGGCCGGGGCACCCGCGCGGGCTCCAGGCGGTGCCCCGCCAGCTCCCGGACGCGCTCGATGATTGGCTGGATCCCGTGCATGGACGTGAAGTTTAAGAAGGCCTCATCCCGAAACCGGGCCGAGGGCGCCCGCGGCTGCTCCGGGGGCGACGAGGCGCTCGCGGCTCCGGCGCTCCCGCCGACGGTGGTCATGGCCGAGCGGCACCCCCGCGGCTTCCGCCCCCCCGCGCGCCCGCGCGACCCCGGCCCGCGGCCGCTCGACGACGGCTGGGTGCAGGTCCACCCCGCCCCGACCACGATGTTGTTCCGCGAGGCCCTCCTCGGGGAGCTGGGCTACACCGAGGGCCAGGGCGTCTACAACGTCGTCCGGTCCAGCGAGGCCGTGACCCGCCAGCTGCAGGCCGCCGTCTTCGGCGCCCTGCTCAACGCCGCCGCGCACCGGGACCTGGAGTCGGACTGGCGCCGGCACGTGGCCGCCCGCCGGCTCGAGCCCGAGCGCCTGGTGCGCCGGTACGGCGGCGCCCCCGACGCCGACGTCGCCGCGGTGGCCGAGCGCGTGTTCGACACGTGGCGCGGCGCCCTCCGGGCCTCGCTGCTGGACTTCGCGCGCGGCCTGGCGGACTGCTTCGCGCAGGGCGGTCCCGGCGGCCCGGTGGGGTTCTCCAGATATATCGACTGGCTCATGTGCCTGGGCCTCGTGCCGGTGATGCGCCGGCCCCGCGAGGGGGAAGTGACGCAGCGCCTGGAGGCGTTCCTGGCGGGCCACGCCCTGCCCCGGGACCTGGCGACCGTGGGCGGGGCCGTGGAGCGCGCCGCCCCGACCCTGCGGGCGCTGGCGCGCGCCTTCGACTCGGCCCGCATCGCCGACTACGACCGCGTGTGCCTCTTCTACCACCCCCGCCGCGGCGAGTGGCGGGTCCGCGATCCCGTCGGCGGGCGCGGGGGCGACTGCGTGGTCCTCTGGCCGCCGCTCTGGGCCGGCGACCGGCTCCTCTTCGACTCGCCGATGCAGAGGCTGTCGCACGAGATCGTCGCCTGCCGCGCGCTCCGCGAGCACGCCCGCGTCTGCCGCGTCCGCAACGCCGCCTCCGTCAAGGTCCTGCTGGGCCGCAAGACCGACGGGGACCGCGGGCCCGCGGGGGCCGCCCGCGCCGTCAGCCGGGCCCTGGGCGAGGACGACGCCTCCAAGGCGGGCTCCGCCGCCTCGCGCCTCGTGCGGCTCATCATCAACATGAAGGGCATGCGCCACATCGGCGACATCAACGACACGGTCCGCGCCTACCTCGACGAGGCGGGGGGGCACCTCATGGACTCGGCGGCCGTCGACCCCGCCCTGCCCGGCTTCGGGCGGGCCGCGGGGGCGGGCCGCGCGCCGGGCGGGGCCGACCCCGCGGGCCCGCGCCAGCAGCAGCTCCGCCAGGCCTTCCAGACCTCGGTCGTCAACAACATCAACGGCATGCTGGAGGGCTACATCAACAACCTGTTCGGGACCATCGAGCGCCTGCGCGAGACGAACACGGACCTGGCGACGCAGCTGCGCGACCGGGACCTCGAGCTCCGGCGCGCCCGCCTGGGGGCGCTCGACCGCGAGCAGCGCGCGGCCGACGCGGGCCGCGCCCCGGGCGGCGCCGACGACGACCTCCGGACGGACTACGACATCATCGACGTCAGCAAGGCCATGGACGACGACACGTACGTCGCCAACAGCTTCCAGCACCAGTACGTCCCCGCCTACGCGCAGGACCTGGAGCGCCTCTCGCGCCTCTGGGAGCACGAGCTGCTGCGCTGCTTCAAGATCTCGCGCCACACCAACAACCAGGGCCGCGAGACGGCCATCTTCTACTCCAGCGGGGCCATCGCCCTGTTCGTGGCCCCGTACTTTGCGGACGTGCTGCGCGCGCCCCTCCCGGGCGCGCTCATCACCGGGCCCAGCGGCGTCCTGGGGGAGGAGGAGCTGTGGGAGGCGATCTTTAAGAAAACGCGCGTGCAGACTTACCTGACAGACCTGGCCGCCCTCTTCGTCGCCGACGTCCGCCACGCCGCGCGCCGCCGGCTCCCCGACCCCGAGGCCGCCGACCCCGACCGCCGCGGGCGCTCGCGCTCGCCCGTGGACGCCGGACGCCCCGGGGGTCGCGGGCCCGAAGACGCGTGGGGCGGCCGGGGTGACCATGGCCGCCTCGAGCTCCGGCGAGGAGGAGACGGCGGCCGCCGCCCTTAGGCGGGCGGTCGCGGGGGACCGCGACCTGGTCGGCGTGGCCGAGGCCATCAGCCACCAGGCGCTGCTGCGCATGGCCTGCGAGGTGCGGCAGACGGCGGGGCGCGACGTCCGGTTCACCGCGACGGGCGTGGCGCGGGTCGACGTCACGCCGGACCGCCGGCTGCGGTTCGTCCTGGACGGCGGCCCCGCCGACGCGCTCACCGCCTCCGAGGAGTACTTCGCGCGCTGCCGCGGCCAGGCCGCCCACCGGGGGTTCGCGTTCGCGGTCGTGTTGGCCAGGGAGGACCACGTGTACAGCCTGTGCGTCCCGCCGCTGGTGCTCCCGCACCGGCTCTCCGTCTTCCGCCCCGAGCGCCTCGAGGACTTCGAGCTCGCGTGCCTGCTCATGTACCTCGAGAACTGCCCCCGGCCCCACGCGACCGCCTCGGCCTTCGTGAAGATCTCGGCGTGGTTGGCCGCCGTGGGCCGCCGCACGTCGCCCTTCGACCGCGTGCGCTGCCTCCTCCTCCGCAGCTGCCAGTGGATGCTGAACACGCTCATGTTCATGGTCCACGTGGAGCCGTTCGACGACCACTACGTCCTGCCCCACTGGTGCATGGCCCGCTACCTCCTGGAGAACAGCCCGCCCCCGATCCTCACGGCGCTCTTTCGCGCCGCCCCCAGCCGGGTTTTCCGGCTGCCGGTCCGCCCCGACGCCAGCCTCGAGTGCGTGGCGTACAACCCCGACGGGGTCCTGTCGGGCGGCTGGGCGGCCGAGGACTTTCGCGCGGGCCTCGTGGCCTGGTGGTCGTCGGACGCCCCCAAGACCCAGACGGCCGCGCTCTTCTACCGCTTCGTCTGAATCGCCCGGTCTCCCCGAGATGTATAATAAACGCCTCGTTTCGCCGGTCCCCGTGTGCGGTCTCTGTCTGTTCGCTCGGGTGTGTGTGGTGGGTGGGTGTGGGAGGGGAGGGGGGGGAAGGGGAAGAATCGGCGGCCTCGACAGAAGAGACGGAGACTCCGGCGGTGGTTTCCGCTCGAGCGGTTTTTTATTTGTTACGCTTTACCCGACCCCCGCCCCGCGATCGCGGCCGCCCCGCTGGGGTCGAACAGGAACAGGAACCGCTCCTCGAAGGGATACGCGAAGCCGCCCTCGTCGCCCCACAGGCCCGCCAGGGCCCCGCGCAGCACCGCCTCCGCCTCGGCCAGCACGTCCCGCAGGTGGTGCGCGCAGTCGATGGGGGGGAGGACGAGGGGGCGGGGGTAGAGGTCGATCGGCACGGCGACCGACCCGCCGTCCGCGCCGCCGCACACGCGCACGACGCGGCGCGAGTGCCGCTCCGAGTCCAGCAGCGCCCCGCCGCGCAGCGCGGCGGCCGGGGGCGCGTCTCCGGGGTCGGACGGGCCCTCCGCGACCGCCCAGTATTCGGCGTCCAGGCGCCGCGCGAAGGCTTCCAGGACCAGCCCGTCGAGCGCCTCCTCCGCGGCGAGCCGGGCCTTCTCCGCGGCGCCGCCCTCCGCGGCCGCCGCGACCACCCCCCGCAGCGCGCGCCGCGTCGCCGCCGCCGCCGCGGCGTACGCGGGCCCGCGGAGCGGGAACCCCTCGAGCAGATCCGCGTCGGTGCGGGCGTTCCAGAACCACGCCCCCGTCTGGCTCCACAACACGGCGTGCGTGTAGGTCCCCTCCAGCTCCAGGGGCGGAGGGGCCTCCTCGGCCCCGAGGAGGCCCCCGCCCGCCAGGGCCTCGCCCGCGGCGGTCTCCAGCGCGGCGCGGGCGCGCTCGACCGCCGCCGGGCCCGCGGCGTCCAGGGGGTCCACGTTCAGCACGCCCCAGAGGGAGGCGCCCTCGTTCCCGCAGACCGCCAGGTCCGCGTCGCCGGCCGCCCTCTCGAGCCGCAGCCCGACGGCCGAGACGACGCCGTCGAGGATCCGCGCGAAGGCGGGGCACTCCTCGCGCGCCTCGGCCAGGGCCCGCGCCGCGACCGCGCGGGCCCAGGGGCGCCCGTCCTCGGCCAGCGCCCGCCAGCGCCGCGCCCCCCGCGCCAGGGGGTCCCGGGGGTCGGCGCCGGGACCGAGGCCGAGGCCGCCCAGGGCCGCGGCCAGCCGGGCCCCGAGCCCCGGGAAGCGGAAGCGCGCCAGGCAGACGGGCCCGATGACCGCGGGCGGGTCCAGCAGCCGCAGCCCCGGCGTCGCGGGCCGGCGCAGCGCCGGCGGGAGGCGGCCGGGCGCCGCCGCGGCGGCCGCCGACCAGAGCCGCGCGGGGGCGAGCGCGCGCGCCCCGGCCGCGGGCCAGGCCCCCGCCAGCTCGGCGTGGGCCGCCAGGGCCGCGGCGGGCACGGCGGCGGCGCCCGCCGGGACCTTCAGCGTCGGCCAGCCGGGGAACCCCAGAACGGCGAAGTGGTCGACGGCGCCCCCCCGGGGCTCGAACTCGGGCCCCAGGAAGGCGAAGATCGGGGCCAGGGCCCCCGGGGCCGCGTGGACCGTCAGGTGCCACTGGCGAAACAGGGCGACCAGCGCCGGGGCCGAAAACCCCTCGGCCGGGACCGCGAAGTACTCGTAGCCCCGGGGCACCAGGACGCGTGCCGTCACGGCCTGCGCGTGGCCCCGCGGCCGCAGCACCGCCTCGCGCACCTCGAACACGTCCCCGACCGCGCCCTCCTTCCGCACGGGCGGGAAGGTCAGCGTCGTGTATTCGCGCGCGAACCGCGCCGCCCCGGTGTCGATGCGCACCGTCAGCGACGCCGCCGACGCGCACTGGGGGGTGTCCTGGATCGCGGCGAGGCGGGCCCACGCCAGCCGCGCGCCCGGCCGCGCGGCGACGTGGGCCGCCAGGGCGAGGGGGTCCGTGGCGACCTTCGCGTCCACGCTCAGCGCGGCGCCGCGCGGCGCCGGCGCCCGGCCGCCGGGCGCGGCCTCGATCCGCGCCACCAGCCCGGTGCGGGGGTCCCGGCCGACGCGCGCGGGGGCGAAGAGGGGCGCGCGCCCCACCTCGCGCTCCAGGGCCGCCAGCGCGCTCGCGTACAGCGCGCGCCACAGGGCCGGGTCGTTGAGCGTCTCCAGCGGCGCGGCGGCGGGGGACGCCGCGGCCCGCGCAGCCGCCACCGCGCCGGCGGCCGAGATCTCGGAGGGCCCGTAGAAGGCCTGCAGCTCGCTCGACGCCACCGACACCTCGGCGAAGCGCGCCACCGCGTCCCCGCGCGCGTCGCGGCAGAGCAGGTACAGCAGGGCGTGCAGGCGGTCGCGGGTCCTCGGGGGCAGCCAGGCCGCGTACAGGGTGACCGCGCAGACGCTCTCCTCGGCCCACGCCAGCCCGTCCTCCTCGCCCATGGCGCCCCCGCGCGGTGCCGCGTCCGCTGTCGCCGCGCCGCCGCCCGTTTCGCTTTATAGCGTGCTGAAGTCCAGCGCGCCGTGCGTCGTGGGCCAGGCCTCCGCGGGCAGCTCCGACAGCGCCGCCTCGAGGACGAGGTCGGGGCCGGGCTGGGCGCCTCCCGTCGCGCGCGTGCGCAGGCACCGCCCCCACGCGGGCGCGCGCAGCCGGAAGCGCGCCTCCGCGAAGTCCCTCTTGTGCGCCATGAGCAGCGCGTAGAGCTGCCGGTGCGTGCGGCAGGCGCTGCGGTCGATGCGGTGCGCGTCCAGCAGGCCGATGATGGCGTCCTTGGTCAGGTTCTTGACGCGCCCCACCCCCGGGAAGGTCTGGGTGCTCTTCACCGTCTGCACCCCGAACAGCTCGGACCACAGGATCCTGAACAGCATCAGCGCGTGCTCCGCCTCGCCCACGGCCCCGCCGGGGGGGCGGCCGCTCAGGGCGTCCGTCACGCGCCGCACCGCCTCCTCCGAGAGCAGGCTCCCGTCGGTCACGTTGCAGTGCCCCACCTCGAACAACAGCTGCAGGTAGCGCTCGTAGTGGGGGCGCATGAGCGCGAGGACGTCGCGGGCGCTGAAGTTGCCCCCCGAGCCCCCCGCCGCCGCGTCCCAGCGCAGGCGCTGCGCCAGCCCGCCGCACAGCCGGAACAGCTCCCACACCGGGGCCACGTTGAGGGTCGGCTGCAGGGCGACCATCTCGATCTCGCCGGCCGGGCCCACGGTCGGGACGACGCCGGTCGCGTAGTGGTCGTACAGGCGCCGGAAGACGGCGCTGCTGTGCAGCGCCGTGGGCACGCGGAGGCAGGCCTCCAGCAGCACCAGGTGCGCGAAGCGCGTGCGGCCGACCGGGCCGCCGAGGCCGCGCATGAGCGCGACGATCTCCTCCGGGCCGACGTCGGGGCGCAGGTACTTCTCCACGAAGAACCCCACCTCCTCCGTGTCGGCGGCCCGGGCCTGCAGCGACACGCCGGGGTCGCCGCCGCGCAGCTCGCGGAGGGGCCGCTGGGCCCGGAGGGCGTCCAGGTGCGCGCCGCGCAGGAAGCGGCAGAAGTCGCGCGGGGACGGGGCGGCCTCGTGGCCCCAGAAGCGCGCGCGGACGCAGTTGAGCGTCAGCAGCGTGTGCAGGATGTTCAGGCTGTCTGCCAGGCAGGCCAGGGTGCACCGCTCGAAGTAGTGCTTGTATCGGAACCGGGCGTACACGCGCGAGCCCCGCGCCGCGGCCGCCTCGCCGCGCGCCGACGCGTCGCAGCGCCCCTTGAAGCGGCGGCACAGGAGGCCGGTGACCTCCGAGAACTGGGCGGGCCAGCGGCCGCGGGCGCCCACCACGTGGTTCAGGAGCATGGGCGTGAAGACCGGCTCCGAGCGCGCCCCCGCCCCGTCCATGTACACGAGCAGCTCCCCGCGGCGGAGCGTCCGCACCCGCCCCAGGGACTGGTACACCGACACCATGTCCGGCCCGTAGTTCATGGGCTTGACGTAGGCGAACATGCTGTCGAAGTGCACCGGGTCGAAGCTCAGGCCCACCGTGACGACGGTGGTGTAGATCACCACGCGGTACTCGCCCCACGTGGCCACGTCGCCGGGCGGCGTCAAGGAGTGCAGCAGCAGCACGCGGTCGGTGAAGCGCCGGCAGAAGCGCGCGGCGATCTCCGCGAACGAGACCGTCGAGGAGAACAGACACACGTTGTCCCCCGCGGCCAGGCGCGTCTCCAGCTCCCCGAAGAACGTCCCCGCCTCGGGGGGCCGCGCCTCCTGGGGGGCCGCGCCTCCCGGGCTGCACCCCGGAGGGGCGCGCTCCCCAGGAGGCGCGCCCCCCCCTTCGGTACGCAGCGCCTCCTGCAGGACCTCCGGGCCCAGCCGCTGGAGGAACAGGCAGCGGCGCTCCGAGAACCCGGGCGTGGCGTACTCCCCGACGACCACGTGAACGTTTCTTTCGCCCCGGAGCCCGCACAAAAAATCCACCAGCTGCGCGTTGGCGGTGGCGTCCATGGCGATGATCCGGGGACACGCGCGCAGCAGGCGCATCAGCAGCGCGTCCACGCGGCAGAGCTGCTGCATGGTCGGGGAGTAGAGCTGGGCCACGGTCGACATGACCTCGTCCAGCACCAGGACGTCGTAGTTGTTCAGGAGGTTGGGACCGACGCGGTGCAGGCTCTCGACCTGGACGATGAGGCGGTGGAAGGGGCGGTCGTCCATGATGTAATTGGTGGATGAGAAGTAGGTGACGAAGTCCTCGAGGCCTGACGCGGCAAAGCGCGCCGCCAGCGTCTGGGTAAAACTCCGCCGACAGGAGACGACGAGCACACTCGTGTCCGGGGAGTGGATCGCCTCCCTCAACCACCGCAGCAGGGCCGTGGTCTTTCCCGACCCCATCGGCGCGCGGACCACCGTCACGCACCGCGACGTCGGCGCGCCCGCGTCGGGAAACGAGACCGGCCCGCCGGCCTGCCGCTCGATCGTCACCCTCGGGTGCACCCGGGGGACCCACTCCGCCAGGTCGCCCCCGTACAGCATCCGCGCGAGCGACACGCTCGACGCGTACCTGGCGAGGTCCCCCTCCGCGATGGGCAGGTCGTCGAGTAGGGCCTCCGCCGCGCCCGCGGGCGGCGAGCCCGTCTCGCGCGCGGCGTGGTGGGCCTGGTGTGTCCAGGTGGGGGCGTTCGTCGTCTCGGTGCTCTGCCTCCTGGGGCTGCTCATCGCCGCTCACTTCTTCCGGGCGGCCTTTCCCTGCTTCTACGCGTCCGCGGCCTCTTATGGCTCCGCCAACGACACGGCCGAGGTGCGCGGGGGCGTGGCCGCCCCCCCGCGCCTGGACGCCCAGAGCCTCGTGGGCGTCTACGCCGTGACGGCGACGCTGTTGCTGGCGACGGCCGCCTACGCCGTCGCGGGCGCAACGACGGCGCGCTACCGCCGCCGGCAGAACGCCGCCGAGCTCGACGCCGCGACCCGCATGGTGGTCACGCACGCGACGCTGCTGGGGGGCAACGCCTGCCTCTGGCTGCTGCAGGTCACCGTCCTGCTGCTGGCGCATCGCGTCAGCGCCCTGGCCCACACCGTGTACGTGCTGCACTTCGCGTGCCTGACGTACTTCGCCGCCCACTTCTGCACCCGGGGGGTGCTGAGCGGGACCTACCTGCGCCAGGTGCACGGCCTGGCGGACGTGGCCCCGGCCCACCACCGCGTCGTGGGGCCCGTGCGGGCCGTGATGACAAACGCGCTACTTTTCGGCGCCCTACTGTGCACCGCCACGGCGGCCGTGTCCGTGGCTACGATCGCCGCCCTCAACTTCCCGCTGTCCGCCCCCGGCGTTCTGGTGTGCCTGACGACCACGTTCGCCGCGCTCGTCGTCCTCCTGCTGGCGCTGGTCGAGGGGCTGCTGTCGCACTACGTGCGGGTGCTGCTGGGGCCCCACGTCGGCGCCATCGCGGCCGCCGGCATCGTCGGCGTGGCAGCGGAGCGCTACTACACCCAAGGCTACTACGTGGCGGAGGCGCAGTGGCCGGGCGCCCAGACGGGCGTCCGCGTGGCCCTCGCCCTCGTGGCCCTGTTCGCCTTGGCCATGGCCGTGGTCCGCTGCGTGCGCGCCTACCTCTACCACCGCGAGCACCGCACCAAGTTCTTCCGCCACGTGCGCGACACCAAACACCGCGCGCGATCGGCGATCCGGCGCGTGCGCGGCTCCATGCGCGCCGCGCGGGGCGGAGACCCCGGCCCCGCCCGCCCCGGCGCCCCCCTCGAGCCCGTCTACGCCGAGATTAAGTACGCCGGGGAGTCGGACGTCGGCCGAGACGACGACGACTCGGAGTACACCGAGGGGGAGCCCATCTACGACGAGGTGGCCAGCGACGTGGAGGAGGTCACGTACGCCCGCATCCAACACCGCCCCCGGGTGGTCGAGGAGCCCATCTACGAGACCGTGGGCGAGTGGTGACTCGTGCCCGTCGATTAATAAAAACCAAACGGCGTTTTGACACGATACGAGTTTCTGTGTTATCTGGGGGAGGGGGAGGGGGAGCGGGAGGGGGAGGGGGAGGGGGAGCGGGAGCGGGAGGGGGAGCGGGAGGGGGAGCGGGAGGGGGAGCGGGAGGGGGAGCGGGAGCGGGAGGGGGAGCGGGAGCGGGAGGGGGAGCGGGAGCGTTGCTCCCAAGGCCTCCCGGGGAAATACCACACACACCGCCCCTCGCCCTCCCCAGAGGCGTCTCGATGTCCTCCTTCCCCCACCCGCAACAGATACACAAACCACCGAACTCGAGTTGCCGGTCTGCTTTATTTGTTATCGGACGACGGGGGGTGTGGGGTAGTGGATGTGGTCCGGGTGCCGGCCGCTGCGGCTCCAGTGGCGGTCGCCCCTCGAGGGGGGCCCCCTGGGATGCGGGGGTTGTTGGGCCGGGGGCTGCGTCACCACCCGCAGCTCCGGGGAGATGTAGAAGTTGCCGCCGGCGTCCGACTCGAGCTCCACGGCGTCGAACTCGTTGGCCGTCAGGGACACGGTCTCCCCCCGGTCGGTCACGAGGACGTTCCGCCTGCAGCAGCAGGGTCCGACGCGGGAGCCCGCGAGGCCCATAGCCGGGCGAGCGTCTCGTCGAAGGCCAGGCGGCTGTTGCGGCGGATCAGGTCGTATATCGCGGCGTCGACGCGCACCGGGGTGATGATCAGGGCCACGGGCACGGCCTGGTCGGGCAGGATGGACGCCCCGGCGGCGGCGCGCACCGCGGCCGGCGCGGAGGCGGGGGCGTCCTCCAGGCGCAGGCTCAGCCCCTCCTCGTCGGGCGTGCGGTGCCGCCCGATGAAGGTCACCAGGTGCGGGTGCAGGGGGCACTCCGGAAAGTGGCTCGCGAGGACGTACGCCTGCACCAGGATCTGCTTGAAGTTGGGGTGGCGGGGGTTGGCGAAGATGGGCTCGCGGTGCACCAGGGCGCCCGAGCTCCAGGCGAGCGGGGAGACGGTGCGCCGCTCCGGGTCGGGGTCTCCGAACAGCAGCACGTCCGACTCGACGCCGCTATTTAAGCTCACCAGGGCCCGGTCGAGGGCCGAGCACCGCCTCTTTTCGTCGCCGGCCCGCGCGTCCGCCCAGACCGCGTGGTCGCTCACGAGCGCCTCCTCGGGCCCGGGAACCCGCCCCGGCGCGAAGTAGCGCACGCCGGGGCGGGCTATCGAGCGGAGGAAGGCCCGGAAGTCCGCCGGAGACCGCCGCGCCACCAGCCGCCGGTGGGCGGCCACCACGGGGTCGCCGGCGTCCGCGGGGTCGAACGCGTACTTGGCGCGGCACTTCACCTCGTAGAACCTCAGGGGCGTGCCGGGGGCGGGGTTCAGGCAGCCGTGGCGGTCGCGGGGGCACACGAGGATGTCCAGGGACGCGCCCACCATGCCCGTGTGCGCGTCCACGAGGACCCCGCACGCGTGCACGCTCGCCGCGGGCGCGTCGCCGGGCTCGCAGAAGACGAAGCGCCGCCCCGCGTCGTCCCCCTCGGCGTCGCGGTCGTCGGCGCGCCCGACGCAGTACCGAAACAGCAGCGCGCGGGCGGCCGGCTCGTTCGTCCGCCCGAACATCACCGCCGACGACTGAAAGTCCAGCCGCGGGTCGTCGTTGTTCTTCAGCCACCGGGGCGAGAAGCACGGCCCCCGGGGCCCCCACTTGAGCGTCGAGGCCGTCGTCAGCCCCCGCCGCAGCAGGCCCCACAGCTGGCTCTCCGCCTGGTTCTGGGTCGCCGCCTCGAAGAACGCCATCAGGGGCCGGGGGTCGGCGGCGGCCGCGCGCCGCGAGAGGCGGAGGAGGTGTCCGCCGATACCGCGATCGACCATCCCAGCCTCCTCGAGGGCCGTCGCCAGCGAGAAGAGATAGCCCAGGCGGGCCCGGAGGGGCTCTACGTCCAGGGGTCGCCGGACGCCCCGCAGCAGCCCGCAGAGGTGGCGCTCGAACGTCTCCGCCAGCACGTGGGGCGGCAGCGCGTCCGGGATCGCGACCGCGGACCACCCGGGCTCTGGCGTCGAGCCCGCGTCGGCGTCCGCGCCGCCGACGTCCTGGGCCGGGGGGACGTAGTTCGCCAACAGGCTCTGGGAGCCGGGCTCGGGATCAGACTCGGGCTCGGGCTCCCCCGCCGGGGCCGCGAGGCCGTGGGTGCCCCGCGGCGAGAGGGGCAGGTCGGGGGTCGGGGGGGTCTCCGGGCGTCCGGGGGACGGGGGGGTGGCGGGGCGATAGACGGCGGCGAGGGGCAGGCTGTCGGGCCGGGGCCGCTTCGGAGGCCGGGCGGACTCGTCGACCCCGCGGCCCGGCTCCGCCCCCTCGTTCCCGGCGGGGGCCGGGGGCCGCTTGTGCTCAGCGCGGGACGACGGCGGACCGGCGGGGGTCGTCGTCTGCATCACACTTGCAGCTGGGCGTGGCGCGCGGACGGGTTGGCGTGACACAGGCGGGACACCAGGATCAGGAGCGGCCTCAGCTCGCGTGGCACGGTCACAGACGCCAGCAGCGCCTCGTGGGTGCGCTGGTAGTTCTTATACTGTCCGGCGAAGTGGCGCTGGAGGGCGGGGCTGCGTAGGCGGCGGCGGATCCACGCGGGCGCGTCGCAGGGCGGGCCGTGGGCGTTGGTCTCGGCCGAGTTCACGAAGAGGGCGGGGTGGAGCACGCACCGGTACGCCAGGACGGCCAGGGCGAAGTCGGGCGACAGCCGGTTGTCGAAGTACTGGAAGCCCGGAAACCTGGAGATCGGGATCCCCAGGCCCGGGGTCACGTACGCGCTGACGATCACCTCCAGCAGGACCTGCCCCAGCGCGTAGAGGTCCACGGCCAGGCCGCAGTCGTGGCCCAGGGGCCGACCCGCGAACTCGGCGCGCTCGTTGTTCAGGTACTTGATGAGCAGCTCGGGGGGCTGGTTGTACCCGTGGCCCACCAGGGTGTGGAAGTTGGCGGTGGTCAGGACCGAGGGCATGTCCAGCGCCCCGGGTCCCCGGGGCGGCGGCTGCGCGAAACAGAACTGCCCGCGGGAGATGACGGAGTTGGAGTTCAGGGTCACGAGGCTGAAGTCGGCGAGGACGGCCCGCCGCAGCGAGACGGCGTCCGCGTTCAGCGCCACCAGGATGTTGGCGCACTTGATGTCCAGGTGGCTGATGCCGCACGTGGTGTTCAGGAAGCTCACGGCCCGGGCCATCTCGGCGAAGCGGGCGCCGAGGGCCGGGATCACCAGGGGGTGGTCGGCGCGCGGGCCCGCCAGCTGGCCGATGTAGCGCGCCAGGTCCATGTCGTAGGCCGGAAAGACGATCTGTTGCTGCTGCAGCGAGAAGCCCAGGAGCACGATCAGGCCGCGGACGTTCAGGGCGGCCCCGGCGCGGAGGGCGCAGTCGCCCACGAGCAGGGTGGCCGCGAGCTCGGCGGTGTACCACTCCCGGTCCCGGATGGTCTTGACGGCCAGCTTGTGTTCGCGGATCAGCTCCACCTCGCCGTAGCCCCCGGACCCGCCGAAGCTCCGGGCCCCGGGGACCTCGAGGGTGGTGTAGTGCAGGGCCGGGTTGACCTGGAACACCGGGCTGCAGAGCCGGTGGACCCCCACCAGGGACAGGACGTACGCGGGGGGGCGGGGGGCGGCGGTCATCGGCCCGCCCGCGGGCCGCAGGGGCGGGCGGCCCAGCCCGGTGGGCGAGAGGGCGGGCCCGGAGGGGGAGCGAGGGTGGGCCGACCGGCTCAGTCGCCACCGCGAGAACCCGACCCGCAGTCGCTCTCGGAAGCTGGGTCGGTGGGTCCGGGGCGACCCGGGCCGGGGGGAGCGGGCGCCCCGCCTCCCGGAAGACCGCCGGCCACCGGACCGGATGTGGGACGCGAGCCAGGCCCGGAGAGATCCCCGGGGCGTACCGCGGGGGCTGACCCGAGCTGCCACATGATCAGCAGGTCGCTGTCCTCGGCGCTCATCCATCCGTCCGCCGCCGGGTCGTCGTCCCCAGAGAGCAGGCAGGCGTTCGCGGCGGCCTCCTCGAGCTGCTCCTCCTGATCGGCGAGGCGGTCCTCGGCCTCGTCCAGGCGCTCGCCGAACGCGGGGTCCAGGTACCGCCGGTGTGCGATCAGCAGGTCGCGTCGCTCCGCTTGCTCATCCACGCGGATTTTGACGCACGCCGCGTGTTGTCGCAGCACCTCTAGGCGGGCGCGGGACTTTAGCCGCGCCTCCAATTCCCGGTGGGCCGCCTTGGCCGCCATAAAGGCACCGACGAAGCGGGGGTCCTGGGTCCCGACGCCCTCCCTGTGCAGCCGCAGCGTCTCCTCCCGGTACACCTCGGCCCGCAGGTGCGTCTCGGCCAGGCGCCGGCGCAGCGCCGCGCGACCCGGACCGCGGTCCATCCCGGCGGCGGGCGGCGAGAGCGCGCGTGCGAGCGAGGGAGAAGGGGGGTGCGCGCGCTCGGGCCGCCGATCGACTCCCGGCGGCGGGCGGTCGCCCCGATCCCGGCCGCGGCGATGTTCGGCCGGCAGCTGGCGGACGACGTGCGCGCGTTCTTCGAGGGCCTCGAGAAACAGAGGCAGCAGCGGGTGGGGGCGGCCGACGCGCCGGCCGGACTGGCCGCCGGAGACGCGCTCCGCGTGCCCTTCCTCGACTTCGCGACCGCCACGCCGCGGAGACACCAGACCGTCGTCCCGGGGGTCGGGACGCTCCACGACTGCTGCGAACACGCCCCGCTCTTCTCGGCCGTGGCGCGGCGCCTGATGTTTAATAGCCTGGTCCCGCCCCAGCTGAGGGGGCGGGACTTCGGGGGCGACCGCGCGACCAAGCTCGAGTTCCTGGCCCCCGAGCTGGTCCGCGCCGTGTCGCGCCTGCGGTTCGCGGCGTGCGCCCCCGGGGACGTCGTGCCCCAGCGCAACGCGTACTACAGCGTGCTCAACACCTTCCGGGCGCTCCACCGCTCCGAGGCCTTCCAGCAGCTGGTCCACTTCGTCCGCGACTTCGCGCGGCTCCTCCGCACGTCCTTCCGGGCCTCGAGCCTCTCCGAGGAGGACGCCGGGCCGCTGAAGAAGCGCGCCAAGGTCGACGTCGCCACGCACGGGCGCTCCCACGGCACGCTGGAGCCGTTCCAGAAGATGATCCTCATGCACGCCACGTACTTCCTCGCCGCGGTGCTGCTCGGGGACCACGCCGAGCAGGTGAACACGTTCCTCCGCCTCGTGTTCGAGATCCCGCTGTTCAGCGACGCGGCCGTGCGTCACTTCCGGCAGCGCGCCACCGTCTTCCTGGTGCCCCGTCGCCACGGCAAGACGTGGTTCATCGTGCCGCTCATCGCGCTGTCGCTCGCGTCCTTCCGGGGCATCAAGATCGGCTACACCGCCCACATCCGCAAGGCCACCGAGCCCGTGTTCGACGAGATCGACGCCTGCCTGCAGGGCTGGTTCGGCTCGTCCCGGGTCGACCACGTCAAGGGAGAGACCATCTCGTTCTCCTTCCCCGACGGGTCCCGCAGCACCATCGTGTTCGCCTCCAGCCACAACACCAACGTGAGTCACCCCAGCCCCCACCCCCACCCCATTTTCTTTTTTTTTTGACGGCCTCGCCGAAAACACACAACACGCGCATGCCAACCGCTACGAACGTGTTTATTGGGACGGGGGAGGGCGTGGATTAAGAAAAGGAGGGCGCAGCAGGGGGTGGGGGTCGCTACTCCCGCGCCACCGCACGGGCGATCGTCGGGCAGCTGGTGGCAAAGAGACGGCTCGCGTACGACGAGAGCGCGCAGAGGCGCCACCCGGCGGCCTCGGGCCGGATCCGCTCCGCGCCCCGCTGCCCCCCGACCACCTCGTGCAGGTGGGCCGCGATGCGCGGCCCGCGGGCGGAGCCCAGCAACACCACGGCGTCGACGGGGCGCGCGAACAGCAGCTGCCGGAGGCTGCCGTCGCCCTCGATGGCCAGGACGCGCTGGGCCATCTTGGCCCACATGCACGGGGTGACGCAGGGACACGCCTCGGCGACGGCGGCCGAGTCCCACAGGGCGTTGACCGAGTCCGCGTGGGGCCGCGGGACGCACGTCTCGCAGCCCCCGGGGTGGTTGGTCAGCCGGGCCAGGAGCCACCCCAGGTGGCGCGCGCGGCTGCCGGGGGGGCACAGCTCGCCCAGCGCCTCGTCCATGGCCCAGCAGTAGATCTGGCCGCTGGGAAAGTGCCACCAGGCGCCGGGGCCCAGGGCGCAGCACGCCGAGGGGTCCCGGGGGACCTCCGCGGGCACCAGGTAGGGCCCCGCGAGCTCGAACGCCAGCGGCGTCGTCTCCACGCGCTCGGCGCCGGGGTCGGGGCTCTCCTCCGGGGGCGCCGCGGGCTTGAGGCGCGTGAAGGTCAGGGCGCGGAGCGCGGGGGCCAGGGGGTGGTTCACGCTGCGCACGTGCGCCGTCGCGCAGTAGCGGCGCTCGCGGTTGAACAGGAAGATGGCGAAGAAGGCGCCGGGCGGCAGGCGCAGGGCGCGGGGGCGCGTCAGGTACAGGAAGACCTCGCAGAAGAGCGCCCGCCGGGGGTCGGGCGGGGGCACCGCCACCCGACACAGCGCCCCCGTCAGGGCCGTCACGCAGAGGAAGATCTTGATCCGCTCGTCCCCGCGGACGAGCCTCCACACGAAGACGGAGTTGGCGACGGACGCCACGGCGTCCGCGTCGGCGTCGACCTCCGCGATGCGCGCCGCCCCGCCGCCGTCGGGGCCCTCGGGCCCCACCGGGGGGCAGGGCGGCGCCGGGCGCCGCCCGGGGGCGCGTTCGGTCATGGGGGGCCGGGGGGCGCGCTCAGCGCGCGGCCCCGCGACCCGAGGGCACCTCCCGGCAGAATCGCCGGACGAGCGCGCGGGACGCGGGCTCCCCGAGGGTCAGGTAGGCCGCGACGTTGGCGGCGAACGCGAAGCCGCCGGGGAAGACCACGAGGGCGTGCAGCCGGCGGTTGAACCCCAGGCAGAGGTAGGCGTAGCTCTCCCCCGGCAGGTACCGCTCGCAGACCCTGCGGGCGGCATTGGGCGGCTGGGCGTCCAGAAAGCGGCATTTACTCTGCTCCCGATTGACGTCACCGTCGAAGACCACGGCGATTGGGCGGTCCGTCGTGCGCACGGTCGTCCCGCCGGTGCTGTAGTAGTCGAAAGCGTAGTGGCCGTCGGCGTCGGAGAAGCGCGCCGGGAGGTCGTCGCCCGGCGGCACGAACCGGCGCCCGCGGAAGGCCCGCTCGCCCAGGAACGACAGGACGGCCGCCGCGTACGCCGTGCGGAAGAAGGCGTCGGCCGGGGCCTCCTCGATCGCGCGCATGACGTTCTCGAGCAGGACCGGCAGGCGCCGCGTGACCTCCCCGATCCACGCGCTCTGGTCCGGGTCGAACTCGTACCGCACGCGCTGGGTGATGCGGGGGGCCCCCTGGAGGGCCGCGCGGATGGCGCCGCCCAGGGCCCGGAGGCACTCGGTCTGGGCGCGCGCGACGAAGGCGACCTCGGCCGCGGCGTCGAACGGCGCGAGGACGGGACGCGCGCCGCGCAGGGGCGCCTCCAGCGCCGGGAAGCGCCGCAGGAGCTCGGCCTGCAGGGCCGGGGACAGCCGCCGGGGGCACAGCACGTCCTCGGCGGCGCAGGCCTCCGTCAGGGCCTCGGCGAGCTCGCCGGAGAGCCGCGGCGCCCCCGCCCCGCGGCCGCCCCACGCCACCGAGTTCTCGTAGGAGACCACGACGAAGCGCCCCTTGGTCGCGTAGTGGTGCCGCGGGACCAGCGAGACCGAGCGCCGGCTCCACAGCCAGCCGGGGCGGTCCCCCCCGGCCAGCGCCTCCCACCCGCGGTCCAGCCACTCCACGAGCGAGCGCGGGCGCTCGCTCCCCGGGGCCAGCGTCAGGACGTCGCCCAGGACCTCGCCCCCGGGGCGCGGCAGGTCCGCCACGGAGGCGGGGCCGAACCGCCCGCCCCCCGGGGGCTCCAGGCCCGCGAGCACCGCCTCGGCGTCGTCGCGGCCGCGCCCCGCGGCCCCCGCCCCGGCGGCCGCCTGGTGCGCCAGGGCGCCCTGGCGGAGCCCGGACGCCACGGCCGGGGCGGCGCGCCGGGGCGCGCCCGCGCGGACCGGGTGCCGGCGGGCCACGTCGCGCACGGCCCTCTGCACCAGCGCGAGGATCTCCTCGTCCTCGCGCGTGATCGAGACGTCCTCGCGGTCCGCCGCGTCCGCCCCCGGGGCCGCGAGCTGCGCCTCGGGGGAGATGGGGGCGTCGTCGCCCGCCGCGAGCTCGGCGGGGGCGCCCGCGGCGGCGCCGGGCCCGCCCCCGCCGAGCCCCGCCGCCAGGTGCGCCGCGGCCTCGGCCGCCGCCGCGGGCGCCGCCGCGCCCAGGCGCCACACGTACCGGCAGAAGTGGCGGCACAGCCGCGCCAGGCGCGGGCCGTCGGCGGCGTAGCGCGTCGTCGGCGGCACGAGCTCGCCGTAGCTGAAGAGCAGCACGCGCGCGCAGCCGGCCGCGGGCCCCCAGCTCACGCGCAGGGCGGCCGTCGCGTAGGGGTCGTAGGCGCCGCGGGCGTCGCAGGCGACGGGGAGCGAGACGAACAGGCCCCCGGGGCCGGGCTCGCGCGGGAGGAGGCCGGGCCGCCCCGGGACCGCGGGCGCCAGCACCTCCCCCAGCGCGTCCCGCGGCATGTACGCGGCGAACGCCGACACCCAGGGGCCGCACTCGCCGGTCGCGTGCGCGCGGGTCTGGGTCTCCACGCGGAAGCCGGCCGCGGGCGGAGGGGGGTCATTCGGGAACCGGGCGCCCCCCGCCGCCAGGGCGGCCAGCGGCACCCCGGAAGCGGTCAGGCAGGCGTCCGAGACGATCAGGTGGATCAGCGAGCCCGGGCGCCCGGGCTCGCGCCGCACGTCGTAGTTGACCTCGTTGGCCAGGTGCGCGTTCATGGTGTCGCGTCCGGGTGGCGCTCGCGGGGCGGCCGGGCGCGCGTGTGGTCGGCCGCCGGGGGCGGCGGGCCCTTTTGTGCGCCCCGCCGCGCCCCGGTCGCTCACCCTCCGCGTCCTTTTTTTTTCCTCCGTTTCCCTTCCCCCCCCCTCCTCCCGCAGGGCATCCGGGGCCAGGACTTTAACCTGCTCTTCGTCGACGAGGCCAACTTCATCCGCCCCGACGCCGTGCAGACCATCATGGGCTTCCTGAACCAGGCCAACTGCAAGATCATCTTCGTGTCCTCCACCAACACCGGCAAGGCCAGCACCAGCTTCCTGTACAACCTCCGCGGCGCCGCCGACGAGCTCCTCAACGTGGTCACCTACATCTGCGACGACCACATGCCGCGGGTCGTGACGCACACCAACGCCACGGCCTGCTCCTGCTACATCCTCAACAAGCCCGTGTTCATCACCATGGACGGCGCCCTGCGCCGCACGGCCGACCTCTTCCTGGCCGACTCCTTCATGCAGGAGATCATCGGGGGCCAGAGCCGCGAGGCGGACGCCGACCGGCCCGTCCTCACCAAGCCCGCCGGGGAGCGCTTCCTGCTCTACCGCCCCTCGACCACCACGAACGGCGGCCTCATGGCCCCCGAGCTCTACGTGTACGTGGACCCCGCCTTCACCGCCAACACGCGCGCCTCGGGCACCGGGATCGCGGCCGTGGGCCGCTACCGCGACGACTTCATCGTCTTCGCCCTGGAGCACTTCTTCCTGCGGGCCCTCACGGGCTCGGCCGCCGAGGACATCGCGCGCTGCGCCGCGCACAGCCTGACGCAGGTCCTGGCCCTCCACCCCGGGGTGTTCCGCAGCGTCCGCGTGGCGGTGGAGGGCAACAGCAGCCAGGACTCGGCCGTCGCCATCGCCGCCCACCTCCACGCCGAGCTGCGCCGCCTCCTGGCCTCGGGGGGCGCGGGGGTCGCGGCCCCCGAGCTCCTCTTCTACCACTGCGAGCCCCCGGGGGGCGCGGTGCTCTACCCCTTCTTCCTCCTCAACAAGCAGAAGACGCCCGCCTTCGAGCACTTCATCAAAAAGTTTAACTCGGGGGGCGTCATGGCCTCGCAGGAGGTCGTCTCGGTCACCATGCGCCTCCAGACGGACCCGGTCGAGTACCTGACGGCGCAGCTCGACAACCTCACCGAGACCCTCTCCCCGAACTCGGACGCACGCAGCTACTCCGGCAAACGCAACGGCGCCTCGGACGACCTCATGGTCGCCGTCATCATGGCCGTCTACCTGGCGGCCACCCCCCACGCGCACCACGCGTTCGCCCCCCTCACGCGCACCACCCCCTGAATAAACGCGGCGGGGAGGCGGCACCTCCCCGCCGGCACCGTCCACCCGCCTCGAGACCGTCTCTGGGGACCCGGGGCGGTGGGGGAAGGGAGAAAGAAGAGAAAGAGAAGGGGCGCGGGCGCGCGGAGAAACGACACGGAGATGCGGGCGTGGGTTTGGACCGGCGACGCCCCGCGCCCTCGGCGGGGCGCGGGACGCGCGCTTTATTAAACGTTAACCGGCGCGGGGCGTCAGCGGTATCGGATGACCGGGGCCAGGTCCCCCGACCGCACGACCGTGGGGCCGTCGAACGTGCACACCCGGGCCACGGGCGCCAGGGCCAGCGCGTCGCCCAGCTGCGCGGCGTGCGCGAGCCAGGCGACGAGCGCCTCGTACACGGGCAGGCGCCGCTCGCCGTCCTGCGGCGGCCCGGGCGCCTCGGGGTGGATCAGCTGCGCCGCCTCCCGCGTCGCGCTCTGCATCTGCAGCAGCGTGTTCACGTAGCCGTCCTGCGCGCTCAGGGCGAAGAGCCGGGGGATCAGCGACAGCACGACCGCGGTGCCCTCGGTGATGGAGTACGCGGCGTTGAGGATCAGCGTCCGCACCTCGGCGTTCACGGGCGCCAGCTGCTCCACGTTCGCCACGAGCGGGAGGCGCGCCCCGTTGTAGTAGACCGCGTTGAGTTCGGCGAGCTCCCGGGGGGCGCGGGGGTCGGGGTTGAGGGCGCGGATGCCGCGCGCCACCAGCCGCGCCACGATCTCGCGCGCGAGCGCCGCGGGGAGCGTCACCGGGAACCGCAGCGTGAGGTCCAGGGACTCGAGGCGCAGGTCGGTGGACGGGCCCTCGAAAACGGGGGGCACCAGGCTGACGGGGTCTCCGTTGCAGAGGTCGACCGGGGCGGTGTTGCGCAGGCTCGCGGTGCCCGCGTGCGTCAGCCCCAGGTCCAGGGGGTAGGCCACCAGGCGCGTGGGCAGCGCCCGCGCGATCACCGCGGGGAAGCGCCTCCGGTACGCCAGGAGCAGCCCCAGGGTGTCGGGGGCCTGCCCCCCCGCGACGAAGGACTCGTGGGCCACGTCGGCCAGCGCCAGCTGCCGCCGAATCGTCGGCAGAAACACCACCCGGCCCTCGCAGCGCTGCAGCGCCGCGGCGTCGGCGCGCGAGATCCCCGAGGGGATCGCGATCTCGGACTCGAACCCGTCCGTCAGCATGGCGGCGGGGCGGGGATGCGGGAGGGAGTGGGGAAGCGGGTGGGGGGTGAGCGAGGGACCCCGACGGCGACGACCGAAGCGCGCGTCGGACCGGGCGTCGCGGGGGCCTGCGCGAGCGGGGCCTCTCTGGCGCCGCGCGCGCGGCGCCGGGCCTTTTATGCGGGAGCGGCGACCCCCTCTACCCCCGCGCGTCTGCGCCCCGCCCCGCTACAGCGCCAGCCCCCGCAGCGGGGAGGCGTCGTGGATGAGGTACTGCATGAAGTGCGTCTCGGGGCCGTGGGCCTGGGCGTCGCCGTCGCGGTACTTGCGCAGCAGGGCGGGGTCGCTGGCGCAGGCGGGGGGGTAGGCCTCCTGGAACAGCCCGCAGGGGTCCTCGACGAGCTCGCGGCACCCGGGCGGGCGCTTGAACTGCACGTCGCTGGTGGCCGTCGCCGTCGACACCGCCGAGCCCGTCTCCGTGATGAGGCGCTCCAGGCAGCGGTGGCGGGCGGCGATGTCGGCGGCGGTGAAGAACTTGAAGCAGGGGCTCAGGACGGGCGAGGCCCCGTTGAGGCGGTAGGCGCCGTTGTACAGCAGGTCCCCGTACGAGAAGCGCTGGGAGGCCCACGGGTTGGCCGTGGCGGCGCACCCCTGCGCCGGGTCGCCCTGGGAGTGGTCGTACATGAGCGCGGTCGCGTCGCCCTCGCGGTCGCCCGCGTACGCGCCCCCGGCCGCGCGCCCCCGCGGGTTGCAGGGGCGGCGGAAGTAGTCCAGGCTCGCCGAGACGGGCGTGGCCACGAACTCGCACACGGCGTCCTGGCCGTGGTCCATGCCCGCGGCCCGGGGCACCTGGGCGCAGCCGAAGACCGGCAGGGGCTGGACCGGGCCCAGCCGGCTGCCCGCGACGACGGCGTTGCGGAGGAAGACCGCGGCCGCGTTGTCGAGCAGCGGCGGGGCCCCGCGGCCCAGGTAGAAGTTCTGCGGCAGGTTCCCCATGTCCGTCACGGGGGTGCGCACGGCGGCCGTGGCCACGGCCGCCGTGTACCCCACGCCCAGGTCCACGTTCCCGCGCGGCTGCGTGAGCGTGAAGTTCACGCCCCCGCCCGTCTCGTGGCGGGCGACCTGGAGCTGGCCCAGGAAGTAGGCCTCCGAGGCCCGCTCCGAGAAGAGCACGTTCTCCGTCACGAAGCGGTCCTGGCGCACCACGGTGAAGCCGACCCCGGGGTGCAGGCCCGTCCGCAGCTGGTGGTACAGCGCCACGGGGCTCAGCTTGAAGTAGCTCGCCATGAGCGCGTACGTGAGCGTGTTCTCGCCGGCGGGGCTCTCGCGCACGTACTGCACCACGGGCTGGCGGATGGAGGAGAAGTGGTTGGCGCCGAGGGCCGGGGGGACGAGGGGCACGGTCCGCGCCAGCTCCCGCAGCCCCGCGGGGAAGCCGGGCGCGTTCATCACGTGGTCGGCGCCGGCGAACAGCGCGTGGACCGGCAGCACGTAGAAGTACTCCCCGAGCTCGACCGTCTGGTCCAGGTGCTGGGGGGCCATGAGCAGCACGCCGGCGTGGAGCGCCCCGTCGAACAGGCGCATGTTCGCCGTCGAGGCCGTGTTGGCGCCCGCGTCCGGCGCCGCGGCGCACAGGAGCGCCGTGGTGCGCTCGGCGGCGTTGTGGGCCAGGACCTGCAGCGTCAGCAGCGCCGGGCCGTCCGCGACGACGCGGCCGTTGTGCAGCATGGCGTTGAGCGTGTTGGCCACCAGCTGCGCGGGGTGCAGCGGGTGGGCCGTGTCCGTCGCCGGGTCCGTGGGGCACTCCTCGCCGGGCGCGATGTCGGGCACGATCACGTTCTGCAGCGTGGCGTACACGCGGTCGAAGCGCACCCCCGCGGTGCAGCAGCGGCCGCGCGAGAAGGCGGGCACCATCACGTAGTAGTAGATCTTGTGGTGCACGGTCCAATCCGCGGGCCGGTGCGGGCGGTCGTTCGCCGCGTCGGCGGCGCGCGCCTGCGTGTTGTGCAGCAGCCGGCCGTCGTGGCGGTGGAAGTCCGCCGTGCCGAGGTTGCAGGCCGCCACGTACACGGGGTCGTGCCCGCCCGCGTTCACCCGGCAGTCCCGGTGCTCGTCGAGCTCCGCGCGGCGCATGAGGCCGTCGCAGTCCCACATCAGCGGGGGCAGCAGCGCCGCGTCCCACATCAGGTGGTTGAGCTCGGGCTGCGCCTGGCCGCCGAGCTCGGGCCCCGGGAGCGTGAAGTCGCCCACCAGCTGCGCGAGCGCCTCCACGTGGGCCACGAGGTCCCGGTACACCGCCATGCACTCCTCGGGGATCTCGCCGCCGAGGTAGGTGTGGATGAAGGACACCAGCGAGTAGTCGTTGACGAACGCGGCGCAGCGGGTGTTGTTCCAGTAGCTGACGATGCACTGCGTGACGAGGCGCGCCAGGGCGCAGAACACGTGCTCGCTCCCGTGGATCGCCGCCTGGAGCAGGTAGAACACCACGGGGTACCCGCGGTCCTCGAACGCCCCGCGGACGGCGGCGACCGTCGCGGGCGCCAGCACGTGCCGCCCCACGCTGAGCTCCAGGCCCCGCGCGTCCCGGAACGCGGTCGGGCACAGGGGCAGGGGGAGGTTACCGTTGGCGACGCGCCACGTGGCCTGCACCACGCCCGGGCCGGCGGGGGGGGCCCGGGGGCCCGGCAGGTCGACGTCGGCGACCCCCACGAAGAAGTCGAAGGCGGGGTGCAGCTCGAAGGGCAGGTGGGCGTTGTCCGGCCGCGCGAACTGCTCGGGCGTCATCTGGCCCTCCGCCACCCAGCGGAGGCGGCCGTGGGCGAGCCGGCGCTGCCACGTCTCCAGGAACTCCTCCTGGAGGCGGGCGGCGGGGCCCGCGGGAAGCTCGGCGACGTAGGCCCCGTACGGGTTCGCCGCGTCCACCGGCTCCTGGTTGAGCCCGCCCACCGCCGCGTCCACGTTCATGAGCGACGGGTGGCACACGGTCCCGATCGCCTGCTCCAGGGACAGCCGGAGCACGCGGCGGTCCTTGCCCCAGAAGAACAGGTGCCGCGGGGGGAAGATCCGCGGGTCCGGCTGGCCCGGCGCGGGGACCAGGTCCCCCGCGTGGGCCGCGAAGCGCTCCAGCGGGGGGTTGAACAGCCCCAGGGGCATGACGAAGGTCAGGTCCATCGCGCCGACGAGGGGGTAGGGCACGTTCGTGGCGGCGTACACGCGCTTCTCGAGGGCCTCCAGGAACACCAGCTTCTCGCCGATGGTCACCAGGTCCGCGCGCACGCGCGTGGTCTGCGGCGCGCTCTCGAGCTCGTCCAGCGTCTCGCGGTTGAGCTCCAGCTGGTCCTCCTGCACGTCCAGCAGGTGGCGCGCGACGTCGTCGAGGCTCCGCACGGCCTTGCCCATCACGAGGGCCGTCACGAGGTTGGTCCCGCCGAGGACCATCTCGCCGTAGGTGACGGGGACTTCGGCCTCCGTGTCGGCCAGCGTGAGGAAGGACTGCAGGAGGCGCTGCTTGATGGGGGCGGTGGTGACCAGCACGCCGTCGACCGGCCGCCCGCGGGTGTCGGCGTGCGTGAGCCGCGGGACGGCCACCGACGGCCGCGTCGCGGTGGTCAGGTCGACCAGCCACGCCTCGATCGCCTCGCGGCGGTGGCCCGCCTTCGCCAGGAAGAAGCTGGTCTCGCAGAAGCTCCGCTTCAGCTCGGCCACCAGCGTGGCCCGGGCCACGCGCGTGGCCAGACGCCCGTTGTCCAGGTAGCGCTGCATGGGGAGCAGCAGCGCCAGGGGCGGGGCCTTCTCGAGGAGCACGTGCAACATCTGGTCGGCCGTGCCGCGCTCGAACGCCCCCAGCACGGCCTGCACGTTGCGGGCCAGCTGCTGGATGGCCCGCAGCTGTCGGTGCGTCCCGACGCGGGTGCCGTCGAGCGCCTCGCCCGTCAGCAGGGCGATGGCCTCGGTGGCCAGGGAGAAGGCGGCGTTGAGGGTGCGGCGGTCGATGAGCTTGGTCATGTAGTTGTGGATGGGCTGCTCGACGGGGTGCGGGCCGTCGCGGGCGATGAGCGGCTGGTGCACCTCGAACTGCACGCGGCCCTCGTTCATGTACGCCAGCTCCGGGAACTTGGTGCAGACGCACGCCACCGACAGCCCGAGCTCCAGGAAGCGCACCAGCGAGAGCGTGTTGCAGTACGACCCCAGCAGCGCGTCGAACTGCACGTCGTACAGGCTGTTCTGGTCGGACCGCACGGCGGCGAAGAAGTCAAACAGGCGGCGGTGGGAGGCCACCTCGATGGTGCTCAGGATGGAGCCGGTGGGGACCATGGCGGCCGCGTGCCCGTAGGCGGTGCGGGGCGCCGGAGGCTCGGCCATGGCGCGCGCCGCGGGAGACGGCTGGCGACCCGGCGGAGAGGGCGGGGTTCGGTCGAGGCGGCGGGGGCGGAGGGAGAACGGACGGCGGAGATGGGGGCGCGGGAGGACGCGGGACCCGTCCCCGAGAGCCGAGCGGCCGCGACAGACGCGGGGGTCCGCGGGAGCGCGGTTTATATACACCCGCTGGCCCCACCCACCCCTAAAAGGCCACGGGCGCGTTTAAGATGGTCCTGGCCCAGAAGCGAGCCAGGCAAAAGTTGGCGGCGGCGGCGAAGCTGTCCGCCGCCGCCACCCACAGGGCGGCGGCGGCCCCGCAGGCCGTCCCCAGGGCGTGGGCCCGCAGCGGGTCGGCGGCCGGGCGCGCCTGCCCGGCGGCGACGAGGCGAAAGACGCCGTCCGGCCCGAACGTCTCCTGCGCGGCCGCCAGCAGGGCGACGAGGGCCGCGCCCCCGTACCACAGGGACAGCGCCCAGAAGGCCGGGGGGGCCAGCGGGAGGCGGTCGCGCTTGACGTTCACGTACAGCAGGAGCGCCCGCGCGAGCCACGCCGCGTAGTACCCCGCCACGGCGCTCGCGACGCTCAGCGGGGCGTACAGCCGCCCCGTCTCCCCGTAGTACATCGCCATCGCCACGAGCTGCAGGGGCTTGAGGACCAGGAAAGACCAGGCGAACGCGAGCGCCCGCTTCGAGAACACGGGCTGCGTGTGGGTCGGGAGGCGCGAGTAGGCGGAGCTCACGAAAAAGTCCGAGGCGCCGTAGGAGGACAGCGAGAACTGCTCCTCGATGAGCAGCTCGTCGTCCTCGGCCGCGCCCGGGTCCGGGTCGTTCTCGTCCACGATCCCGCGGTCCCCCAGGGGTATCTCGTCCCGGAGCGCCATCGACGCGATGCTGTCGCGGGGACCCCGGGACCGGGGATCCCGGGGTGGGGGTGGGACCTGGCACGCGTTTGCCCTTCGAGGCCGCCCGGCGGTGGCTGTGGGGACGAGTGTCCCCTGGGACTCCCTCCCGGGCGCTCATATACGCCCGGGCCGCCGGTCCCGGCGGGCGAGCGGGAAAGGGGCGGGAGTTCCCCCTTTTCGTCCCGAGTTTTAACGGGGTCTCCCCTGGGGTCTCCCCTGGGGTCTCCCCTGGGGTCTCCCCTGGGGTCTCCCCTGGGGTCTCCCCTGGGGTCTCCCCTGGGGTCTCCCCTGGGGTCTCCCCCGGGACGGATTGCCCACCCGCGCGTGGGGGTATGGGTGTGGTGTGACGTAAAGCCCCCCCGCCGCTATGGCCCCCGGGGACGCCTCGTTCGAGAGTTCCCCCGACGCCACGCGCGGCCACTTAATAGCCGACGCCGGGGCGCGGGGGACCTTATTTCGAATTCCGCCGCACCACCCAGACGTCGCGGGAGCGCGAGGCCGAGGCAGGGCGCGTCCCGGAACCCCGGCCGACCCCGCCCGGGGTTCCGTCTCCGCCCGCCCCGAGGTTCGCCAACCCACCGACGAGCCACACCCACTCCGCCCACCCCCAACCCGCTCGCGGGATGGAGCTGGCCTACGCCTCGACCGCGCACCACCGGGGCGTCGTGTTCTACCTCACGGCCGACGGCAACCGCGCGTACTTTGTGTGCGGGGGGTGCGTCTACTCCGTCTGCCGCCCGCGCGACCGCCGGCCCGGCGAGATCGCCAAGTTCGGGCTGGTCGTCCGGGGCACCGGCCCCGACGACCGCGTGGTCGCCAACTACGTGCGCAGCGAGCTCCGCCGGCGCGGCCTGAGCGACGTGCGGCCTGTGGGCGAGCACGAGGTGTTCCTGGACAGCGTCTGTCTGCTCCACCCCGACGTCAGCGCCGAGGCCGACGTCGTTAACGCCGCGGACGCCGAGGTCGTCGACGAGTGCCTCGCGCAGTACCTCACCTCGCTGCGCACCAGCCCCGGCGTGGTGGTGACGGGGGTGCGCGTGCGCACCCAGGACAAGACCCTCGAGCTCTTCGAGCTCCCGGCCATCGTGAACAGCGCCTCGCGGTTCGTCTACACGCCCTCCCCGTACGCCTTCGCCCTCGCGCAGGCGCACCTCCCTCGGCTGCCCGCCTCCCTGGAGCGCCTGACCGACGGCCTCTTCGACGGCATTCCGGTCCCGCGCCCGCCCCTCGACGGCGAGCCTGCGGCGGGCCGCACCGACGTTCTCATCACCGGCCAGCGCTCGGCGCGGCCCATCGCCGGGTCGCTGGCGGGCGCGCGCGGCGCCAAGCGCACCACCGTGAGCGAGTTCGTGCAGGTGAAGCACATAGACCGCGTCCGCCGACCCGACGCGCCCCCGGGCCCGCCGCCGCCGCCGGCCGCCCTCCCCCCGGCGGCCACCCCCGACGACCTGTGGACGGTGTTCGTCGGCGGCAAGCGGGCGCTGGGCGCGGCGTCCCCCACCGACGACTACCTGACGCGCGAGGAGGACCGCGCGCGCCGCGTGTTCGGGGAGCAGGCCTGGAAGCTCTTCGGGAGCGAGGGCGCCCCGCGGCCCTTTCTGGGCGCGGCGCGGGCCCTGACCCCGCTCCAGAAGCTCGCGACGGCCTACTTCCTCGTGCACCGCGAGAAGCGGTCGCCGGTGTTTCCCGCGCTCGTCGCCATCGTTCGGGCCCACCTCCGGCACCGCGACGTCGCGGTGCCGCCGACCGACGAGCCCTTCCTGGCGGACGCGGTCAACGAGATCTTCCGCGACGCGCTGGCGCTCGGCGCGGTCGCCGAGCGGCTGCTGATGTTCGACGTCCTCCCGCCCCGGGAACTGCCCGTCGGGAGCGACGCGCGCCCCGACGCCGAGACGGTGCTCCGGGTCGCGGCCGCGCAGCGCGGCGACGACCCCGGCGACGCCCCGATGCCGCCCTCCCCGGCCCACGCCACCTTCGTCGGGGCGTTCGCCGAACTGGTGTACGCGGGCCGCGGGCGATTGGCCGCGGCCACCCAGGTCGCCCGCATGACGGGCGTGACCTCCCTGGTGTTGGCCGTGGAGGACGTGAACCGCCTGTCGGCCTTCGACCGCGGGCTGGTGGGCGCGACGACCCGCACGAGGGTCGCCGCGTACCTGGCCGCGCTCCTCGCCGCGCAACTGGTGCGCGCGCGGCACGGACAGGCGGTGTGAGGTTGGCTCCCGGGCGCGCCCCGGTCGGTTCTCGAATAAAAAAGAGACACGGTTTCGTAACCCTACCCGCGTGCGCTCGTGTGTGGTTTTTTTGGGGGGGGGGCTGGGGGCGACGACAAAGCACAGACCGAGCCGATCATACGATAGGGCTGTTTATTACTCACGGCCCCCCCACAGAGACGGGAGGCACGTCCAGGCGACGCGCGCCAGACCCGCCACGGCCGCGGCGATCAGCACGACCCCCAGCACGGAGGCGGCGAGCGCCCCCGGGCTGATGGTCGCGAGGGGCAGGGTGTCGAACGCCAGGAGGTGGATCACGGTGCCGTTGGGGAAGAGCAGGAGCGCGGTGGAGGGCACGTCGCTGGCGAAGACGTCCGGCCCCTCCGCGAGCGGGCCCCCGGCCAGCTGCTGCTGCGTGCGGTCCGAGTCGACGACCAGCGCGGACGTGATCTCGCCGGCGGGGGTGTAGCGCACGAACACCGCCCCCACGAGCCCCAGGTCGCGGCGCGTCTCGGTGCGCGTCAGCCGCTTGGGTTCGATCTCCCGGGTCCGCCCGTCGCAGGCCTCGGTGAGGTACGTCAGGAACAGGGGGTGCCGGACGTCGACGCCGGTCAGCCGGTAGCCCACGCCGCGGGACAGGGGGGCGTGAGTCACCACGTAGCTCGCGTTCCCGGTGACGGGGAGGACGACGAGCGGCTCCGCGTTGTGGGCCGGCCCCTCGCAGGCCCGGGCGACCTCGGGGACGAACGCGCGGAGGAGCGCGTTGGCGTGGGCCCAGCGCGTGAGCGCCGAGGCCACGCCCAGCGTCTTGCGGGCCACGGCCTCGGCCGAGGCGTTGGAGCGGGGCGTGCGGGCCAGGGTGTCCATCACGAAGGAGCGCTCGGCCAGGTCGAAGCGGAGGGAGGCGGCGCAGGGGGAGAAGTGGTCCGGGGCGTAGAAGAGGGTCTTCCGGTGGTCGCTGCGAGCCAGGGCGTCCCGCAGGTCGGCGTGGGCGGCCACCGCCACGTCGGAGGTGCACATGGCCGAGGCGAGGAGGAGGCCCCGGCGGCCGCGCTCGACCTGCTCGGGCGACGGCGCGTCCCCCCGCTCGGCGGGCGCGCGCAGGACCGCCGTCGCGTAGAACAGGGCCCGCCGGACGACCGGGGCGGCCAGGCCCCGGCCCCCGAGGAACCCGGCGTAGAGCGCGTCGAGGGTGCGCGCGGCGCTGGGGGCCACCGCGGCCTCGGCGGCGGGGTCGTCCAGCGCGAACGCTATCTGGTACGCGAGCGCGAGGGTGGAGAGGCGCTGGTCGCGCGCGACCGCCTCCGCGGCCAGCCGCCCGAGGCGCGCCTCCAGCTCGGCCCGGGCGGGCGCGGCCCAGAGCGGCGCGCGGACAAAGTCCGAGCCCGGGTCGCACCCCGCGGGGCCGCGCAGGGCCAGGCCGGCGAGCACGCGCGCGTGCGTTAGGAAGCCGACGAGGTCGGAGAGCCGGAGCGTGCCGCGGGCGCGGGCGGTCTCGACGAACGCGAGCCCGGCCGTGGCGATCCTCGCCGCCAGCCGCCAGAAGAGAGGGGGGCGCGGGCCGGGCTCGGTCGGCGCCGCCTCCCCGAAGATCTCGGCGTAGGCCCGCGACAGGTGGTACTCGGGCCCCGCGTCCTCGTGGGGGTACCGGGCCGCCTGCCGGAGGGCCTCGATCGCGGAGCGGTTGCGGGGGTCCACGACGGACCCGAGGACGAACGTGCGGTACCGCTTACCGGGCGGTGGGCCCGGAAGCACGAGAGGTTCGCTCATCTCCGGCGGCCCGATGAGGGCGAGGGCCTCGGCGGCGGGGACGACCATCACCTCCGCCGGGCCGCTGTCCCGCATCGACAGCGAGAGGCCCATGAACCGCAGGCCGTAGCGCGCGCGCACGAGCGCGACGTCGCACCCGAACGCGAGCTCGCCCGTGGCCCAGACCGCCAGCGGCCACGTCGCGGACGACGGGGAGCGGTACACGGACGCGGAGGGGGGCCGCAGGAGGCCCGCGGCCGGGAGCCAGGTGCTCGAGGCGCGCTCCAGGTGGGCCTCCGCGAGTTCCCGGACGGGGGTCCCGGGGCCCGCGTCGGCGGGGGCGGCGTCCGGGGGAGGGACGGCCGGGGGGCGGGGGGCGGCGTCCGGGGCGGCGCCCCCCGAGGGATCCACGGGGGGGCGGACGAGCGATCGGGGGTTCCAAACGGGCGCGTGCGTCACCCAGGCCCGGGATCGCAGGAGCGCGGCCGCGGACGGGTTGCCGAGGAACCCCCGCAGCTGGGCGACGAGCTGGGGGGCGCGCGGGGTCGGCGCCGCCGGGGGCAGGCTGGCGTTGGCGGGCAGGCCGAGCAGGGCGGTCTTGTTGACGTAGAGCAGCTGCCCGGGGTTGCGCGGGAACTCGGCCGTGGTGATGAACAGGAAGCAGGACCGCGGGGCCGCCCACCCGAGCAGGGGCGCGGTGGCCGTCGTCAGGTTCAGCTCAGCCGGGGGAGCGAGGAGCCCGAGCGGCAGCCTCGTGGCGTTGGGGATGTTGGGGAGCCAGAGGCGCGCGGCCTCCCCGTCGCGCCAGTAGGCGCGCATGCGCGGGTGGTCCCGGTACCACGAGTCCACCTGGGAGACCCAGTAGTGGTCCCGTTCCCCCTCCCGCCCCCGGGCCGGCCCCGCGAGGACGGCGAGCCCCGCGAGGAGCAGGCAGAGCGCCCCCCCGGCGGCGCCATCGCGGAGCGGCCGCTCCGCGGGCATGCCTCCGGCCGAGCGGGCCGCGCGGAGCCCGGGCGTCTCCGGGGAGACGGCGCGAGCGAAGACCAAAGCAACAGGCGCCCGGGGAGCCCGACGAGCGGCTCCCGGGATCTCCTCGGAAAATGCCGACGGAGGGGCCGGAGTGTGGCCCCTTTTATAAAACACACCGCGACCACGAAGTGTCCGTCTGAGCCATTTTTATTGCGCGTTCGGTCATGGGGCTTCCGCCCCCTCCCCGCCCGCGTCCCCGCCCCGCGCGGGGGCCATCTCCCGGGCGAATTCGCGCGCGAGGGTTCGCAGCGCCGTCAGCGACCCGGGGTTCGTGACCAGGGTCGGCGTCATCTCCGGCGTCGTCTCCATGAGGTCCATCCAGCAGTGGCGGGTGGCCTGGTTGTAGTCCAGCACGAAGAGGTGCATGGACCGCAGGCGCTCGGCCAGCAGGTCGAGCGTCCACGCGAACACGCGGAACGGCTCGCCCGTCTCGTCCAGCAGCTCGGGGGCGCAGAACAGCGCAAAGATCGTATCCTCGATCTCGGGGTGCGGCAGGATCCGCTCGGGCCGGCGGGACTCCGCGGCGGGCCGCGCGGGCGACAGCCGCCGCCAGTCGGCCCGCCACGAGCCGCCGGTCTGCAGGTACAAGATGGCGTTGCCGAGCATGGCGTAGACGCGGCGGATGGCCGACAGCATGGCGAGGTCCAGGCGCTCCCCGGGGCGCTGGCGCTGGGCCAGGCGCTCGACGTGCGCGGCCTCCGGGAGGGCCCCGAGCACGAGGTTGGTCCCGGGGGTCGTCGGGGGCAGCAGGGCCGCGAACGACAGCACGGTCGGCAGCGACAGGCTCCCCGTGAGGTAGCGCGCGGCCGGGTAGCACACGAGCGGCGCGACGGGGTGGCGGTCGAAGACGAGGATGAGGTCGATGCTGGGGTGGGGTTTGTGGCCGGGGGGCAGCTCCGGGCCGATATGAGGCGCGACGGCGCTCTCGGTGACCGCATACGGCGTGCTCATCGTCACCTGAGCGCTGGCCATTGCCATTGCCGCCTCGGCCGCGGAGATCTCGCCCCGGTCGAGTCGGTGCTGGGCATCGAAGATCCGGGCGATCGTCTCCCGCCCCCCGAGCGTCTGCCAGTAGGCCATCGGCTCGGGCACGTACTCGATCTGGTCGACCCGGCGCAGCGCGGCGGCGAACGCGGCGGCGGTGGTGGTCTTTCCCAGGCCGTGCGGCCCGTCCACGTAGATCCGCAGCAGCGCGGAGGACCGGTTCCTATGGTCCGGCGACCCGGTGGCCCGATCGAGCGCAGGCGCATCCTGCTGGCCGGCGTGAGAAGCCATGTTCGTTTTTACGGAGCGCTGGCGGGGGAGATTCGGGAGTTTAACGCCACGCGGGTGTGCGGGACGCTGCTGGCGCTGCTGAACAAGTCGCTGCAGGGCCGCTCAGTGTTCCAGGCCACGCGGGTCACCTTAATATGCGAGGTGGACCTGGGGGCGCGGCGTCCCGACTGCCTTTGCGTCTTCGAGTTTGCCAATGACGCAACGCTGGGCGGGGTCTGTGTCATCATCGAGCTGAAGACGTGCAGGTTCATCTCCTCGGGCGAAACCGCCAGCAAGCGCGAGCAGCGGGCGACGGGGCTGAGTCAGCTGCGCGACTCCGTGAAGCTCGTGCAGGCCCTCGCCGCGCCGGGCCACCGCACCATCTACCTGTGCCCGGTCCTGCTGTTCGTCTCGCAGAAGACGCTGCGGGTGAGCCGCGCCACCCGGCTGATGCCGCAGAGGATCACCGGGGACGTCGTCGCTACCGTCCGCACGCTCCAGGGCCTGTCGACGTACGCCGTGCCCGTCGCGGCGGCGGCGACGCGCAGAGGGCGCCCGGGCGGGGCGCGTCGCCCCCGGGTTCGCCGGCGGGGCCGGGGCGGGGCCGTTCCTCCCGTCCCCGCGAAACCGGCGACCCCCGAGCAGCCCGCGGCCCGCGCGTCGCCCGGGCGCGGGCGCGGGGGCGGGGTGCTGCAGAAGATCGCCGCGCTCTTCTGCGTCCCCGTCTCGCGGACCGAGTGAACCGCGCGCGCCGGCCCACCGCCCCCGGCTCCCCGCGAGGGCGAGGAGAGGAAGAGGGCCCCGCGGCCCGTTCTTAACCGCGCCGCTCCGCGGCGAGCTCGCCATTCCCCGTTCACCGTCCCCCCCTTCCGCGTGGCCGGCGCCCTGCCCGGCGCGCACCCCCGAATACCGTCCCCGCCCTCCGCCCCCTCCCCGCGAGCCCCGGCCATGGATCCGTACTACCCCTTCGACGCGCTCGACGTGTGGGTCCACCGGCGCTTCATCGTCGCCGACGCCAGGAGCTTCATCACCCCCGAGTTCCCCCCCGACTTCTGGGCGGCCCCCGCGTTTAACCTCCCCCCGGAGACGGCGGAGGAGCGGGCGGCCGTCCTCGAGGCGCGGCGCCGGGCGGCGGCCGCGGCGCTGGAGAACGCCGCCCTGCAGGCCGCCGAGCTGCCGGCGGAGGTCGAGCGCCGCCTGAAGCCGATCGAGCGCAACCTGGATCGCGTCGCCGGGGCGCTGGAGGCCCTGGAGACGGCGGCCGCCGCGGCCGAGGAGGCGGACGCCGCGGCCGCGCCCGAGGCCGCCGAGGGGCCCCCGGGCGCGGACGCCGCCGCGGGGGGCCCGGGCGAGCTGGAGGTCCAGATCGTCCGCAACGACCCCCCGCTGCGCTACGACACGAACCTCCCCGTGGACATGCTGCGGATGGTGTACGCCGGCCGCGCGGCCGGCGGCTCCACCGGCGTCGTCTTCGGCACGTGGTACCGCACCATCCAGGACCGCACCGCCGCCGACTTCCCCCTCACCGCCCGCAGCGCCGATTTTCGCGACGGGCGCATGTCCAGGACGTTCATGACCGCGCTCGTGCTGTCGCTGCAGTCGTGCGGCCGGCTGTACGTGGGCCAGCGGCACTACTCGGCCCTCGAGTGCGCCGTCCTCTGCCTCTACCTGCTCCACCGCGCGTGCGGCCCGGCGGAGGACCGCCCCCCCGGCTCCTTCGCGGGCCTGCTGGAGCGCCTGCCCCGCTACCTCGCGACCCTGACGCGCGCCATCGGCGACGAGGGCGGCAGGCCGCAGTACCGGTACCGCGAGGACCGGCTGCCCAAGGCGCAGTTCGCGGCCGCGGGCGGCCGCTACGAACGCGGGGCGCTCGCGGGCCACGCCGTGGTTGCGGCGCTGCTCCGCCACGGCGTCCTGCCGGCCGCCCCCGGCGACGTGCCCCGCGACGCGGACGCCGACGTGAACCCCGGAGGCCGGGCCCACGCCGACGAGGTCAACCGCGCCGCCGCCGCCTTCCTGAGCCGCGGGCAGAACCTGTTCCTGTGGGAGGACCAGGCGCTCCTGCGGGCCACCGCCAACACCATCACCGCGCTGGCGGTCCTCCGGCGGCTGCTCGCCGACGGAAACGTGTACGCGGACCGCCTCGACAACCGCCTGCAGCTGGGCATGCTCATCCCGGGGGCGGTGCCGTCCGAGGCGATCGCGCGGGGGGCGTCCGGGGCCGACTCCGGCGCCGTCCGGAGCGGCGACAACAACCTGGAGGCGCTGTGCGCCAACTACGTCGGCCCGCTCTACCGGGCCGACGCGACGGTCGAGCTGACCCAGCTGTTCCCCGGCCTCGCCGCCCTGTGCCTCGACGCCCAGGCGGGCCGCGCCGTCGCGCCCGCGCGTCGCGTCGTGGACATGTCCTCGGGGGCCCGCCAGGCGGCGCTGGTGCGCCTGACGGCGCTGGAGCTCATCAACCGCACCCGCGCGAACACGACCCCCGTCGGCGAGGTCATCGCCGCCCACGACGCGCTGGCGATCCAGTACGAGCAGGGGCTGGGGCTGCTGGCGCAGCAGGCGCGCGTCGGCCTGGCCTCCGGCCACAAGCGGTTCGGGGCGTTCAACGTCGGCAGCGACTACGACCTGCTGTACTTCCTGTGCCTGGGGTTCATCCCGCAGTACCTATCGACGGCCTAGGCGCCGGCGGGGCCGTGGGTGCAGGGGGTGGGGGGAAGCCGGTAACCACAAAGGATCCGGTCGGCCTCCCGAGCGGGCTCATTCGACGCGGACCCCCCTCCGTCGCGCTCCGTCCCGACGCCGCCCCTCCCCCCTCCGGCGACCCCCGCGCCCGCGCGATGGACCCGGCCGCCGGCCCCGACGGCCCCGCGGGGTCCGACTCCGACCGCCCGGTGCCGATCTACGTGGCCGGGTACCTGGCCCTGTACGGGAGCGGCGACGCCGGCGAGCTGGCGCTGGACCCCGAGACGGTGGCGGCGGCGCTGCCCCCCGCGGGCCCCCTGGCCATCAACGTGGACCACCGCGCCCGCTGCGAGGTGGGGCGCGTGCTGGCCGTGGTCGCGGACCCCCGGGGGCCGTTCTTCGCGGGCGTAATCGCGTGCGCGCAGCTGGAGCGCGTCCTCGAGGCGGCCGCCAGCGCCGCGATCTTCGAGCGCCGCGGCCCCCCGCTGTCCCGCGAGGAGCGGCTGCTCTACCTCGTCACCAACTACCTGCCGTCGGTCTCGCTGTCGACCCGGCGCCTGGAGGAGGGCGAGGCGCCCGACAACACCCTGCTCGCCCACGTGGCCCTGTGCGCGATCGGCCGGCGCCTGGGCACGATCGTGACCTACGACACGAGCCTCGACGCCGCCGTCGCCCCCTTCCGCCACCTGGCGGCCGACTCGCGCGAGATCCTGCGCCGCGAGGCCGCCGAGGCCGAGCTCGGCCTCGGCGGGCGCGTCTGGGCGCCGGGCGCCGAGGCGCTCACCCGCGCGCTGCTCTCCACCGCCGTGAACAACATGATGCTGCGCGACCGGTGGAGCCTCGTGGCCGAGCGCCGCCGGCAGGCCGGGATCGCCGGGCACACCTACCTCCAGGCGAGCGAGAAGTTTGGGTTGTGGGGGGCGGGGCCCGGCGACCCGCGTCCCGACCGCGGGTATAAAAGGCGCTCCCCGGGCGCGACGGACCCAGGCCCCGACGCGAGCGACGGCGCACCGCGCGCCCGCGACCTCCCGTCCGCCGCACCCGAGCGCCTCGAGGCCGACATGAACCCCGCGGCGCCCGGCGCCGCCGCCCCGACCCCCGCGCCCCCCGGCGACGGGAGCTACCTGTGGATCCCGGCCGCCCACTACAACCAGCTGGTGGCGAGCCACCCCCCGGGCCCCGCGTTCGGGGCCCCGGCGGCGTACGCGCCGCTGGCGGGCGTCGTCGGGGCCCCGGCGGCGTTCGCGCCCCCCCATCCGGGCGGGGTGTACCACCCCGGCGTGCTGTTCCCGGGCCCCAGTCCCCTGGAGGCGCAGATCGCCGCGCTGGTCGGGGCCATCGCCGCGGATCGCCAGCCACCCCCCGCCGCGCCGGGGAAGCGCCGGCGGTACGAGACGGAGCGCGAGTGCGACCACGACGACCGCGACGACGCCGCCTACTACCCCGGGGAGGCACGCGCCCTGCCCCGCTTCGCCCCGGACGCCGCCGGGCGGGCGCGCCGGGCGGCGCCGACGCCCGGCGCGAACGAGACCATCGCGGCGCTGGTCGGGGCGGTGACGTCCCTGCAGCAGGAGCTGTCGCACATGCGCGCGCGGGCGGCCCCGTACGGGCCGCCCTACGCCCCGGCGGCCCCCAGGCCCGCCCTCGGGGTCGCCGGGGACGCGCCCCCGCCCCAGTACGCCCAACAGGCGCAGTGGGAGGCGGCGGCCGTCGGCGCGCACGCCCCCGCCCTCCCCCACCACCCCCCTCAACCCCAGCCGCCGACCCGCCAGCAGCCGTACGCGCCCCCCACCGGCGCCCCCCTCGTTCCCGGCCCGCAGCCCGTCGCGGTCGCCTCGGGCGCTACGGGTGCCGTCTCCGGGGTCGCCGCGCCCGGGGCGGCCGCCCCCGCCGAGGCCGGCGACCCCGAGGCGCACGCCGCGCTGGTTAACGCCAGCGCGGCGACGCACGTAGATGTCGACGTCGGGCGGGCGGCGGACCTGTTTGTGTCCCAGATGATGGGCGGGCGGTAGGGGGGGCACCCTCTCTCCCCTCCCGTAAAAAATAAACGCGTTGGATTTTAAACAGACAGAATCGTCTATGTGCGTGTGGTTTCCACAGCGGGTCGATCGGCGGTGGTGTCGCGGAGGGGGACTTTCTCGTCGCCGTCCTCCCGCCCGTGTTTTTGTTTCCCCAGGGGGGTAGAAGTGCGTGAAAACGGGGGAGGGGGGCCTCGCCCCACCGAATCGTTCTTTCTTTCCCTTCCCCCCGCACGCCCCACGACCGACAGCGCCCGTGGGACGGGCCGTCCACGCGCGTCTCGACACACACAAACGAGTCACTACCGACCACGAAGCGCGTGTTTTTTTGCCAGACTTTTTATTGAACGCTCGATACAGCCAACGGGATGGGGGGATGGGTGGGTGGCCGGGGTTCGGCTCCGGCCGCTACAGCTCCTCCTCGTCCGTGTCGCGGAGGGGAGAGTACCGGGGCCGGGCGCGCTTTCGCATCACCATGTTGGTGACCTTCGCGCTCAGCAGGGCGCTGGTGCCCTTCTTGCGGGCCTTGTGTTCGGTGCGCTCCATGGCCGAGACCAGGGCCATGTAGCGGATCATCTCCCGCGCCTGCGCCAGCTTGGCCTCGTCGAAGTCCTCCGCGCCGTCCCCGGGCGCGCCGTCCCCGCCGTCGCCCGACAGCGGCGCGCCGTCGCTCTTGAGCTCCTTGGTGGTCAGCGGGTACAGGGCCCGCATGGGGTTCCGCTGCAGGCGCATGACGTAGCGGAAGGCGAAGAAGGCCGCCGCCAGCCCGGCCAGGACCAGCAGCCCCACGGCCAGGGCCCCGAAGGGGTTGGAGAGGAACGAGGACACGCCCGAGACGGCGGAGACGACCCCGCCCACGAGGCCCATGACGACCTTGCCGACCGCGCGGCCCACGTCCCCGAGGCCCTCGAAGAAGGAGTAGAGGCCCGCGAAGAGGGCGGCGTGCGCGTCGGCCTTGATGACCGTGTCGATGTCGGCGAAGCGGAGCGCGTGCAGCTGGTTGCGGCGCTGGACCTCGGTGTAGTCCAGCAGGCCGCTGTCCTTGATCTCCTGGCGGGTGTACACCTCCAGGGGCACGAACTCGTGGTCCTCGAGCATCGTGAGGTTGAGGTTGATGAACGTGCTGACGGTGGTCACGTCGGCGCGGCCCAGCTGGTGGGAGTAGGCGTACTCCTCGAAGTACACGTAGCCCGCCCCGAAGGTGAAGTAGCGCCGGTGGCCGACGGTGCAGGGCTCCAGGGCGTCGCGCTCGAGGCGGATCTCGTTGTCCTCGCCCAGCTGGCCCTCGACGAGGGGCCCGCCGTCCTCGTAGCGGAAGCTGACCAGGGGGCGGCTGTAGCACGTCCCGGGGCGCGCGGGCACGCGCATCGAGTTCTGCATGATGACGTTGTCGGGGGCCACGGGCACGCAGGTCGAGACGGCCATGACGTCCCCGAGCATCCGCGCGCTCACCCGGCGGCCGACGGTGGCCGAGGCGATGGCGCCGGGGTTCAGCCGGCGGGCCTCGTTCCACAGCGTCAGCTCGCGGTTCTGCAGCTCGCACCAGGCGATGGCGATGCGCCCCAGCATGTCGTTGACGTGGCGCTGGATGTGGTCGTACGTGAACTGCAGGCGCGCGAACTCGATCGAGGACGTGGTCTTGATGCGCTCCACGCTGGGGGGGTCCGCGGAGGGCCCCGGGGTGGCCGCCTCCCCGGGCCCGGCCGGCCGCCGCTCCTGCTCGCGGACGAGCTCCCGCACGTAGAGCTCCACGAGCGCGTTGCTGAGGAGGGGCTGGTACGCGATGAGAAAGCCGCCCGCGGCCAGGTAGTACTGCACCTGGCCCACCTTCACGTGCGTCCCGTTGTAGCGCCGGAGGAAGATGCGGTCCACGGCCTCGCGGGCCTCGCGGCCGACGCAGTCCGCGAGGTCGACGCGCGACAGGGCGTACTCGGTGCGGTTGGCGGTGAAGGTGGTGGAGAGGGCGGCCGAGGAGAAGCGGAAGGAGGGGCCGTACTCGGCGCGCATCATCTCGTCCACCTCCCGCCACTTGGTCAGCGTGCAGACCGAGGGGCGCTTGGGGGCCCAGTCCCAGCCCACGGTGAACTTGGGGGTGGTCAGCAGGTTGCGCGTCACCGGCGCCTCGGCGCGCCGGCCCGTGGAGAGGTCGCGCTCGTAGTAGCCGTCGACCTGCCGGAAGCGGTCCGCGGCGTAGGCCGTGTGCTCCGCGTGGGACCCGTCGCGGTAGCCGTAGAACGGCGACATGTACACAAAGTCCCCGGTCGCCAGCACGAACTCGTCGTACGGGTACACCGAGCGGGCCTCCACCTCCTCGACGATGCAGTTCACCGTGGTGCCGTAGCGGTGGAAGGCCTCGACCCGCGAGGGGTTGTACTTGAGGTCGGTGGTGTGCCAGCCGCGGCTGGCGCGGGTCGCGGCCTTGGCCGGCTTCAGCGCCATGTCCGACTCGTGGTCGTCGCGGTGGAAGGCCGTGCTCTCCATGTTGTTCCGCACGTACTTGGCCGTCGACCGGCAGACCCCCTTGGCGTTGATCTTGTCGATCACCTCCTCGAAGGGCACGGGGGCGCGGTCCTCGAAGATCCCCATGAACTGCGAGTACCTGTGGCCGAACCAGACCTGCGAGACGGTCACGTCCTTGTAGTACATGGTGGCCCGGAACTTGTACGGGGCGATGTTCTCCTTGAAGACGACCGCGATCCCCTCCGTGTAGTTCTGACCGTCGGGCGCCCGCGGGCACGGCCGGGGCTGCTCGAACTGCACCACCGTGGCGCCGGTCGGCGGCGGGCAGACGTAGAAGGTCGCGTCGCCGTCCCGGGCCTTGATCCCCCGCAGGTCCTCCCGCAGCGTCGCGCGGCCGGCCTCGACCGACGCGTTGGCGGCGGGCGCCGGGGGGGCGACCCCCTCCTCGTCGTCGTCCTCGGGAAACGTAGGCGTGGCCCCGGGGGCCGGCGGGGCCGGAGTCGCCGGGGGGCTCGCCACGGGGGTCGCCGCCGCGGGCGCGGCTTGGCTGGCCGCGGCGATGAGGAGGGCGAGGGCGAGGAAGACGGGGAGGGGGAGGGAGGGGGGGGCGGGGGCGCCGCGGGGCCGCATCCCCGGGACGCGCGGGCGGCTACGCGGCCGTCTGGTCCGGCCCGCCGGCCGCGAGCCTGGGGGCCAGGTGCTGCAGGACCGAGTAGAGGATGGAGAAGACGTCGCGATCGTACACCACGACCGACCGCGGGCCGATGCCGCCGTCCGGCTCGCACTCGACGATGGCCACCAGCGGGCACTCGGAGTCGTAGGTGAGGTAGACGCCCGGCGGGTAGCGGTAGAGCCCCTCGGGGGTCGGGCGACCGTAGTCGGGGCGGCGCAGCTCGACTTCTCCGCACCGGTACACGGAGGCGAAGAGTGTGGTGGCGATGATGAGCTCGCGGATATATCGCCAGGCGGCCCGCTGGGTGGGCGTTATGCCGGAAATGCCGTCAAACGAGTAGAACTTTTGAAACTCGCTGACGGCCCACTCGGTGCCGGCGCCCCCCGCCCCCATGATGAACCGCGCGAGCTCCTCCTTGAGGTGGGGCAGCAGCCCCACGTTCTCCACGCTGTAGTACAGCGCGGTGTTGGGGGGCTGGGCCAGGCTGTGGGTCGCGTGGTCGAAGAGGGGGCCGTTGACCAGCTCGAAGAAGCGGTGGGTGATGCTGGGCAGCAGGGCCGGGTCCACGTGGTGCCGCAGGAGCGAGGCGCGCATGAACCGGTGGGCGTCGAACACCCCCGGCGCGGCGCGGTTGTCCACGACCGTCCCCGCCCCGGCCGTCAGGTCGCGGAAGCGCACGCGCGCCGCGAAGCCGTTCGACACGGCGGCGAAGGTCGCCGGCAGCACCTCGCCGTGGACGCTGACCCGCAGCATCTTCTCGAGCTCGCCGCGCTGCTCGCGCACGCAGCGCCCCAGGCTCGCCAGCGAGCGCTTGGTGAGGCGGTCCGCGTACAGCCGCCGGCGCTCGCGGGCGTCGGCGGCGGCCCGGCCCGCGACGTCCGCCCAGCTCTCCGGGCCGTCCCCGCGGCTCGCCTCCCCCCCGCCCGGGGCCGCGGGGGAGGGGGAGGGGGGGCGCGCGGCCCCGTCCTCCCCCTCCCCCGCGTCCCCCGCCCCGCCGCGCCCGGCGCCCCCGAGGCGCGCCAGCACGCGGCGCAGCGCCTCCTCGTCGCTCTGCTCGGGGCTGACGAGGCGCCGCAGCAGGGGCGTCGTCAGGTGGTGGTCGTAGCAGGCGCGGATGAGGGCCTCGATCTGGTCCTCGGGCGAGGTCGCCTGCCCCCCGACGAGGAGCGCGTCCACCATGTCGAGCGCCGCCAGGCGCTCGCCGAACGCGCGCTCGAAATGCTCGGCGCGGCGGCCGAACAGCGCCAGCTCGACGGCCGCCACCGCCGTCTCGTGGCGGAGCTCGCGCCGCGCCAGCTCCGTCAGGTTGTCGGCGAACGCGTCCATGGTCGACTGGTGGGCGCGGTCGCCCGAGGCCAGCCAGAACCGCAGCTCGCTGATGGCGTACAGCCCGGGCGTGGCGGCCTGGAAGACGTCGTGGGCCTCCAGCAGGGCGTCGGCCTCGCGGCGCGCCGACTCGTCCGCGGGGCCGCGCGCGGGGTCCGCGCCCGCCGCGGTCCGCTCCAGGGCCTGGTCCAGCACGCGCAGCGCGCGCGCCCGCGCCGCCTCCGAGAACCCGGCGGCGTGGGGCAGGTAGCGCCGCAGCTCGTTGTCGTCGAGCCGGACCTGGGCCTGCTGGGTGACGTGGTTGCAGATGCGGTCCGCCAGCCGCCGGGCGACGGTCGCGCCCTGGTTGGCCGTCACGCACAGCTCCTCGAAGCAGACCGCGCACGGGTGGGTCGGGTCGCTGATCTCGGGGGGGACGATGAGCCCCGACCCCACCGCCCCGACCAGGAAGTCCCGCACGCGCCCGAGCGCGGCGACGGCGCCGCGCGGGGGCGTGACGAGGTGGCAGTAGTTCAGCTGCTTGAGGAAGTTCTCAACGTCGTGCAGGAAGCACAGCTCCGTCTCCACGCCCCCGCCGTACGTCTCCAGCCGGATCCGCTGGTGGTACGGGCACGGCCGCGCCAGGCCCATGGACCCCGCGAAGAAGGCCGCGACGTCCCCCTCCCCGCCCCCCTCCCCGAACGCCTCCAGGCAGCCCAGCAGGCGCTCGCCCTCGCGCTGCGCGTACTCGAGGAGCAGCTCCAGGGTCACCGACAGGGGGGTCAGGAAGGCCCGGGCCTGCGCCGCCAGCCCCGGGCGCAGGCGCCGCCGCACGGCGCGGACCTGGAGGGCGTTGAGCTTCAGCGCCGCGAGCTTCCCGCGGCCGATCCGGGGATCGCAGCGCCGCAGCAGCTCCAGCTGGAAGACGTAGGTCTGCACCTGGCCGAAGAGGGCCAGGAGTTTCTGCCGGGCCGCGGTCGGCTCCGAGACCGCGGCGTCGTCCGCCGGGGCCGGAGCCCCGGCCCCGGAGGGGGCCGATGCCGTGTCCGTCTCGGCGGCGGTCTGTTAGCGCTCGGCCCCGGGGTCCGGCGGCCAGAGGCGGGGGGCCGAGTTCGGCGGGGCACCACCCGTCTCTGTTCCCGGCCCAGCGGGCCGGGTCTTTTGTAAGACCGGCCGCGTGGGCGGGCGAATGCGGGGGGTTGCGGGGGCGGGGGCGCGCGACGGGGAGAGGAGCCGCCCGGAGGCACGAGAGGCGCGCCTCGCTGGGTCGTACCCGGCCCGCCCTCCCCAACCACCACAGCCCCACACCCCCAGCGCCCCGCACGAACGCCAGTGTGATACAAGACGCGACAGCCGGATGACTTCGAGCCCCTCTCGGGTCGGGTTTATTGTCCGCGAGCAAGAAGCCTCTCTTTCCCCCACCCACCCTCTGCCGTTTGGGAGAGGGTGGGGGGAAGAGGGGAGGAAACGCGGCGCCTACAGCGTGTCCAGCGTCAGCTCCCTCTTGTCGGGGGGGGCGTCGCCAAACAGGTCGTCCGCGGCGCCGGCCCTCTTTCGGGCGCCGGCCGCGGGCGCCGCGAAGCCCCCGAACGCGGGCGCGTCGTCGTCCTCGGCCCCGAACGCCCCGAAGTCGAACGCCTCCCCGCCGTCCGCGCCGGCCGTCTGGGTGACGAGGGCCTCGGCCTCGTGGGCCACCTCCAGCGCCGCCTCGGTCGTCCACTCGCCGCCGCCGCGCTCCAGGGCGCGGGCGGTGAACGCCACCATCTCCTCGCCGAGGTACTCGTCCTCGAGGAGCGCCAGCCAGTCCTCGATCTGCAGCTGCGGCGTGCGGCTCCCCAGGCTCTTGACGGCGGCGACGAACACGGCGCTGGCCACCGAGGCCCCCCCCTCGGCGACGATGGCGCGCAGCTGCTCGCAGAGCGAGCTCTCGTGCGCCCCGCCGCCGGGGGTCGAGGCCGCGCACACGAACCCGGCCCGCGGGCAGGCGAGGACGAACTTGCGGGTGCGGTCAAAGATGAGCAGCGGGCAGGCGTTCTTGCCGCCCAGGACGTTGGCCCAGTTCCCGGCCTGGAACACGCGGTCGTTGCCCGCCATGCCGTAGTACTTGCTGATGCTGAGCCCCAGCACCACCAGGGGGCGCGCGGCCATCACGGGCCGGAGGAGGTTGCAGCTCGCAAACATCGTCGTCCACGCGCCGGGGTGCTCGTCGACCGCGTCCACGAGCGCGCGGGTCCCGGCCTCCAGGGCCGCGCCGCCGCGCGGGGACCAGGCGGCCGCCGCCTGCAGGCTGGTGGGGCGGCGGGACCCGACCAGGATCGCCGTGAGGGTGTTGATGTAGTACGTCGAGTGGTCGCAGTAGCGCAGGATCTGGTTGGCCATGTAGTACATGGCCAGCTCGCTGACGTTGTTGGGGGCGAGGTTGACGAAGTTCGAGGCCGCGTACTCGGCCGAGAACCGCTTGATGAAGCCCAGCGTCTCGATGTCCTCGCGGCTGAGGAGCTTCGCGGGGAGCTGGTTGCGCTGCAGCGCCGTCCAGAACCACTGCGGGTTGGGCTGGCTGGAGCCCGGGGGCTTGCCGTTGGGAAAGAGCGCGGCGTGGAACTGCTTGAGCAGGAACCCGGCGGGCCCGCGCAGGATGTCCACGTGCTTGTCCGACTTCTGGTAGGCCGCCTGCATGCCGGCGACGCGGCTCTTGGCCGCCTCCGAGGCGTTGGCGCTCGCGCCGGCGAACACCACGCGGTTCTTGACGCGCATCTCCTTGGGGAAGCCGAGGTTGACGCGCGCCACGTCCCCCTCGAAGCCGGTCTCGGCGGGGGCCGCCTGGCCGGCCGTGAGGCTGGGGGCCGAGACGGCGGCGCCGTCCGAGAGCGCGATCGTCAGGGTCTTGGCCGGCAGGAACCCGTTGTTGAAGAGGTCCATCACGCGCCGGCGCAGCACCGGCTGGAACTGGTTGCGGAAGTTGCGGCCCTCCACCGACTGGCTGGCGAAGACCCCGTGGCACTGGCTCAGGGCCAGGTCCTGGTACACCGCCAGGTTCGACCGGCGGCTCAGCAGCTGCAGCAGCGGGCAGGGCCCGCCGGCGTGCGGGTCCAGCGCCAGCGACATGGCGTGGTTGGCCTCGGTCAGGCCGTCGCGGAACTTGAAGTTCCGCCCCTCGACCAGGTTGCGCATGAGCTGCTCCACCTCGCGGTCGACCGTCTGCCGGACGTTGGTCAGGACGGTCTGCAGGGCGTCGCGGTGGGTGATGATGCTCTCGAGCCTGGCCAGCGACGTGGGCACCGCCGGGTCCACGTACTGCAGGTTCTCGAGCTCCGCCATCACGCGCTCGGTCGCCGCGCGGTACGTCTCCTGCATGACGGCCCGGGCCGTCTCGGCCACGTCGGCGCGCTTGATGGCCGAGAAGGCGGCGTAGTTGCCCAGCACGTCGCAGTCGCTGTAGGCGCTGTTCATGGTCCCGAAGACGCCGATGGGGCCGCGGGTGGCGCTCGCGAACCGGGGGTGGCGGCCCCGCAGGCGCATCAGGGTGGTGTGGGCGCAGGCGTGCCGCGTCTCCAGGTCGCAGAGGTCGCAGGGCACGTCGGTCTGGCTCGAGTCGGCGACGTAGCGCAGCACGTCCAGCTCCTGGCGGCCGACGATCACCCCGCCGTCGCAGCGCTCGAGGTAGAAGAGCATCTTGGCCAGCAGCGCGGGCGAGAAGCCGCAGAGCATGGCCAGGTGCTCGCCCGCAAACTCCTGGTTCCCGCCGACGAGCGGGGCCGCGGGCCGGCCCTCGTGGCCCGGCACCACGTGGCCGTCGCGGTCCACCTGGGGGTTGGCGGCCACGTGGGTGCCGGGCACCAGGAAGAAGCGGTAGAAGGACGGCTTGGAGAGGTCCTTGGGGTCCGCGGGGCCGGCGTCCTCGACCTCGGTCAGGTGCAGGGCCGAGTTGGTGCCGAAGACCATGGCGCCCACCAGGCCGGCGGCGCGCGCCAGGTAGGCGCCGATGGCCGTGGCCCGCGCGAGCGGCGTGTCCTGGCCCTCCAGCATGGGCCAGGCGGCGACGTCCGTCGGCGGCTCGTCGAAGACGGCCATGGACATGAGCGACTCGAGCGCGAGCGCGGCGTCGCCGGCCATGACCGACGCCAGGCGGCGCTCGAAGCCCCCCTGGGCCGCCTTGCCGGCCCCGGCCCCGCCCCCGTCGCGCCCCCCCTTGGGAGCCCGGCCCTGGGCCCCGTCGAGCATCGTGAAGGTGATGTCGGCCGGCAGGGCCGCCCCCTCGTGGTTCTCGTCGAACGCCAGGTGGGCGGCGGCCCGCGCGACCGCGTCCACGTTGCGCGTCCGGAGCGCCACGGCGACGGGCCCCACGACGGCCTCGAAGAGGAGGCGGGCCAGGGCCCGGTTGAAGAAGGGGAGGGGGTACTCGAAGTTCTCCCCGATGGAGCGGTGGTTGGCGTTGAAGGGGTCGGCGACGACGCGGTTGTAGTCGGGCATGAACATCTGCAGGGGGTAGAGCGGGATCCGCCGGACCGCGTCCCCGCCGACCGTCACCTCGTCGACGCCGCCCAGATGCAGGAAGGTGTTGCTGATGCAGACCGCCTCCTTGAAGCCCTCGGTGACGACCAGGTAGAGCAGGGCCCGGTCGGGGTCCAGGCCGAGGCGCTCGCACAGCGCCTCGCCGGTGGTCTCGTTCTGCAGCTCGCAGGGCCGCGGCGCGTGGGCCGAGAACCCGAACTGCCGGCGGGCGCGCTCGCAGAGGCGGGTCAGGTTCGGGGCGCGGGTGCTGGGCTCCAGGTGGCGGCCGCCGTGGAAGACGTAGACCGACGGGGCGAAGTGGGACGGCGTGAGCTTGAGGGACACCGCCGTGCCCCCGAGCCCGGTCGTGCGGGACCCGACGACGACGGCCACGTTGGCCTCGAACCCGCTCTCCACGGTGAGCCCGACGACGAGCGGCGCGATCGCCGCGTCGGCGTCGGCGCTCCGGGCCGACAGCATGGAGAGCTCGGCCAGCCCCCCGGCCGGACACGCGCGGGCGTAGACGTAGCCCAGGGGACTGGGGGGTACCTGGATGGTGGTGGTCGTCTTGGGTTTGGGTTCCATGGCGGCGCGTCGCCGGCCGGGCGCGCGGGTGTCGGGGTCCTTAGGGTCGTCGGGGTCCCTCCTCCCGTCGAGTCCCGGTGTGGCGCTCGGGTCGTGCTCGGCCGCGTCGGCGATGCGGTGTATCCGGACGAACGGTGCTGCGAAAGAAAGGAGGGGAGAAGAGGGGGCGGGAGGGCGTACCGGAGATCGCGGGGCGCCTGGGGAATCCCAAGGACCTCCGAGGGGACCCGCGCGCCCCGGCCGTCTGAGGTCCCGCCGGGAGCGGCCGACATTTGTAAGGCGCCGGGAACGGCCCGCCCCGAAGGGCGGCACCGGGGGCGGGGCGCCCCCGGGGGAGGCCGTTGCCTAGCAACGCAGGATCGTTGGATTACGCAATCTTCTCAAGAGAAGTGAGGACGCGAAGCGTCCGCACTTCGTCCTAATAATATATATATATATTAGGACGAAGTGCGGACGCTTCGCGTCCTCACTTCTCTTGAGAAGATTGCGTAATCCAACGATCCTGCGTTGCTAGGCAACCGGGGACGCGTCCCGCCCACGCAGCCGCGTTCATAAAAACCGACGGGCGCCGGGAGAGCCGGCCGCTCCTCCGTCTCTCCGCTCTCGGGGCCCGGTCTCGCCGCGCCACCGGGGGCGAGATAGACACGGCCGGGTAACCCGGCTCGTTGGCCGGTCCGGCCTCCCGCCCGCCCCACCTCGCTCGTTTTCCCCCTTCCCCACGGACGCGGCCCGGCCCGCACCCGCCGCGTCCATGGGGCCGGTGGGACGCGGGGGCCCGGGGGCCGGGGCCGCGGCGCGGGCGGCGGCGGCCGGGTTCTTCGGACCCCCGGCCGGCCGGGGGTCCGCGCCGCCCCCCAGGCCGCGCGAAAACTTTTACAACCCCTACCTCGCCGCGGGGCGGCGCTCCGGCGCCGCCGGGCGCGGCGCGCAGCCCGCGCCGCACAGCTACTGCAGCGAGTGCGACGAGTTTCGCTTCGTCGCCCCCCGCGCGCTGGACGAGGACGCGGCGCCCGAGATGCGCGTCGGCGTGCACGACGGCCGCCTGCGGCGCGCCCCGCGCGTCTACTGCGGCGGCGAGGAGCGCGACGTCCTGGACTTCGGCCGGGACGCCTTCTGGCCCAGGCGCGCGCGCCTGTGGGCCGGCGTGGACCGCGCGCCCGCGGAGGCCGCCCCGCCCGTGGACCTGTTTCACGTCTACGACATCGTGGAGAACGTCGAGCACGCGCAGCACGGCGGGTGCGCCGGGCGCGCCCACGGCCGGTTCCTGGACGCCATCACCCCCTCCGGCACGGTCGTCACGCTGCTGGGCCTGACCCCCGAGGGGCGCCGCGTCGCCGTGCACGTGTACGGCACGCGCCAGTACTTTTACATGAACAGGGCCGAGGTCGACCGGCGGCTGGGCTGCCGCGCCCCCCGCGACCTCTGCGAGCGGATGGCCACGGCCCTCCGCGAGTCCCCGGGGGGCTCCTTCCGCAACATCTCCGCCGACCACTTCGAGGTGGACGTGGTGGACCGCGCCGACGTCTACTACTACGAGACGCCGCGCGTGCCCTACTACCGCGTCTACGCGCGGAACGGGCGCGCCCTGGCGTACCTCTGCGACAACTTCTGCCCCGGGATCCGCAAGTACGAGGGCGGCGTCGACGCCACGACGCGCTTCGTGCTCGACAACCCGGGGTTCGTGACGTTCGGGTGGTACCGCCTGGGGCCCGGGCGCGACGGCGCGCCGCCCCACCCGCGCCCCGCCGAGGCCTTCGTCACCTCGAGCGACGTCGAGATCGACTGCACGGCCGACAACCTGGCCGTCGAGCGGGAGCGCGGCGACCTGCCCGGGTACAAGCTCATGTGCTTCGACATCGAGTGCAAGGCGGGCGGGGAGGACGAGGCCGCCTTCCCCGTGGCCGCCAACGCCGAGGACCTGGTCATCCAGATCTCGTGCCTGCTGTACGACCTGGCCGCCGCCCGCCTGGAGCACATCCTCCTGTTCTCGCTGGGCTCGTGCGACCTGCCCGAGGCGTTCGTCGCGGACCTCGGGGCGCGGGGTCTGCCCGCGCCCACGGTCCTCGAGTTCGACAGCGAGTTCGAGATGCTCCTCGCCTTCGTGACGTTCGTCAAGCAGTACGGGCCCGAGTTCGCCACGGGCTACAACATCATCAACTTCGACTGGCCCTTCCTCATCGCCAAGCTCACCGACGTCTACAAGGTGCCGCTCGACGGCTACGGCCGCATGAACCGCCGGGGCGTCTTCCGCGTGTGGGACATCGGCCAGAGCCACTTCCAGAAGCGCAGCAAGATCAAGATGAACGGCGTCGTCAACATCGACATGTACGGGATCGTCTGCGACAAGGTGAAGCTCTCGAGCTACAAGCTGAACGCCGTCGCCGAGGCGGTCCTCAAGGACAAGAAGAAGGACCTCAGCTACCGGGACATCCCCCGGTACTACGCCGCCGGGCCCGCGCAGCGCGGGGTGATCGGCGAGTACTGCGTGCAGGACTCGCTGCTGGTGGGCCAGCTCTTCTTCAAGTTCCTGCCCCACCTGGAGCTCTCGGCCGTGGCCCGGCTCGCCGGCATCACCCTGACGCGCACCATCTACGACGGGCAGCAGATCCGCGTCTACACGTGCCTGCTGCGCCTCGCCGGCCAGAAGGGCTTCCTGCTGCCGGACAACCCGGGCCGGTTCGCGGGGGCCGCGGCGGCCCCCGCCGGCGGGGACGGGGGGCGGGAGGAGGAGGACGCGGCCGGGGCCGAGGAGGACGGGGGGGACGCGGGCGCGGGCGCGGGCGAAGGCGGGGGCGACGAGGACGCGTTCGGCGGCGGCGCGGAGCCCGCCGCGCGGGAGGGCGGCGCGGGCCGGCACGTGGGGTACCAGGGCGCCAAGGTGCTTGACCCCGCGTCCGGCTTCCACGTGGACCCCGTGGTGGTGTTCGACTTCGCCAGCCTCTACCCCAGCATCATCCAGGCCCACAACCTCTGCTTCAGCACGCTGTCGCTCAGCGCCGACGCCGTGGCGGGCCTGGAGCCGGAGCGGGACTACCTCGCCATCGAGGTGGGGGGCCGGCGCCTGTTCTTCGTCAAGGCCCACGTGCGCGAGAGCCTCCTCAGCATCCTGCTGCGGGACTGGCTCGCCATGCGGAAGCAGATCCGCTCCCGCATCCCCCACAGCGCGCCCGAGGAGGCCGTGCTCCTCGACAAGCAGCAGGCGGCCATCAAGGTGGTGTGCAACTCGGTCTACGGCTTCACGGGGGTGCAGCACGGCCTGCTGCCCTGCCTGCACGTCGCGGCCACCGTCACGACCATCGGCCGCGACATGCTGCTCGCGACGCGCGAGTACGTGCACGCGCGCTGGACGACCTTCGACCGCCTGGAGGCCGACTTCCCCGAGGCCGCGACCATGCGCGCCCCGGGGCCGTTCTCCATGCGCATCATCTACGGCGACACGGACTCCATCTTCGTGCTGTCCCGCGGCCTCACGGCCGAGGGGCTGACGGCCATGGGCGACCGCATGGCGGCGCACATCTCGCGCGCGCTCTTCCCGCCCCCCATCAAGCTCGAGTGCGAGAAGACGTTCACGAAGCTCCTCCTCATCGCCAAGAAGAAGTACATCGGCGTCATCTGCGGGGGCAAGATGCTCATCAAGGGCGTCGACCTGGTCCGCAAGAACAACTGCGCCTTCATCAACCGCACCTCGCGGGCCCTGGTCGACCTGCTGTTCTACGACGACGCGGTCTCGGCGGCCGCCGCCGCGCTGGCCGCGCGGCCGCCGGAGGAGTGGCTGGCGCACCCCCTGCCGGAGGGGCTCGACGCCTTCGGGCGCGTGCTCGTCGACGCGCACCGGCGCATCACGGACCCCGACCGCGACGTGCGCGACTTCGTGCTCACCTCCGAGCTGAGCCGCCACCCGCGCGCCTACGCCAACAAGCGCCTGCCCCACCTCACGGTCTACTACAAGCTGCTGGCCCGCCGCGACCAGGTGCCCTCGATCAAGGACCGGATCCCGTACGTGATCGTGGCCCAGACGCGCGAGGTCGAGGAGACGGTGGCGCGGATCGACGCGCTGCGCGAGCTCGACGCCGCGCCCCCCGCCCCCCCCGAGCCACCCCCGCCCCCCGCGAGCGCCCCCGCCCCACCCAAGCGCCCCCGCGGCCGGCAGCCCGGCGACCCCGAGCCCAAGCGGCGCAGGCTGCTGGTCTCGGAGCTGGCCGAGGACCCGGCGCACGCCGTGGCCCACCGCGTGCCCCTCAACACCGACTACTACTTCTCGCACCTCCTCGGCGCGGCGTGCGTGACGTTCAAGGCCCTGTTTGGGAATAACGCCAAGATAACGGAAAATCTGCTGAAGCGCTTTATTCCGGAGGTGTGGCACCCCGAGGAGGAGACGGCGGTCCGCCTCCGCGCCGCCGGCTTCCGCGCCGCGGGTGCCGGCGCTACGGAGGCGGAAACTCGTCGAAGGCTGCGTACAGCCTTTGATACTCTAGCATGAGCCCCCCGTCGAAGTTGATGTCGCGCATCTTGCAATAAATGTCGGCCGCCGACACGGCCGGGACGTCCGCGTCCGTCGTCGTTCTCTCCGCGCCGCGCCGCACCACGAGCACGAACGTGCTCTGCCACACGTGGGCCACGAAGCGGTAGCCGGGGCACGCGGTCAGCATGCGGTCGATGAGGCGGTAGTGCAGGTGGGCCGACGTCCCGGGGAGGATGACGTAGAGCATGTGGCCGCCGTAGGTGGGGTCCGGGTAGAAGAGCAGGCGGGGGTCGCCGGCGCCGCCGGCGCGCAGGATGGTGTGCACGAAGAAGAGCTCGGGCTGGCCGAGCACCCCGGCCAGCAGGTCCTGGAGGGGGGTGTGCTGGCGGTCCGCCAGGACGGCCAGCGAGGCCAGGAAGGCGCGGTGCTCGAAGATGGTGTTGATCTGCTGCACGAAGGCGAGGATGAGCGCCTCGCGGCTGGTGGCGCCGAGGCGCCCGTCGCCCGCGCCGCAGGCGGGGCAGCAGCCGCCGATGCCGAGGTAGTACCCCATCCCCGAGAGGGTGAGGCAGTTGTCGGCCACGGTGCGCTCCAGGTCGAAGGGCAGCGCGACGGGGGTCGTCCGGACCAGGGGCACGGAGAGCGAGCGCACGACGGCGATCTCCTCGGAGGGCGTCTGGGCGAGCGCGGCGAACACGCCGCGGTACCGCTCGCGCTCGCAGACGCTGGGCTCCAGCCTGCGGAGGGACGAGCGGCTGCGCGCGGGGCGCCGGCCCGCGGGCCGCGCCGCGCCCAGGCCGTCGTCGCGGGCGCGCCGGGAGGCGCGGCGGTCCCGGGCGAGGCGGGAGGCGCGCCGCTCGCGGGCCCCGTCGTCATACATAGGTGCTGAGGGTGTGCTCGAGCGACAGGAGCGAGATCGAGTGCCGTCGGAGCAGCGCGCCGGCCTCGCGCACGAATGTGGCGAGCGCCGTGGGCCGGGGCAGAAATACCTGGTACGTCTTGAACGCGTAGACCAGGGCCCGGAGCGCGGTGCAGACCCGCCCCCCGAACTCGTTGCCGCAGGCCAGCCGGGCCTTGTACAGGAGCAGCTCCTCCCCGTCGCCCGCGGGGGGGTGTCCGAACAGGGCCCAGGGGTCGACCTCGATCTCCGCGATGGCGCACATGGGGTCGCAGAACATGTGCTTGAAGATGGCCTCGGGTCCGGCCGCCCGCAGCAGGGCGGCGAACCGCCCGCCGTCGTCGGGCTGCGCCTCCGGGTCCGCCGCCAGCCGGTCGACCACCGGCGCGATGCAGTCGAAGAGGCTCGTGTTGTTGTCCGAGTACCGGACGACCTCGGCCCGGAGGCGCCGCAGGGCCAGCCAGTAGGCCCGCACCAGCAGCAGGTTGCACAGCAGGCACTCGCCGCCCGTGCGGCCGCGGCTGCGGCCGTGCTTGAGCACGGTCGCCAGGAGGGGCCCGAGATCCGCGTCGGGGCGGGCCCCGGGGCCGGCGAACTGCGCGAAGCGCGCCGCCACCGCCGCCGCGCCCCGCGCGTCCCACGCCCGCGCCACGGCGGCTCCGCGCGCCTCCGCCGCCGCGCGGAGCCGGGGCTCCGGCGCCCACACGGCGGGGGTGCCGGCGAGGAGCAGCAGGATGAGGTCGGCGTGCCCCCACGACTCCGCGGCCGGGCGTCCGCGCCCGGCCCCCTCGCGGGCCTCGAACTCGGCGTTGCGCGCCACCGCGCGCGTGCAGCAGCTCTCGCCGCCGCCGCGCCGGCCCTCGGTGCAGTCCAGCAGGCGCGCGCACTCCTTCCAGTTCATCAGGGCCGTGGCCAGGGAGGGCTGGGGCCCCGGGCCGCCGCCCGCGCCCTCCTCGCCCCCGGCGGCCAGGGTCCCGAGGAGGGCGCGGGTGGCGGACTGGGCGAGGAAGGAGAAGTTGGAGTACTGGACCTTCGCGGTCCCGGGCGAGGAGGCCGCCCGGGGCGCGGGCGGCTTCGGGGGCGGTGGGCCGGGCAGGCCCCCGTCCGTCCGGAAGCAGCAGTGGAGGAAGAAGTGCCGGTGGATGTCGTTGATGGTGAGGGCGAAGCGGGCGAACGCGCCCACGAGGGTGGCCCCCCGGGCGCGGAGGAAGTGGGCGTCCATGACGTAGACGAACTCGAACGCGGCCACGAAGATGCCGGCGGCGCACTGGGGCGCCGCCAGGCACTTGGCGCACAGGAACGCGTAGTCGGCGGCCCACCGGGGCGAGAGGCGGTACGCCTGCCTGTACGCCTCGATGGTGCGGCAGACCAGGCACGGGCGGTCGAGGGCGAACGTTTCGGCGGCCGCGGCGACGAAGGGTCCGGTGTCGGGGAGAGGCTCCCCGCACGGGTCGGTGGGTGGGGGCGGGCCCGGCGCGCCGCCCCCGGCCGCCCTCCCGCGCGCGGCCGGACGCGGGTGCGCCGGGCCCTCGGCCTCGACGTCCTCGTCCGCCGCCCCGGGGCCCGGCACACCAATCACGTGGCACGCCACCAGCAGCTCGCCGCAGAGCGACTCGTTAAGAGCCAGGAGGTCGGGGTCGAAGGCGACATACGCGCGATCGAACGCCCCCGCCGCCCAGCCGCCGTCCGGGGTCTCGGGGGGAGCCGCGGCCGGGAGGAGGAACGCCCCGGGGTCGGTCATGTCGTCCGGAGACCCGCGGCCGAGAACGCTGAGGGAGGCGATCCCCGACTGCGCGCTGCTGTCGCGCTCGCTCGAGAGTCTAGAGGAGGGCTTCCTCTCGCGAGACGAGGCCGCCGACGCGGGCGGGGCCGACGGGGGCGCGGCCGTGTGGTTCGAGGACCTCACCCCCGTGGAGCTGGAGGTGGTCTTCCCCACCACGGACGCCAAGCTCAACTACCTCTCCCGCACGCAGCGCCTGGCGTCCCTGCTGGCGTACGCGGGGGATATAAAGGCCCCCGACGCCGCCGACGGCGGACAGACGCGACCGCCGCCGTGCGCGCACGCCGAGCTGCTCGCGCAGAAGCGGGGTCGGTTCGCGGCGGTCATCAACCGCTTCCTCGACCTGCACCAGATCCTGCGGGGGTAGCCCGCGCTCGCCCCCGACACCCCCCTTCCGCCACGCGACCGCCATGTTGGACCACCGAAAGTCGTACGCCGACCGCCGCGCGGACTCCTTCGAGGGCCTCGTCCAGCGAATCCGGCTCGTGGTGCCGGCCACGCTGCGGGGCGGGGAGTGCGAGGCGGGGCCCTACCTGCCCAGCAGCCCGCCCCTGCGCTGCGCCTTCCAGTTTAACGGGCAGAACGGGTCCGACGACTCCTTCCCCATCGAGTACGTGCTGCGGCTCATGCGCGACTGGGCGGACGTCCCCTGCAACCCGTACCTGCGCGTGCAGAACACCGGCGTGTCGGTGCTGTTCCAGGGCTTCTTCTCGCGCCCCCACGGGGCGCCGGGGGGGGCGGTCACGGCCGAGCAGAACAACGTCATCCTGCAGTCCACCGAGGCCACCGGGCTCTCCCTCGGGGACCTCGACGAGATCAAGGCGCGGGTCGGCCTCGACCCGCGCCCCATGATGGCCAGCATGTGGATCCACTGCTTCGTCCGCATGCCCCGGGTTCAGCTCGCGTTCCGGTTCATGGGGCCCGAGGACGCCGGCCGCACGCGGCGCATCCTCTGCCGCGCGGCCGAGCACGCCCTGGCGCGCCGCCGCCGCACCCAGAGGACCGAGGCCGAGGCCGCGGGGGCGGCGCGCCCCCCCACCCCCCCGACGACGGCGCCCGCCGCGGCCGGGCCGCCGCCCGGCGCCGCCGCCCCGGCCCGCGGGTGGTGGCGCGCGCCCTCGCTGGCCCGGCCGCCGCGGGCCGTCCCGCCCCCGCTGCTCGTGGCCGCCGGCCTCGTCCTGGGGGCCGCGCTGTACTGGCTGGCCGGCCTCGCCCGATAAAAGGCGGCGCCCCGGCCGCCGGGCCGCCAGTGCGCCCCTCGCGCGTCGTCTCGGCGCGGTCTCGCCCGCCCCCTCCGCCGCCCTCCTCCCGGTCGCCGTTGCGCCCCGCCCGCCGCCCGCGCCATGTCCGCCGCGGTCCCGCAGTTCCACCGGCCCGACACGCTTCACCCCGAGCGCATCCAGGCGCTCGGGATGCGGGAGCTCGTGCTGGCCGTCAACGAGGCGCAGCCCGTGGACCACACCCACGACCACCCGCTGGGCGAGCGCGCCGCGGTGCGCAACTTCCTCCGCGGCCAGGCGGGGGCGCTCGCCGACATGTGTCGCGCGCACGCGAACCACACGCTGGAGCTGCAGCCGATGTTCGGCGGGGAGGCGCCCGGCGACTGGCTGCGCCCCGCGTTCGGCCTCCGGCGGACCTACCTGCCCTTCCTGGCCGCCCCCGCCAACCAGCCGGGGCGCAGCCCCTAGGCGCGCCCGGGAATCGCGCCGCTGCCGGCGTTTGCCCCCCCCCCCCCCCCCCGCGCACCCCGCCCGGCCCGCGGGCCCTTCCCCTCCTTTACCCCAATAAAGCGGTGCGGACGAAGAAAAACACACGCGTGTGAAGCGGTCGTCTGTTCGTTTATTGTCGATGTTGTCGGACGGGTGGGGCGTGGGTCGGTGAACGGGGGAGGTGCCGCGATCCGATGCGTCTAGCCCAGGAGCATGCGCACGTGATACAAGCCGGTCAGTACCGCTCCGCTGCGATCGAGGAGCGCGTGGCGGGTTCTTCGGAGCTGCCGTCGAATGCGCCGACAGGCCTCGATGAGGACCGCCAGCGCGCTGCGACCGGTGCTTCGCACGTAGCGCCGCGAGAGGGCCGCGTTGGCCGAGAGGGGCGGGGGGCCGAAGTGGGAGCTCGGGGAGGCCCGGGCTCCCGCCTCGGGTGTGTTGGGGTCGGGCGGGTGGGCAAAGGGGTCGGGGTCGTCGGGGTCGGGCGCCTCGAGGTCGAAGCGCCCGGGGTCGGAGTCCACCGAGGAGTCGTCCGACTCCTCGGTGTCGTCGGGGGACCACAGGGTCTGTTTCAGCGACACGGGCCCGTGGTCCGTCTCCTCGTGAAGCGCGAGGGACGACGCCCACGATGAGACGCGGGAGGTGGCGTGCCGGCGGAGGGAGGGTGTGGACGAGGCGGGGGTTTCGCGCGAGGGCGCGGGGGACGAGACTCGCCGGGGGACCGCGACCCGCCCCGGAACCAGCGCCCCGAGCCACGGGTCCGGAACGACGCCCGACGCCTCGCCGACGCCCGCGGTGTCGGTGGTGGGAGCGAGGGGGGCGTCCGGTCGCGCGGGCGTTTCGGGCGCCGCCTCCGTCGCGGCCGCGGGGGTCCGGGGGCGCTCGGGGCCATCGGGTGGCAGGGCAAACGACTCCGTGGAGCGTGACACCGCGGGTCGTGCCATGCGACGAACGGGTGGGTGCGGAGGCGCGGCGACCTTCGGCGGCGCCGACCCAGCCGGGCCGCGCCGCCGAAGGTCGCCGCCGGGCGCCACCGAGCCCCCCGGGGGAGTCGGCTCGGGAGAGGGCTCCGATGGGGTTGCGTGGGCTGCAGAAGCGGCAGAAGCGGCAGAAGCTGCAGGGGCCGCTGTTGTTGTCGGTGGTTCGAGGGTGGCGGGACGGGCCGCGGGGTTCAAAGCGGAGGCGGGGGGTGTGGCGGCCGCCGGGGCCGGTGAGGCGTCAGACGGGAGAGGAGCGGCCGCGGTCGCCACGGCGGCCGATGAACCGGCGGGGGGTGTGGTGGTCGCGGGGGGCGCGGAGGCTCGATCTGCCGCAGCTGCGGCGGACGGGGGCGTGGCGGGCGTGGCGGGCGTGGCGGGCGTGGCGGGCGTGGCGGGCGTGGCGGGCGTGGCGGGCGTGGCGGGCGTGGCGGGCGTGGCGGGCGTGGCGGGCGTGGCGGGCGTGGCGGGCGTGGCGGGCGTGGCGGGCGTGGCGGGCGTGGCGGGCGTGGCGGGGCGCGGCTCCGGCTCCGGGGGAGGGGGGTCGGCTAGGCTGGTGAGGGAGCCGACGGCGGGCCGGGCGGCGCGGCGGGTCGGGCGCCGCGGAGGCGAAGACGCCCCCGCCGGCCGGCCCGGCCGCGTCGCGCGACGCGGGAGGCTCACGCGCCCCGGGGCCGGGGCGTTCCGCGGTCGCTCGGGGGGTGGGACGGTCGTGGGGGGGCGGGGGTCGGGGTCGGGGGCGGCGGCTGCTCCGCCGCCCCCGGGTTCGGTCGCGCGAGGGCGGGGGCCCGGGGGAGGCGGGTCGGGGCGAGGTGTGTCCGGGGGGAGGGAGGCGGGGGCGGCCTGGCCCGGCGACGACCCGGAGTCGTCGCCGGGCGCGCGCGGTCTCGCGGGCTGCGGCGGGGCGTCCGGTCGGTGGGCGCGAGATCCGACCGCCGGCTCGGATGGCCGAGGTGCGGGCCGGGGCGGGGGGACGGATCGATCGGGCGCGGCCGGGGGGGCCGCTGGGGGGAGGGGCGGTGGGGGGTCTCCCGCGTCGTCGGACGCCAGCTCCTCCAGCCCGCGGATCCACGTGAGCATGCGCGGGTGGACGGCCTCTCCGACGGGCTCGTCCGGGAGGATCGCCGGCGTCGGGCGGGAGGGCGCCGGCGGCGCGTCGGGGTCGGGGTCGGGGTCCGGGGCGCCGCCCGCGGCGAACGGGAAGCGCGCCTCGGCGGGGCGCCGGTACGCGGGCGCCCCCGGGAACGCCTCGCGCAGCAGGCGGGACAGCGAGAAGGGCGCGCCGAGGATCGTCTGCGCGAAGAAGGGGTCGCCCTCCGCGGCGAGCCCGGCGAGGACGTCCCCGCCGGGGGACACGAACGGGAGCTCCTCGATCTCGTCGCTGCCCACGAAGCGCACGTCCGGGGGCCCGGGGGGGTCGGGCTGCTCCCACAGCACGAAGAGGGGCGCCATGGAGATGTCGACGATGACCAGACACGGGGGGCTCCGCGCGAGCGGGCGCGCGGCGACCAGCGCGGACAGGGCGGGCAGCTGCGCCGCCAGACACGCGTTTTCGATGGCGTTGAGGTCGGCGTGCAGCAGGTCGGTGGCCCACGTCTCCACGTCGGCCGACACGACCTCCCGCAGGGCGGCGTCGGCCGCGCGCGCGCGCGAGTCGAACAGCGTCACGCACAGCTCCAGCTCCGAGCCCTCGGAGAAGGCCGGGTCGCTGCGCAGGGCCACGACGACGGGGGCCCCCAGGAGCGTGGCCGCCAGCACCAGGTCCATGACCGTCACGCGCGCCGCGGGGTCGGGCGGGCCGCCGCGGACCAGCACGCGCTGGCCCGAGGGCCGGTAGAGGGCGTGCGCGGGCGGGGCGGGGGCGTCCTCGCGCCCGCCCTGCGGGTCGGGGGCCCGGCCCGACCCCAGGCGCGCCTCGAGCAGCGCGTCCAGGCTGTCGTACTCGGAGTAGCCGTCGGGAAACATGCACGACCACAGCGCGGCGAGCGCGGCGCTCGGCAGGCACATGCGGCCGAGCACGCTGACCGCCACCAGCGCGCGGGGGCCGTCCAGGCCCCCGAGCGCCGCGGCCGCGCCGCCGGCCGCCAGCTCCGGGGCCGCGCGCCACGGCGCCAGGGGGTCGGAGGGCGACAGCTTGCCGTGGCGCCAGTCCGCCAGGCGCGTGCCGAACAGGAGGCCGGTGGCCGGGGGCGGCCCGGCGGGGACCGCGGGCAGGACGCGCACCTCGGGGCGGGCGTGGGGAGTCAGGCGCTGCACGAACAGGATCGTCCCGGCCCCCGTCTCCCACGCCGCGGGGAGCGTGAGGTGCATGTACTCGTGCTGGAGGACGAGGTCCAGGCGCCAGAAGTTGTAGATGTGCTCCGGGGTCCCGGCCACCAGCGCCACCATGAGGTCGTTGATGCTGAAGGTCACGCGGGGGCGCCGGGCGCCCGCCGGCTCCGCGAGCGGGGCGAGCGCGCCCTCTCCGCGCGCCCACCCCAGCTCGTCCCAGCGGCACCCGAACTCGCGCGTCAGGGTCGTCGCGGCCAGGGCGGCGTACAGCTCGGCGGCCGCGGCCACCGAGTCGCGCCAGGCCGGCTGGCGGTGGCGCACGAAGCGCCCGAAGAGCCGGAAGCCCTCGCCCTGGGCGTCGCTGAGGGCCAGCTGCAGGTGCGTGATCAGGGGGACGGTGCACATGGCCGCGAGCGTCTGGGTCGACTCGAGCCCCTCGGGCGGCAGCGGCGGGCGGGCGCGCGCCGCCTCGGGGCGCATCAGCAGCGCCCCGAGCTTGTCGGTCACGGCCGGGAAGCACAGGGCGTACTGCAGCGGCGTTCCGTCCGGGGTCAGGTAGCTGGTCGCGAAGGGCAGGTCCAGCTCGCTGGTGGCCTCGCGCAGCTCCAGGGGCCCCGGGTCTCCGCTCGCCCGCAGGTACGCCTCGCCCCGGCTGCGCACCGCCCGCGGGTCCGGCTCGTGGCGCTCGCCGGGCCGCCGCGCGCGGGCCTCGAGCGCCCGGACGTCGACGAGCAGGGGCGCGGGCGGAGCCCCGCCGCCCGCGCCCGTGTGGGCGCGGGCCTTGGCGTACGCGCTATATAAGCCCAGCCGGTGCTGGACGAGGGCCCGCGCGCCCCGGAACTCGTCGACCGCCCACGGGGTCAGGTCCTTGGCGAGCGCGTCGAACTCGGCCAGCAGGCGCCCCAGGGCGTCGGCGTTCATCTCCCACGGCACCCGGCCCACCACTTCCTCGCGGAGCCGGGCGAGCAGGCCGTCGTGGCGGGCGACGGCCGCGCCCAGCTCCTCGACGGCCCCCGCCCGTTCGGCGGTCTTGGCCCCGACGGCGCCCCGGTACCGGGCCGGGAGGCGCCCGTAGTGCGCGTCCGCCACCAGCCCCAGCACCGTGTTGGTCGCCGTCTGGAGCGCGAGCAGCTGCTCGCGCGCCGCCGCGAGGGCCTCCGGCGACTTCCACGCGCCCCCGCGGGCCCGCCCGAACCGCGCCCACACCTCGTCCCACTCGCCCTCCGCGGCCTCCAGCGAGCGCCGCAGGGCGGACGTGCGGCGGCGCGTCTCGCCGAGCGCGTCCAGGCGCTCGTGCAGCCGCGCGAGCGGGTCGGGGGCGCCCTCGCGCGCGGCGGTCAGCGGGTGCGCCTCGAAGACGCGCCGCGCGTGCTCCAGCCAGTCGACCGCCGCCGAGTCCAGCTCGGCCGCCTTCTCGGTCTGCTCCAGCAGGAGCTCGATCTGGTCGACGATCTCCGGCACCGAGCGCGCCTGGTCCAGCGTCTTGGCCGCGGCCGCCGGGATCGCCGCGACCCGCAGGAGCGTCTTCAGGTTGGCCAGGCTCTCGGCCTCGCTCCGCGCCTGCCGCTCGTGCGCCGCCAGCGCCTCCCGCAGGGCGGCGGTCACGCGGTCCGTGGCCTCGGCGCGCTGCTGCTTGGCGCGGACCAGCGCGTCCTTGGCCTCGGCCAGGTCGCGCCGGGCCACGAAGGCGACGTATTCGGCGTACGCCGAGTCCTTCACCGGCGTCTGGTCCACGCGCTCCAGCGCCCCGACGCAGGCGGCCAGGGCGTCCTCGCTCGGGCACGCCAGGGCGACGCCCGTCCGCACCAGCTCCGCGGCCGCGGCCGGGTCGCCGCGGAGCCGGACGGTCTGCTCCGCGGCCGCGGCCAGGTCCAGGGGCACGCCCCCCAGCGCCCGGTGGACGCCCGCCCGCAGCGCGTCGAGGCGGGCGCAGAGCTCCAGGTACTCGGCGTGCCCCCGCCGGAAGAACGGCACGTACCGACGGAGGGAGGGCACGCCGTTCAGGTCCTCCGCCAGGCGCGAGACGGCCTCGTGGTAGTCGATGAAACCCCCGCCGGCCTGCGCGAGGTCCAGCAGCCCGCCCGCGAGGCGCAGCAGGCGCGCCAGCGGCTCGGTGTCCACCCGGAACATCTCGGCGTACGTCTCGGCGGCGGCGCCGAACGCGGGGCCCCAGTCCACGCGGTGGAGGGCGGCGAGCGGCGGCAGCGTCGGGTGGTGTTGGTTCTCGGGGGTGTACGGGTTGAAGGCGAAGGCCGCCTCCAGGGCCAGGGTCGCGGTCGCGGCGTTCGCCGCCAGGGCCTGCTCGGCGCGCTTGCGGAAGTCCCGCGGGCTGTAGCCGTTCCGCGCGGCCAGCGCCTGCAGGCGACGCAGCTCCACCGCGTCGAACTCGGCGCGGGTCTCCACGCGGTCCAGCGCCGCCTCCACGTCGGCGGCCCAGCGCTCGCGGCCGGCGCGGGCGTCCCGGGCCGCGATCTTCTCCGCCAGGTCGGCGGCGGCGGCCTCGAGCTCGTCGGCGCGCCGCCGCGTCGCGCCGACCACCTTGCCCAGCTCCTGCAGGGCGCGGCCGCTCGGGGACGGGTCCCCGGCCGAGCCCTCGGCGTGCAGCAGCCCCCCGAACTCCCCCTCGCACGCGACCAGGCCCTCGCGCGCCGCCGCCACCGCGCGGGCCGCCGCCTCGAGCAGCTCGGCGCGGTCGCCCTCCGCCTGGGGGTTCTCCCGCCGCACGGCCACCGCCAGGTCCGCGGCCGCGGCCCCCAGGGCGCCGAGCCGCGCGATGGCCCGGCGGGCGTCGAGGGCCAGCCGGGCCGCCTTCTCGTAGCCCGCCGCGCTGTCGGCGAGGGCGACGAGGAAGGCCAGGGGGCACGCCGGGTCGAGGACGGCCGGGCTCAGGGCGGCGACGGTCTCCGCGAGGACGGCGCGGGCCGTGGCGGCCGCCCCCGCCGTGCTCTCGGGGCTGGCCGTGGCCACGGCCGCGCTCCCGGCGGCGATGGCCTCGGAGACGGCCCGGGTGAGGCGCGGGGCGTGGTCCGAGAAGAAGCGCACCAGGAGGGGCGTCTCGGGGGCCGCGGGGAACAGCTCCCGCAGCACCTCCGCGAAGTTGGGGTGCAGGCCGGAGAGCGCGGTCGCCGTGTCGGGGGTCGGGTGCTCCAGGGCCTCCCGGTACTGGCCCAGCAGCCCCCACAGGTCGGCGCGCAGGGCGGCGCGCGCCTCCGGGGGCGCGGCCTGCGCGGCCTCGGGCAGGCCGGTCCACCCTCCGGGCAGGTCCGCCCGGAGGGTGGCCAGGACGGCGGGGGCCACCCGCAGCCCCCCGAAGTCCGGGAGCGGCCGCAGCACCCCCTGCAGCTTCTGGAAGAAGCGGGCCCGGGCGGCCCGGGCCGCCTCTGCGCGCTCGCGCGCCTCCTCCAGCATGGCCTCGATGGCGCGCACGCGCGCGGCGAGGCGTTCCCGCGCCTCGGGCGACAGCTCGTCCGTGAGCTTGGCGGCCGCCATGGCCTTGGCCTGGCGGAGCGCGTCCTCGGCCAGGCGCCGCGTCTCGGGCGGCGGGCCGCCGGCGTCCCCGTCCCCCGCCGCGCCCGCGGGTCCGAACGCCGCCTCGCTCTCGAGCTCGCGCCGCAGGGCCGCGTCGAGGGCCTCGAAGCGCTCCAGCTCGGCCAGACCCGAGCTCCGCCGCACCGCCCGCTCGTTAATCTGGTGGACGGCCTTGGTCAGCTCGTCCAGCTCCTTGCGGGCGACGAGCCCCTGGCCCGCGGCGTCGCCCAGCGACGCCAGCCAGGCCGCCAGGTCGGCGGGGGCCTCCAGGTCGCGCCCCCGCTGCACCAGCTCCCGGAGCAGCTCGGCCTGGGGGCTCGTGGCGAGCGCGGGCGGGGCGGGAACCCGGGCCCGCCCGGCCACCTCCCGCACGCGCGCGTCGAAGGCGGGCAGGGACTCGAGGAGCTGCCCCACGGGCACGACGGGCGCGGAGGCGACGTGGAACCGGCGGTCGCGGGCGTCTCCGGCCAGCAGCGCCTTGGCGCTGTACGCGGCCCCCCGCTGGAAGTACTCCCTGGTCGCCCCCTCGATGGCCGCCTGGCCCTCCGCGCGCACCTGCTCCAGCCGAACCCGGATGGCCTCGGGGCTCAGGGGCTGGGGGCGGGGCCCGCCGCTCCCCCCCGGGGGCTCGAGGGGGGCGGCGGGAGGCGCCGGCGCCACGGTCAGGGGGCCGCTGCGGCGGGCGACCGCGCCGACGCCCCGCGCCAGGGCGTCCAGGGCGCCGCGCACCTCCCGGTCCTCGGCGGCGGCCCGGGTCTCCTCGGCCCGGGCGAACCCGGCCAGGGCCTGCACGCGCTGCAGCAGCGGCTCGGGGTGGGTCGGGGTGGCGGGGGCGAAGAGGGTGTCCGGGCCGGCCCGCGAGCGCTCCAGGAGCCACTCGGACAGCCGCGCGTAGACCTCGGGGGGGGGCGTCTCCCGCAGACGGCGCTCCAGCTCCGCGAGCTCGCCGTGGAACTCGTCCGTGGTGCGGATGACGTCGCGGGCCACGAGAACCAGCTTGGCCAGCGCCAGGCGGCCGACGCCCGAGCCCTCCTCGAGGACCGGCTGGATGAGCGGGACGTGGGCCGCCACGTCGGCGAGGGTCATGCGCGTGGAGGCCAGGAAGTCGCCGACGGCGGTCCTGCTGGGGAGCAGGCTCAGCGTCAGGTCGAGGAGGGCCGCGGCCGGGCCCTCCGCCCCCGCCCCGGCGTGCGTGCGGGCCCCGTTCTCGATGAGGAAGGCGAGCACGCGCTCGAACAGGAGGACGACGCAGTGCTGCAGCAGGCCGGGCGCGTCGGGGAAGGGCGACCGGAGGGCGTTGACCGTCAGCCGCGAGCACTCGGCCACCTCGCGGCCGATGGTGGCCTCGCGCTCCGCGAGGCGCGCCACCGCCCCGCCCGTGTCCGGGTGGCGGCCGAGCAGCTCGGCCAGGCCGCCGGTGGGGGGCTCCGGGGGCCGGCGCTCCCGCAGCGCGTCGAGCGCCTTCCGGGTGGCGTCGTCGGGCGCGGGCTCGGCCGCGTCCGCCGCGGGCCGGGGGGGCTGCGGTTCCGGCGGTGGGGCGGGCGACTCTCCCGAATCGGGGGTCGGGGTGGGTAGGGGGGTCTCTGGGGGTCTCGGCTGTGCCGCTGGGCCCCCGGGGGCCAGAGTCGGGGGGCTGGGGGCCGGGGCCGAAGTCGGCGCTGGGGTCGCCGGACCCGACGGCGCCGTTGACGCCGGAGCGGAGGCCGGGGTCGACGGCGGAGCCGGGGTCGAACCCGGCGCTGGCGTCGGGGCCGGGGTCGATGCCGGAGCCGGGGCCGCGGGCCGGGTCTGGTCGTCGCCCCCCGTCCCTCGCGCGAACGGGCTCGCGGCGTGCCGCGCGGCCCGGCGCGCCCGAGTCGGCAGGCTGGCGCGCTTGGGGTGGTGGCGGCCGGCGGACAGGTCCTCGAGGCTGGACGGGGGGGTCCAGGTCGGGCGGCGGCGCTTGGAGAACCCCAGGGGGTAGTGCTGGTTCGGGTGCGGGAGCGGCGAGACGACCTCCATGGCCCCGTCCTCGCCGTCGGCGTCTTCGGGGTCGTCCGCGGGGGCGGGATCGGGGCGGGGGGGCGCCGGCAGCGCCAGCGGCGCCCCCGCGAGGGCCGCGCCCCACACCCCCGGCGAAGGCGCGGCCGCCCCGGGGGCGGTGGGCTCGGCCGCGGCGGCCGGAGGCGCGGCGGGGGGGGCGGGCCTGGGGGACGGGGCCTTCGGCGTCGCCGGTCGCGCGGGCCCGGGGGGGCGAACCGCCCCCCCGCCGACCAGCACCGTCGCCCCGGGGACGTCGTCGCCGCGCAGCGGGTGCGACGCGACGACGTCGCGCTCGACAAACGGCTCGTCCTGCAGGTACGTCTCGCTGGCCCCGTACAACTGCAGCACGGCCGCGGCGAGGGCGGCCGGGGTCGCCGGCCCGGGGCCCGAGGGCACGAAGAAGACCATCGCCCCCGCCCACCGCGCCTCCGGGTGCGCCTGGGTGTAGTACGTCAGGTAGGTGTACACCTCCCCGGCCCGCACCTTCGCGACGAAGGCCGGGGACCCCTCCCGCAGGCCGTGGGGGTCGAAGAGGTACGCGTCGTCGCCGTCGCGGTAGAGCCCCATCCCCAGCGCGCCGACCGTGACGAGGGTGTACGACAGCGGCCGCCGGGCCCAGGGCCCCGCGAAGAAGTCGTGGGCGGGGCACTGGGTCTCCAGCAGGCCCGGCGAGGGCTTGCCGAAGAAAGCCACCTCGCCGTAGACCCGAGAGAACACGCAGCGCAGGCCGCGCCCCGACGGGTACTCCAGGAAGGTGGGGAGCTCGACGGCCGAGCACATGCGCGGGGGGCCGCCGCCGGCCGAGGCCCGCGTCCACGCCCCGCCCTCCACGAGGCAGCCGTCGACGGCCTCGGCCGACAGGGCGTCGCGGAGGCCCGCGTCGAAGACCAGGCTGAGGAAGGAGAGCGACGATCGCATGCACGATACCGCTCCTCCGGGCTCCAGGTCGGGGGCGAACTGGTTCCTCGCCCCGGTGACCACGATCCCGCGATCCCCCCTCGGCGCCATCGCGAGAGGGCAAAGGTGGGCGCGGTCCGAAGCGTATGAGGGGGCTCGGCCCGCCCCACGCCTGTTTATGCGACCCCCGGCCCGCCCGTGTGGTGTTTCCGCCGCCCGCCGCCGCCCCTCCCCCTCCACCCCCGCGAGAGGGCGCGCGACGCGACACGACGCTGACCACGGACGTGATGGAAAAAAACGTCGGTTTATTGTCGGAAGGCCGCGCCGCGCGCGGCTACAGCAGCATCTCCTCCTCGTCCTCTTCCGGGTCGTTCCGGGGTCGGGCGGAGTTCGCCCGGGGCTCCGCGGCGGGGCGGGGCGGGGAGTCGGGCAGAGGGAGGAGGCTCCCCTCCTCCCGCACCTCCAGGTCCCGGGGGGGGTCCGGCCCGGGGAAGGGCCGGAACGCCGAGGTGCGGAACACCCCGTCCGTCACCTGCAGCATCTCGTTCATCAGCAGCCAGTCCATCCCCAGCATGACGGCCAGGCCCTGGGGGGACAGGTCGACCGAGTCGGGGGGCACCGTGGTCGTGCCGAGCGGGCCCAGGCTGTAGTCCCCCCAGGCGCCCAGGTCGCGGCGGCTCGTGAGGACGCAGCGGCCCTCCGCGGAGTCGGGCGGGGGGGCGTCCTCGTCGACGTCCGCGAGGACCTCCCGGACCGCCGCGGCGCGCTGCTCGGTCGTGCTGCCGGCCGGCGCCGCGACTAGCGCGCGGTCCGACTGCAGCCCCATCCACGTGTCGTGGAGCTCCCGGACGAACTCGGCCACGCGCCGGGGACCCGTGGCGGCGCGGGCGGCGTGGTAGGCGGCGGCCAGCCGCCGCCAGCGCGCCAGGAAGTGCCCCATGAAGCAGAACCCCGGCACGTGCTCCCCCGCCAGCAGCTTGGAGGCGCGGGCGTGGATGCCCCCGGCGACCGTGACGAACGCGTGCACCTCGCGGAGGACGGCGGTCATCACGTTGCCGTCGGGCGAGACCTGCGTCGCCAGCGCGTCGCAGACCCCCAGGTGGGCCATGGCCTCGGTGATCGCGGCCCGCAGGCCCGCCAGGGCGGCCGTGAGGGCGCGCTTGGCGTCGTGGTAGGTGCCGCAGTACCGACTGACCGCGTCGGCCATGGCGTCCGGGGCCCAGGGCCCCAGGCGGTCGGGGGCCTCCCCGACCACGGCGTACACGCGCCCCCCGTCGCTCTCGAACCGGCACTCGAAGAAGGCCGAGAGGGTGCGCATGTGGATTCGCAGCAGCACGATCGCGTCCTCGATCTGCGCGACGAAGGGGTCGGCCCGGGCGACGAGGTCGGCGAGCACGCCCCGGGCCGCCAGGGCGTACATGCTGATCAGCAGCAGGCTCGTGGCCACCTCCGGCGGGGGGACCGGGGGCAGCTGGGCCACGGGGCGGAGCTGCTCGATGGCGCCGCGCACGATGGCGTGCAGCTCGCGGAGCAGCTGCTCGATGTTCTCCGCCATCTGCATCGTCGGGAGGGGGCCGGCGGCGTCGGCCCCCGGCTCCAGGAGCGTGATCAGGGCGCCGAGCTTCGTCCGGTGCCCCTCCACGGTCGGCAGGTACCCGAGGCCGAAGTCCCGGGCCCAGGCCAGCACCCGCAGCGCGAACGCCACCGAGCGGGGGAGGTAGGCGGCGCGGCACGTGGTCCGCAGGGCGTCCCCGACCACGAGGGCCAGGGCGTACGGGACGAACCCGGGGTCGGAGAGCACGACGGGGGGGACGCCGTCGAGCGCCGGGAAGCGGATGCGCGTGGCGGCGGCCAGGAGGATCGAGGGGGCGTGGCCCGGCTGCCCGGCGGGCAGCAGCGCCGACGCCGGGGCGGCGGGCGCGGCGGGGGTGATGTCCCACTCCGTCTGGCCGTACACGTCGATCCAGATCAGGACCGTCTCCCGGAGCGGGCTGGGCCGGCCCGCGCCGAACCGCCGCTCGGCCGACTCGAACTCCCCCACCAGCGCCCGCCGCAGGCTCGCCAGGTGCTCGGTGGGCGTCACCGGGCCCATGACGCGGGCGAGCGTCTGGCTCAGGACGCCCCCCGCCAGCCCCGCGGCCTCGCAGAGCCGCGCGTGCGCCTGCTCGCAGGCGTCCTGGACGCGCCGGAAGGCGCGCACGTAGCCGGAGTGGTAGCCGTACTCGCGCGCCAGGGCGAACACGTTGGCCCCCGTCAGGGCCACGCACCCGAAGAGCTGCTGGACCTCGCTGAGGGCGGGGGGCCCGGCGAGGCCGCGGGCGGCGCCGCCCGCGGCCAGGAAGCCCTCCAGCGCCGAGAGGTAGTGGGAGCAGTGCAGGGGCGTGAAGCCCGCGTCGATCAGCGCGTTGATGACCACGGACGGGGAGCCGGTGTTCTGGATCAGGGCCCACGTCTGGTGCAGCAGGGCGAGCAGGCGCCGCTGGGCGCCGGCCGACGGCGGCTCGCCCGAGCCCAGCAGGGCGGCCACCGCCGGCTGGAAGATGGCCAGGGCGGACGCGCTCAGGAACGGCTCCTCGGGGTCGAACACCGCCGCGTCGGTGCGGACGCGCGACATCAGCGTGCCGGGGGGCGCGCGCGCCGAGCGCGGGGTGAGGTGGTTGAGGGCGGCCGACACGCGCACCTCCTCGCGGCTGCGAACCATCTTGTTGGCCTCGATCGGCGGGATCATGATGGCTGGGTCGATCTCCCGAACCGTGCGCTCGAACTGCTCCAGCAGGCGCGGGGGCGCCACGATCCCGCGGTCCCTGGTCGTGAGGTACTCGTCCACGAGGGACAGGGTAAACAGGGCTCGCGTCAGCGGCGTGAGCGTCGCGTCGTCCACGCTCTGGAGGTGCGTCGAGAAGAGCGTCGCCCAGTTGCTGGCCCGCGCCAGGAACCGCAGGCCCTCCTGGACGAACGGGGCCGGGAAGATCGGGCTGTACGCGGGCGTCGCGAGGCCGGCGCTGGGCTGGCCCAGCGGAACGGGGGACACCGGGGGGTCGGCGCCCCCCGGGGCGGCGCTCGAGGCGCGCGGGTCCAGACGCAGGCAGCTCTCGGTGACGGACCGCCAGCGGTCCGTCCACTCCGCGACGCACTGGCGGGTGCGCGCCGGCCCCAGGGCGGCCGCGGTGCGCAGGCCCGCCGCCTCCAGCAGACGGGTGGCCTCCGGGGACGCGGCGTCCAGCACCGCCGCCCGCAGGTGGTCCATGGCCTCGAAGGCCCGGTCGGGGGCGTCCGGAAGCGCGACGGCCAGGCGGTGCGCGAGCAGGCCCGGGAGGTTCTCCGCGAGGAGCGCGGTCTCCGGGAGCCCGTGCGCCCCGTGCAGGGCGCAAAGCCTCTCGAGCAGGGGGCGCCAGTGGGTGCGCGCGTCCGCGACGCGGATGGGAGCGCCGGACAACAGGAAGGCCGCGATGGCCGCGCGCAGCCTGGCCGCCAGCAGCACGGCGTCCTCTCCGGCCTCCCCGGAGGCCTCGGTCGGGGGCGCCGGTCTGGCGGTCGCCAGGGAGGTCAGGGCCCCCAGCAGAGACTGCAGCGGGCCGTCGGGCGGCGGCCCGAGGCGGGCGTCGCCGGACGGCGTTGCGGCCCTAACGTCCTCGGGGGGTGTCGCGGGGGGTGGAGGCGCGCGGGTTTCCTCCGGGGTGGGTGGCGCGGCGGCCCGGGTGTCCCCGGGGGCCGGCGCGGTCCGGACGTTCTCGGGGGACGTCGCGGCGGACCCCCGGGCCTCCTTCGGGGGAGGCGTGGTTCGGCTGCGGGTCTCCTTGGGGGACGTCGCGGCGGACCCCCGGGCCTCCTTCGGAGGAGGCGCGGGCCGGCTCCGGTTCTCCTCGGTGGGCGGCGTTGGGGTTGGCGACACCATGACGATGCGGGGAGGGGGCGATTCCCAGAACGGAACGGCGGCCGACCCCCGACACCGGGCGCTGACCGGGGCTCGGGTGCCTGGTCAGAGCGGCGCCGACGGGAGCAGGTGGGACGCGATCCGACGGCTACGCGAGGACCGCGACGGGGGGATCGGCACCACTGACCACAAACGGCGTCCGTGTCACGAACGCGGCGCGAAGGCGCGGGGTGTTATAGGCCCCGCGTGTCCCGGCATCCCGTTCGCGGGAACCGGGGGCCGCGGTTCCCGGAGCGCCCCGGGCGGTGGGCAAGCGGAAGCGGGGTGGAGCGGCGAGCCGGGCCTTTTAACTCTCGCGGGGAACGCGGCGTTCCCATTTCTGGGGGGGAAGAGCTCGCGCGAAGGGGGGCCCCGGTCCCGCCTCGTCTGTCTCCGGGCTCGCTCGGGCTGTCGGTTCTCCCCGCCCCCACCCGAGAAGATGAAAGCGAAGCCCACCGCCCCGGGGGCCCCGGCCGCGTTCTCCGACGCCGCGGGCAGCCCCCCCCTTCACCACATCCTGCGGCCCGCCGGCGCTCGCCGCGACGGCCCGGTCTCCTCCGCCCTCGCGACGCCGCGCCAGACGGCCACCACGCTCTGGCTGCTGGGGCTCGACGCGCCCAAGGCCCGCCCCGGGGCGGGGGGCGCGGCGGACGGCGGCTCCGAGCACGCCGCGCGCACGCTCGTTCGGGGGGTCGTGCTGGCGGGACGGTCCGCCGCCCCCTCCCCCCTCCGCCACCACCTCACACGCCAGATCACGCTGACGGACCTCTGCCAGCCGGACGCGGACCGCGCGGGGGCCCTCGTCCTCGCCCTCCGCCATCCGGCCGACTTCCCGGCCCTGGCCCGACAGCACGCCCCCCCGGGCCGCCGGGTGGAGTGGCTGGGGGAGGCGTGGGGGCGGGTGCTCGAGGCCTCGACGACGGGGTCCTGCCGCGCCGAGAGCGGCTGCACGCGCGCGGGGCTCGTGTCGCTCAACTTCCTCGTGGCGGCGTGCGCCCCGGCGTACGACGCCAGGGAGGCCGCCGAGGCCGTCCGGACGCACGTCACGGCCAACTACCGGGGCGCGCGGGCGGGGGCGCGGCTGGACGCGCTCGCCGAGTGCCTGAGGGCCATGGTCCACACCCACGTCTTCCCCCACGAGGCGCTGCGGTTTTTCGGTAGCTTGGCGTCGTGGGTGACGCAGGACGAGCTGGCCAGCGTGACCGCGGTGTGCGGCGGCCCCCACGAGGCCGCGCACACCGGCGACCCGGGGCGCCCCAGATCCACGATCACCGTCCCGGCGTGCGCGTTCATCGACCTGGACGCCGAGCTGTGCTTCGGGCGCCCGGGGGCCGCGTTCCTGTACCTGGCGTTCACCTACCGCCAGCGCCGGGACCAGGAGCAGTGCTGCGTGTACGTCATCAAGAGCCAGCTGCCGCCGCGGGGGCTCGAGTCGGCCCTCGAGCGGGTGTTCGGGCGCCTGCGGACCACCAACACCATCCACGGCATCGAGGACGTGGCCCCCCCGCCTCCCGACCGCAACGCCGACTTCCCCCTCGCGGCCCTGGCGGCCGACCCGCGGTCCCCGCGGTGCTCTCCCGGGCAGGTCGAGGCTCCGCACTACGCCGCCCGCCTGTACCGCTGGCGGCCGGACCTGCGGGGGCGGCCCACGGCCCGCACGTGCGCCTACGCGGCCTTCGCGGAGCTGGGGATCATGCCGGACGACACCCCCCGCTGCATGCGGCACACGGAGCGCTTCGGGTCGGTGAGCGTCCCCGTCGTGCTCCTGGAAGGCGTGGTCTGGCGCCCGGGCGAGTGGCGGGTCTGTTCCTGAGGGGGGGGGCGGGCCCCGGGCCATCCGAACGAACTAACAATAAACACCACGCCGCTACCTTGAGTCTCGCCTCTACTTTCGTCGCCCTGGGGGGGGGGTGGGGGCGGGGTTGGGCGCGGGTGGGAGGGATCGGGTGCGGTTGGCCGGGAACCGCCATCGGGGTGACTCATCGTCCGGCCTTTCTGTGGCCCCACCCCCACACCGGCCGTCCATAAAGAAGCGCTCCCCGCTCTCCCGGGCCACCCTCGAGAGCCGTTTCTGGCCGAAAGTCTCTGGTGCGCCTGCGCAACCCGAGTCGTTCGCGCCTCGCCCGCTCCGTTCCTCCGCGACGGCGACCTCCGGGGCCTCGGCCCGCTCCCGCGTTCCGCCAAAGCGCCCTCGCCTCGCCGGCCCCGGGCCCGCCATGTCCGAGTTCCGCGTTTCCGCCGCCGACGGGGCTCCGGCCGACGAGCCGGCGCCCACCCCGATCCGCCAACCCCGGCGGTTTCTGTACTTCGACCGGGCCAGCGGGGTGACGGTGGCGGCGGACGGAACCCCGTCGTGCCACATCACCGACAGCCGCTTCGTGCAGTGCGGCTCGAACTGCGCCATGGTCGTCGGCGGGACCACCGGGTCCGCGACCACCGCTACCGGCGCGGACCCCGACGCGCGAGCGGAGGTGGCCGTCGTGTCCTTTGTCGCCCCCCCGGTCCGCCCCGGGGCCATGGTGTCGATCGCGACGCAGACGGACCCGCTGCCCCCCGCGGCCCCCGCCCCGACTCCCACCCCCGGCCCCACCCCGGCCCCCGACTCGGGGGAAGAGGCTCCGGACGCGCGGCCCTCCTCGGTGCCCGGCGGCCCCGCCGCCGCCGGCGGGCCCGATGACGAGCCCGCCGACGACGAGCCCCCCCGTCCGCCGTCGGCGTTCCCCGTGCCGCTGGAGCTCACCCACGAGAACGCGGAGGCCATGGCCAGGTTCCTGGGCGACGCCGGCGAGCGCGACCCCACACTGCTGCTGAACTACTTCTGTCGATGCGCCCGCGAGGCGGAGGAGCGGAGCGCCGGGCCGCGGACCTTCGCCGCCGAGCCCACGCTCGGCTACCGCGAGTTCGGGCTGCTGCGGTACGCCATCTACGAGCTGCAGCGCATGTGCGTGGACGTGCCGCCCATGCCCCACGCCGCCTGGACGCCGGTCCGCTTCGCCGACTACGCCACGCAGCTGGTGAACAAGTTCAAGCCGCTGGTGCGGCGCTCCGACCGCCTGTACCGGCTGCTGGGGATGCTGGTCCACCTCCGCATTCGGTGCCGCTCCGTCTCCTTCGAGTGGTGGCTGCGGTCCAGGGAGATCGGGCTGGACGAGGAGCTGGTGGAGCGGCTGCGCGCCCACGAGAGCCAGCTGGTGCCCTTCTTCGAGGGCCTGGAGCGCGGTCCGACGATGCGCCTCATGGAGCGCGGGCTGCAGTCGGCCCTGAAGTACGAGGAGTTCTACCTGAAGAAGATCGACGGGTGGCTCCTGGAGTCCGTGCCCCAGATGTACGCCCGCATCGCCGGGTACCTGGCGTGCCACGCGGACCTCGCCGGGCGGGTCGTCTTCGGCCGCGACGCCTCGTGGCTGGAGATGTTCACGTACTTCTTCAACCGCTTCTACGCCCACGAGATCGTGCCCTCCACGCCCGCCATGCTGGGCCTGGGGACCCGCCGGCCCTACACGAGCAGCTGCTACCTGGTGAACCCGCAGACCCGCACGGCCCACTCCACGCTCGCGGCCATCACCCAGAACGTGGCCCCCATCCTGGCCCGCAGCGGCGGGATCGGGCTGTGCCTGCAGAACTTCAACGACCGCCCGGGGAACGCCAGCCTCATGCCCGCCCTCAAGGCCCTGGACTCGATCGTGGCCGCCTACAACGACCAGAGCCTGCGGCCCACGGGCGTGACCGTGTACCTGGAGCCCTGGCACAGCGACATCATGGCCGTGCTGCGGATGAAGGGCGTGCTGGCGGGCGAGGAGGCCCGGCGCTGCGACAACATCTTCAGCGCCCTCTGGATGCCGGACCTGTTCTTCAAGCGCCTCATCCGCTACCTGGAGGGCGAGAAGAACGTCGTCTGGACCCTGTTCAGCCACCGGGGCGGCATGCACCTCGCCAGCTTCCACGGCGAGGAGTTCGAGAGGCTGTACCGGTGCCAGGAGGAGCTGGGGTTCGGCGAGGCGGTGCCCATCCAGGACGTGGCCTACGCCATCGTGCGCGCCGCGGCCACCACCGGGAGCCCCTTCGTCATGTTCAAGGACGCCGTCAACCGCCACTACATCTACGACACCCAGGGCGCGGCCATCGCGGGCTCCAACCTCTGCACGGAGATCGTCCACCCGGCCAACGCCCAGCAGAGCGGGGTGTGCAACCTGGCGAGCGTCAACCTGGCGGAGTGCGTTGTCGGCCGGACGTTCGACTTCGCCCGGCTCCGCGAGTCCGTGCGGGCGTGCGTCCTGATGGTCAACATCATGATCGACCACACGGCCCAGCCCACCCCCCAGTGCCGCCGCGGGCACGACCGCCTGCGCTCGATGGGCATCGGCATGCAGGGGCTGCACACCGCCTGCCTCAAGATGGGGCTCGACCTCGCCTCCGAGGAGTTCCGGGAGCTGAACCGCCACATCGCCGAGGTGATGCTGCTGGCGGCGATGCAGGCCAGCAACGCCCTGTGCTTTCACGGGGCGCGCCCCTTCCGCGAGTTCAAGCGCAGCGTGTTTCGCGCCGGGCGCTTCCACTGGGAGGGCTTCCCGGACGCGCGCCCCCGGTACGAGGGCGAGTGGGAGATGCTGCGCCAGAGCATGATGAAGCACGGGCTGCGCAACAGCCAGTTCATCGCGCTGATGCCCACCGTCGCCTCGGCGCAGCTCGCGGACGTCAGCGAGGGGTTCGCGCCCCTCTTCACCAACATGTTCAGCAAGGTCACGCGCGACGGCGAGACGCTGCGCCCCAACACGCTGCTGCTGCGGGAGCTCCGGGAGACGTTCTCCGGCCGGCGGCTGAACGAGGTCATCGACGCGCTCGACGCCAAGCAGTGGTCGGTGGAGCGGGCGCTGCCGTGCCTCGCCGCGGACCACCCCCTCCGGCGGTTCAAGACGGCCTTCGAGTACGACCAGGAGCTGCTGATCGACCTCTGCGCCGACCGCGCCCCGTACGTGGACCACAGCCAATCGCTGACGCTGCACGTCACGGAGAGGGCGGACGGCACCCTCCCCGCCTCCTCGCTGGTGCGCCTGCTCGTGCACGCATATAAGCGGGGCCTGAAGACGGGCATGTACTACTGCAAGGTCCGCAAGGCGACCAACAGCGGGGTCTTCGGCGGCGACGACAACATCGTCTGCACCAGCTGCGTCCTGTGAGCGCCCGCGCCGCGGCCCCGCTCTCGCCGCCCCGACATCGCTCCCGCCCAACCGCCTCGCCGCCCGCGATGGACCCACCCTCGACCGCCGGCCCCGCCGCCGCTATCCAGCCCCGCGAGCGGGGCGCCGCGGCGGCGGCCGTCCACGACCACCCCGTCCCCGACCCGGAGCGGTACTTCTACACGACCCAGTGCCCGGACATCAACCACCTCCGCTCCCTGAGCATCCTCAACCGCTGGCTGGAGAGCGAGCTGGTGTTCGCGGGCGACGAGGAGGACGTAGCCGGCCTCACGGACGAGGAGCTCAATTTCTACCGCTTTCTCTTCACCTTCCTGTCGGCCGCCGACGACCTGGTGACCGAGAACCTGGGGGGCCTCTCGGGACTCTTCCCCCAGAAGGACATCCTGCACTACTACGTGGAGCAGGAGGCCATCGAGGTGGTGCACTCGCGCGTGTACAGCATTATACAGCTGGTGCTGTTTCGCAACGACGAGCAGGCGCGCCGCGAGTACGTCGCCCGGACGATCCACCACCCGGCCATCCGCGTGAAGGTGGACTGGCTGGAGGCGCGGGTGCAGGCGTGCGAGTCGGTGCCGGAGAAGTTCATCCTGATGATCCTGATCGAGGGCATCTTCTTCGCCGCCTCCTTCGCCGCCATCGCCTACATGCGCACCAACAACCTGCTGCGCGTGACCTGCCAGTCGAACGACCTCATCAGTCGCGACGAGGCCGTGCACACCACCGCGTCGTGCTACATCTACAACAACTACCTGGCCGGGCACCGCAAGCCCGAGCCCGAGCGGGTGTACCGGCTGTTCCGCGAGGCCGTCGAGATCGAGATCGGCTTCATCCGGTCCCAGGCGCCGGCCGACAGCCGGATCCTGGACGCGGCGGCCCTGGCCGCCATCGAGAACTACGTGCGCTTTAGCGCCGACCGCCTGCTGGCCCTCATCGAGATGAAGCCCCTGTTCGGCGCCCCCGCCCCCGCCCCCAGCTTCCCCCTGAACCTGATGTCCACAGAGAAGCACACCAACTTCTTCGAGCGCCGCAGCACCGCGTACGCGGGTGCCGTGGTCAACGACTTGTAGTCTCTCCCACTCCTCAATAAACCTCCGGGTGCGTGTACTCTGTGGTCGCGGTCTCGTCTCTGCGGGCGCGCGGAAGAACGGGGGGGGGGGTTAATGAGCAGACCTCAGACGGCGTTTGCGGGCAGAGAGGGTGTTTATTGGGGGAGGGGAGAGAGGGCGCGCGGGCGAGCCGCCTCGCTCACTCGTCCCAGAACCGGGCCAGCACGGTCTGGTAGGGCGGGGGAGGCGAGGGCACGGTCGTCCACAGCTGGTGGAGGAAGCCGGCGGCGATGTCGGGCGTCGTGATGTGCTGGTTGACGAGCGAGCGCGCCAGGTCTTCGTCCCGGGGGTCTTGGTAGATGGGGAGGCGCTTCAGCAGCGCCCACGGGCCCCGGCGCTTGGGGGCGATGATGGAGATGACGTACTTGACGTACCTCAGCTCCACGAGCTCGGTGATGGTCATGGGCTCGGGAAGCCAGTCCACGGCCTCCGCGGCGTCGTGGAGCACGTGGCGCCGGCGCCGGCGCACGTACTCGCGGTGCTCCGCGACGAGCTGCGCGTCCGGGACGGCCACGAGCTCCGGCGGGGTGAGGATCTCGGAGGAGGAGCGGGCCTTGGGGGGGGATCTCCCGCGGGGCTCCTCGGGGGGCTCCGGCGGGTCGAGCGCCGCCAGGTCTTCGTCGGCGTAGTCGGCGTCCTCTCCCGAGAGCTGTCGGGAGAGGACGTCGGTCCACGAGATGCGCGTCTCGAAGACGGGGGGCGAGGGGGGGCGCCAGGGACGCGCGGTCCCCTCGCCCCCCCGGGGCGCACGCGGGGGGGTCCAGCCGCACTCGCGGAGGACGTCGTCGACGCTCGCCTGCGTGTTGTCGGGATGCAGGTCCGTGTGGCAGCGCACGAAGAGGGCCAGGAACTGGGGGTAGCTCATCTTGAAGTAGCTCAGCAGGTCGCGGCAGTGGATCGTGGGGATGTAGCAGGGGCTGATGTCCAGCACGATGTCGCAGCCCATGAGGAGGAGGTCCGTGTCGGTCGTGTGGACGTACGCGACGGTGTTGGTGTGGTAGAGGTTGGCGCACGCGTCGTCGGCCTCCATGCGCCCCGAGTTGATGTAGGCGTAGCCGAGCGCCCGCAGGACGCGGATGCAGAAGCGGTGGGCGAGCTTGAGGGCGGGCTTGGCGGCCGGCCGGGCCGCGGGGGCCGGCGGCCGGAACCCCGCGTCCGCCGAGTGCCCGCGGCGGCGCATGTTGGAGAAGGCGGAGCTGGACCGCGCGTCGGAGATGGGGGACACGGGGGGGGAGCTGTCCATGTCGCTCGCCTCCTCGTCCGTCCGGCACTGCGTCGTCGTGTGCGTCAGGATGGCCTTGGCGCCGAACACGGCGGCCTCCGTGCAGTCGACCCCGCGGTCGGTGACGAAGATCGGGTACAGGGCCTTCTGGGCGAACACCCGGAGGAGGCTGCACAGGCAGCGCAGCGTCATGGCCTCCCGGTCGTAGGTGGGGTAGCGGCGCTGGTACTTGAGGACCAACGTGTACATCACGTTCCACAGGTCCACCGCTATGGGGGTGAAGCAGCCCGCGGGGGCCCTGAGGGCCCGCCGCTTGACCAGATGGTGGGTGTGGGCAAACTTCATCATGCCAAAGAGACCCATAGCAACGAGGGCGGGGTTGTTTTTTGTTTTTATTTTTATTTAAGCTGGGGCCTCGGGCAACCTCCCCTCCGCACCAGTCCGCGCGCACCGACCCGGGTACGTGTCCCAAACAAACAATCTGGCGTCCCCATACAAGGGAGCTCCTTATAATCGCCCCCCGCGGGGCAGCCCCGTGGGGATTGGTGCGATCCCTTTTGCGCAACGAGGGGGCCCCGTCGCCCCTTCGGTCCTCGCCCCCGACCCCCGCCTCGCCTCGCCTCGCCTCGCTCCGGGGCCGGAGAGGGTGTGGCCTGTAGGGGCGGACGAGTATTTAACCGACCCGGGGCCCCGACCGCGGCCTCAGACGTCGGCCCGATCGCCCCGCCACCCGCGCGCTCCTTTCCCCCCCCGCCGTCTAGCGCTCTCCGCCCGCGTGCGAACCCCCGCCCCCGCCGTCCGCGCGGGCCCGCGCCGACCCACCGACCCACCCACCCCACCACCGACCCGTCGCGGTCGGGCAGACCGCGACACCGCATCCCCGCGATGGCCGACGCTACCGCCGAGACGGCGCTCCCGTTCCCGGGGCCGGGCGGCGACTCCGACGGCGAATCCGACGGCCCCCCCCGCGCGCGGTCGACGACGACCTGCCGCCTGGTGCTCCGGGGCCCCGAGCTGAGCGAGATGCTGCGGGCGTTCGCCCCGCTGCGCACCTGCCTCCTGGACTCCACGCTGGTCGTCGGGGAGCGGGGCGTCCTCATCCAGTGCGCGATCTTCGGCGAGCAGGTGTTCCTGCCGCTGGGGTGCGAGATGTTCAGTCGGTACGAGTGGGTCGGGCCGCCCGCGGCGTTCCTGTCGCTGGTGGACCAGAAGCGGTCGCTGCTGAGCGCCCTGCGCGGCGGCCAGTACCCCGGCCTGAGTCGCGTGGACATGACGATCTCCGGAGAGGCGCCGCAGCGCACGCTCCGGCAGCGCGTCTGGGTCGAGGACCCCGAGGCGGAGTCGGGGACGACGGAGCTCCCCGCCGCGACCCTCATGAAGCGCGAGCTGGCGAGCTTCGTGGTGCTGCTGCCCCAGGGCCGGGCCGACGTGCAGCTGCGCCTGACGAAGCCGCAGCTCGCCAAGATCCTGGCCCTGCCGGCCGGACCCACGACCCTGGAGCTCGGGCCCAGCGGGCGCTTCTCGGCGTCGGGCGGCGGCGTCTGCGTGACGTTCGCCGCGAGGGAGGAGGGCGCCGCCCCGAGCACCGCCGACGCGCAGATGCAGCTTCTGTCGCGGGCGCTGAAGAAGTCCGACCAGGCGGCCCTGGCCGCCAAGACGATCTGCGGAACGAGCCTGCAGCGGACGTTCTCGCTGACCCTCGGGGACGGGAACTGGCGGGCGGTGCTCAAGAGGCTCCAGGTGGGCGGGGCGACCCTGAAGTTTTTCTTCGCCTTCTCGACGCCGAGCATGTGCGTGACGGCGACGGGCCCGAACGCGGTGTCGGCCGTGTTCCTCCTGGACCCCCAGAACGTCGCCTCGGTCGTCGAGCGCGACGGGGGGGAGGGGCCGCCGGACGAGGGGGAGCAGACGCCGGGGGAGACGGCGGCCTCGGACATTTCCGACGCCGCCGTCTCCCCGGGAACCAAGCGCGCGCCCGCCACCGTGTCGGTCGGCGCGTCCGCGCCGAAGAAGGCCAGGGAGCACCCCGGCGACCTCGGGCGCGTGAACCCCGGGCCGGAGCGGCCCCCGGTGCCCCCGGTTTCCCCGGACCGGGCGAGCGCGGACCCCGACGCCGCGGCCGGCGCCCGAGAGCCCCCGGAGCCCCCGCGTTCGGCCGGAGCCCCCGGCCGGGACGGCGTGTACGTCCGGTACTTTACCAACCCCCCCATCATCCGCGGGCCCCTGTTCCCGCCCACCGCGGCCGAACCGGGAGCGGCCGGTACGCGGCCCGGGCCGGGGTTCGGGTTCGGGATGCCGTAACCCCCCCCTCCCCCTCCCCCCTCCTCCCTCCCCCCCACCACCGCCTCGCGCGGGAATAAACGCGATTCTGGCTACGACCGCCTCCGGTGTGGGTGTGTGTCCGTCGTCTTCCTCTCTCGCGGCGCGGGCTATAAGGCGCGCGGCGGCGGCGCGTCCGGGGAGAGCGGGAGGAGACGCGGAGGCTCGGCGCTATGGGGTCGGGTCTTCCGGACGCCGAGGATCCGCAGGGGGTCCGGCCCCCCTGCCGCCCGCTCGCGTGCGCCCTGGCCCTGGTGCGGGGCTTCGCGCACGTCTGGACGCAGGCCGCCGCGCTGGGGTTCGTGGGGTCCGTGGTGCTGCCCGGCGACGCGCCGGGCGAGGAGTCGCCCCTCCCGGGCCTGCTCCTGGCCGGCGTCCTCGGCCTGGGGTTCGCGCCCACGCACGCGCCGCGGGCGCGCGCGGCGGCCCGGGCGTGCGCCTGGGCGCGCCTGGCCGCCGGCGGCGCGGCCGTGGCCGCGTGGGTCGCCGCGGGCGGCGCGCCCCTCACGCGCTGGTTCGCCCTGGCGGCGGCGTACGCGGCGACGGTGGTGTTGGCCCACGACGTCCACCCCCTCTTCGCGGCCCCCCGCCCGCTGTTCCTCGTCGCCCTGGGCGCCCTCGCCGGCGGCTTCGCGGCGGGGGCCAGCGCGCGGTTCTGCTGGACCGGGGAGCGCGGGGCCGCCGCCCTGTCGGCGGCCCTGGTGGCGGGGCTGGGGGCCTCCTCGGCCCGGCGCCGCTTCTCCGCGGCCTGCCCCGCTCACCGCCCGGGCGCCCACCGCGGCGGCGGCGGCGACGACGACGCGCACCTGCCGGGCGCCCCTCCCCCCGAGCCCGCGCGGGACCCCGGCCCCCCCCGGAGGCGCGTGCGGCCCGAGCACGTCTGGATCCCCCTCGCCACCTTCCTGGTCGCCGCGGCGCTGGCCGCCGAGCGCGTCCGCGCGGACCCGGGGTGGGCCGGCGCGGACGCCCCGCGACGGTGGCTGGAGGTGTTCGTCCTGGGACACGCGGCCGCCGGGCTGACGGAGCTGCTCCGGGCGCTGGTCGCGAGGGACCTCGTCACGCCGCTCCTCGGCGTCCACGCGGTCCTCCTGTTTGCGAACCACGTCGCCTCGCTCTTCGCCCCCGGACCGGCCCTGTACGCCTTGTTGGGGATCGCCGTGTGGATCTCTCTCGCGCAGGTGTCGGGGCTGCACCGCCGGCTCCGCGAGGGGGGGCCCGGCGCGGCCGGCTACGCGACCGCCGCCGTCCGGGGGCTCTTCCTCTCGGTGTACGTGCTGGGGTTCGCGGTCGGGACCGCGGTCCTCGTTCCGCGGCCGTCTCCCCGTCCCCAATAAAAGATGTCGCTGATCATCAAACGGTGTCTGCGGTCCCGTCTGCGATGCTTTCGCGCCATCGCCGCGGGGCCCGGGGGGGGAGGGGGCGGGTATAAATGGGGGCGGTCCGGTCGGGGGGGCCACCGCGGCGGACGACCGCGGAGGCCGTCGGACGGGTGGACCGCCCCCCTCCCTCCCCCTCGTTCGCCGTCCCCACTCCCACCCCTCGCTCCCGCGGGCCCCGCCGGCATGGCCGGGTGGCGCGCCGCGGGCCTGGGCCTGCTGATGCTGACGTGGTTGTTGTGCGCGGGCGCCGGCGCGCCTCGGGGCGGCGCCGAGGGGACGACCCGCGCCGTCGCGCCCTCGCGCGGGCGGGGCAACGGCACCCGGCCCGGGGGGGGCTCGCCGGCGCGGGCGCCCGGCTCCGCGCCCGCCCCGTTCCGCTGCAAGCGCCCCGACGTGGTCGCGCTGTTCGGCGGCCGCGTGGCGATGGGGTGCCGCGTGCCGCGTCCCACCGCCGACTTCCGCCTGCGGATCTGGCGGGTCGCGGCGCCGCGGGCGGAAGCCGGCCGCCCCGAGCCCGCCGAACCCGGGGCGGTGCTGGTGAACGTGACCGCCCCCCCGCCCGACGGGGAGCTGGTCTACGACAGCGCCCCCGGTGCGACCGGGGCGCGGGTGCGGTGGGCCGAGGGGGCGGGCCCCGATGCCCGCCCCCGGGTCTACGCGCTCGAGGGGACCTTCCCGACGCTGCGGCTCGTCATCCAGGAGCTCACGCTCGCGCGCCAGGGGTGGTACTTCTGGGCCCGGGGCCCCGCCGACCAGCCCCTCCGCTACGGAACCTGGACGCGCGTGCGCATGCTCCGCCGGCCCTCCCTCTCGATCCGCCCGCACGCGGTTCTCGAGGGCGAGCCGTTCGGGGCCACCTGCGTGGCCGCCAACTACTACCCGGGCGACCGCGCCGCCTTCCGCTGGTTCGAGGGCGGCGACGAGGTGGCCGCGCCGGACCGGGTGCGCACGCGCGTGGACGCGCAGCGCGACGGCTTCTCGGCCACCTCGACCCTGACGTCGGAGGCGCGGGCGGGCCTGGCGCCCCCGCGCAACCTGACCTGCGAGTTCACCTGGCACCGCGACGCGGTGTCCTTCTCGCGGCGAAACGCCACCGGCGCCCCGACGGTGCTGCCGCGGCCGACCATCGAGATGGAGTTCGGGGGCGACGAGGCCGTCTGCACGGCGGCCTGCGTCCCCGAGGGGGTCGCGCTGCAGTGGCTGCTGGGCGCCGACCCCGCGCCCGCGGGGAACGCCGTCGCCTCCGGCGGGCCCTGCCCCGGGCGCCCCGGCCTCGCCCGACTGCGCTCCGCCCTGCCGCTGTCGCGCGAGCACAGCGAGTACACCTGCCGGCTCGTCGGCTACCCCGCGACCGTCCCCGTGCTGGAGCACCACGGCCGCCGCGAGCCACCGCCCCGTGACCCCGTGGGCCAGCAGGTGACCACCGCGCTCGAGTGGGCCGGCATCGCCACCGGGGCCGTGGCCGCGATCGGGCTCGCCGTGGGCGTCGGCGTCTGCGCGCGCCGCGCCCTCGAGAGGAGGCGCCGGGGCCGCGCCGGGCGGCGGCCGGGCGACGCCGCCCGGAGAGGGTGAGGCGGGGGAGGGGGCGCCGCCCCCGGCCGCACAAAAGCGGGGCCCCGGGGACCCGGGGGACCAGACGATCCGTCGTCCGCCTCGCCGCGCGCCCTTTAGCGCGCCCCGCCCCCTTTCTCCACCGACGGCCCTCGCCGCCACCCGCTCGCCCGCCCTCCCTGTTTGCCCCTCCCTCCCCCCCCACCGGCACACGAACCCCGGCGATGGGCGCCCAGGGCCCCGCTCGCCTCGGCTACCGGCCCCTGAATTCCGGGGCCCGCCCCGCGTCCGCGAGCCGCCTCCCGGCGGCCGCGTGGCTGCTCGCGGGGGTCGTCGTGGGGGGCGTCGTCGTGCTGGCGGGGCTCATTCTGGCGGTGCCCCGCGCGGCGTGGGGCCTCGCACCCTGCGAGGCCGGGTGGCTGGAGTTCAACGCGGGGTGCCTGGCCTGGGACCCGACCCCCGCGGAATACGAGGTCGCGGCCGGCGGCTGCCGCGCCCCCGCGACCCTCATCCCCCGCGCCGTCGCCAAGCAGCTCGCCGCGGTCGCGGGCGTGGGCGCGCGGGCGTCGGGCGCGTACTGGTGGGTCGACGGCGACGGCATCAAGGCCTGTCTGCGCCCCTCGGACGGCGCCAGCGGGATCGACCAGTTCTGCGAGGGCCCGGCGCTGCGCATCTGCTACCACTCCCGCAACCCGGGGGGGTTCGTGACCTTCGTCCTCGGCGCCCGCGACGCCCTGGGCCTGCCGTAGCGCGCCGGTCCACACCCCCACCCCCCATCACACACGCGCGCGCGCCCACGTCCTCCCCGCCCGGGCCCCCTTCTCTTCGCCCACCCACGCCCGCCCCGCCCGTCATTGCGGATAATAAACATAGACGCGAGACGCGAGTTCCTGGTTGTCGTGGTTTATTGGGGGCGACCGGGGTGGAGGGCGCCCTCCGGGCGACTCAGCGGCTGTGGTGTTTCCTGTCGTGTCGGAGCTTGGTGAGCATGGCGCTCAGGGCGGCCAGGTTCGCCTCGCCGGTGGGGTCGAGAGCGCCCGACCGGGGGCGGTGGGCCGGTAGGTTCGGGGGCTCCGGGTCGGGCTCTGGCTCGGCGGCGGGCGCGGCCGGGGGCGGGGAGAAGAGGGGCGAGTCGCCCCAGCCGTAGATGGGGTTATCCTCCTCGACCCACAGCGAGGTGGGCGACGACAACACGGGCGGCTCCTCCCCGGCCCCCTCCATCGGCTGCGGGAGGAGGTTCTGGTAGATCCGGGGGGTGGGGATCTCCTCGTAGATGGGCTCCTCCGAGTCGCTGACGTACTCGTAGATGGGGTCGTCGTCCGGGGCGGTGGCGAGGCGCGGGCGCCGGACGGCGGAGGCCGACCCGCCGTCGTCCTCGTCGCAGGGGGCCAGGTACGGGTCGTCCTCCGGGGGCGCGGCGGCCGGCGGGGCGCTCCGCAGCGTCTCGGTGCGGCGGCTGCGGGGCGGCGGGTGCGGGGCCGCCGGCCCGTCCATGCGCGTGTAGTACGCGCTCGTCGCCCCCCCGGCGGCGGGCGACGGGTTTTGGGCGGCCCCGGCCGCGAGCCGCCGCAGGGCGCCGAGGGCGTCGGCGCCCTCCCCGCCCGGCGCGAGGGGCGCGTCCGTCTGGTCGCCGTCCCGGCCGGCGTCCCGGGCGCGCTGCGCCCGGGCGCGACGCGCGCACGCGGGGGTGGAGCCGGGGCGGGTCCGGACGGGCCGGCGCGGCGGGCGCGGGGGCGGGGGGTCGGCGTCCTCGCGCGCCGCCGGGGCCCCGGGCGGCGCCGACAGGAGGCGCAGCGAGGCCTCGTAGTGCGCCGAGGGGACCCCGGTCCGGAAGAGCTCCGTCGCCAGCGCCGCCTCGAACCACGCCTTGATGCTGCGCTCCATCCGGGCCCAGCTGGACGCCGTCATCGTCGGGAAGAGGGGGGCGGTGGTGCGGCAGAAGCGCTCCTGGCGCTCGACCGCGGCCCGGAGGTGCTCGTTGTTCAGGCTGCCCGAGGCCCAGACGACGTAGCCCGCCAGGGCCGCGTTCAGCAGGTACTGGGCGTGGTGGTGGACGATGGACACCACCTCCACCGTCGACACAATGGTGTCGACGGTGCCGTACGTGGCGGCGGCCCGCTTTCCGCGCTCCCACAGGTGGGCCACGAGCCGCAGGTGCCCGAAGACGTCGCAGACGGCCGCCCGCAGGGCCATGCACTGCAGGGAGCCCGTGGTGCCGCCCGGCCCCCGGTCCAGGTGCCGGTCGAACGCGTCGGCCGGGGCGGCGGCCGTTCGGGCCGGGGCCGCGCACCGGCGGCCCGTGGGGTCCAGGCGCCGGCAGACCTGCCCGTCGGCCGTCTGCACCATCCAGTCGGCCCAGTCGTACAGCGCGCGCGAGTAGGCCAGGATCTCGCCCAGCCGCAGCGCCGTGTCGGCGCTGGGGCGGCAGGGGTCGTCGGGGCGCATGAAGAACATGTACTGCTGGAGGCGGTGGATGGCGTCGCGCAGACCCGCCACCGCGGCGGCGTACCTGGCGGACTGGGCGCCGCTCTTGAACGGGGTCCGCGCCAGGAGCTTGGGGACCAGGGCGGGCCGCAGCAGCACCTGGAGGCTGGGGTCGCCCTCGCCCGGCGAGCCCTCGGGGATCCGCAGCCCGCCCGTCGCCACCGCCTGCAGGTGCTTCCAGTACTGGGCCAGGATGGCGCGGCAGAGGCCGCCGCTCGACGCCCCCGCCTCCGCCAGGGACTCCGCGGCCGCCGCGGCGTAGTGTTTAAAGTACTCGCAGTTGGAGTCGCCCGTGATGCCGTCGACGACCAGGCTCTCGGGGACGGAGTTGTGGCGCCGCGCCGCCAGCTGCGCGGCGCGCGCGGCGCCGATGAGGAACGCGGGCTGCAGGTCGTCGGAGCGCTGCCGCAGGGCCCCCACGGCCGCGCCGACGAGCCCCTCCGGCGTGGGGAGCAGACAGCCGCCGAAGATGCGCGTCGCCGCCGCGCCGGCGTCGGGGCGGTGCGCCGCGCCGGCCGGGGCCAGGCAGCTCGCCAGCCTCAGGAGGCTCGTGCCGCGCGTGCGTCGCTGCATGGCGGACGGCGCGCTCCGGCGGGATCGTCCTCGGAGTGTGGTCGGGGGCCGGCCCGGCGGAGCGCCTTATATCGGCGGGCGGGCGGGGGCGTGGCGGCGGAACGGCGTGGGCGGCGGAACGGCGTGGGCGGCGGGGCGGGGTTCACCGCGCCGGAAGGCCCGCCGCCCGCCGCCCGGAGACGTGCGCCCGGAGCGCGGCCGTCTCCTCGTCGCCCATGAGGAGCCGCCGAAACTGCGAGCGGATGTCCGCCACCCGCGCCCGGGGCCCGAGCGCGGACGCGCCGCGCTCCAGGGGCGCGGGGGGGAAGTGCTCGGACTGCTCCAGCAGGAACCGCGGGGCCACGGTCCCGGCGCCCGCCGCCGGGGGGCGCGAGGCCACCGGGCGGAGGTCGATGCGCCGCGAGGCCGCGCGCACGTCCGCCCAGAACCCCGAGGGCGTGGTGCGCGCGTAGAGGGGGGCGGCCGCCCGGAGCACGCACGCGTACCGCAGCGGGGTGTAGGCGCCCACGTCGGGCTCGCCGCGGCCGCCGTCGAAGGCCGCGGCGGAGAGGCAGGCCAGCACGGCGTCGGCGAACCCCAGCAGGCGCTGGAGCACGAGGGCGCCGGCCAGGATCGCGCGCGCGGCCGCGCGGGTCGCGCCGGGCCGGGCCTCGGCCTCGGGGCCGCCGCCCGCGCGGGCGTGGCGGAGCGCGACCGCGCCCAGCGCGGTGTGCAGCGCGTAGACCGCGGCGAGCAGCACCGCGTTGAGGGCGCAGTCGCCGAGCGCGCGGCGGCCGGCCTCCGCCCCGAAGGCCTCGTCCTCGGCGTCGACGACCGCGGGGCTGCCCAGGGGCAGGGCGTAGAACAGCTCGGCGAGCAGGGCCTCCCGGAGCGCGGGGTGCGCCGAGCGCGGGTGCAGGCGCGCGCCCACCGCCACCGACAGCCACTGGACGGTCTGCTCCGCGAGCACCGCCAGGACGTCGAAGACGCGCCCCAGAAAGGCGGCCTCGCGCGCCGCGAGGCAGCGGATCGCGTCCGGGTGGACGCGGGCCAGCAGGGCCCCGGTGGCGACGTAGGTGAGGCGCGCCGCGTGGCGGACGGCCACGCGGCACTCGCGGTCGAGCAGGGCGCGCAGCTCGGCCCAGTAGGCCAGGGAGCCCCCGGAGCTGCGGAAGGCGGCCGCCTCGGGCCCGGTCTGCGGCGGCGCGAGGCCCCGGGCCGCCAGCAGGGGGACCGCGGAGGCCTCCACGGGCTGCAGCGCCGTCAGGCGGGCGAACTGCCGGCGCAGCTCCCCGGTCCGGGGGTCGGCCGCGGCGCCGGCCTCGGCGTGCAGGCGCTCGCCGCACAGGCGGCCGTTCGCGGCCACCCGCACGACGGCGTCGGCGAGGAAGTTCACGGCGTGGTAGGGGGTCGTCCGCAGCTGGCGGTCGGTGAGCTCGCGGAGCGCGTCCCCGGTGAGGTGCCAGGCCAGCTCCTGGCCCTGGCGCAGGGTCCGGCGGTGGAAGACCGCCGGGTCGTCGGGGGCCCCCATGTGCATCTCGCCCACGGGCGCGAGGTTAAAGGCCCCGTGGGGGCACGGGTACAGGCACGCCGGGTTGCCCATGGCCAGGGCGGCGTGCACCGACTCGTCCCACGCGGAGATCCGAGGGCCCATCTGGTCGATGGGGAGGAGCGCCAGGGCCTCCTCCCGCGGCAGGCGGCCCTCCAGGATCTCGATCTTGGCCGGGGGGCGGGGACGGGGCGCCCCCGTCCCCGCCGCGCCCGGGTAGTCGCCCTCGTCGAACGCCAGCTCGGCCGCGAACAGATCGGACGGCAGGAACCGCGGCGGCGAGCCCGCGAGGGCGGCCAGGAGCTCCGACGCGTCCACCGCCCCCAGGTACCCCCGGGGGCGCGCGGGGCCCGGCCGACCGGAGGCGCGCCGCCGGCGGGGGGCGCTCGGGGCCGCGGACGCCCCCCGCCGGCGGCGCGCGGGCTCGCGCGACTCCCGCCGGCGACGAAGGGGCGGTTCGTCCGCCCCCGTCTCCCGCGACGTTCCCGCCCCGTCGGGGTCGCCACCCCCGAAGACGGACCGCAGATACCCGACTATGCCCGTGCCGCCGGCGCCGGGGCCGTCGTCGCTGTCGTAGTCCATGACCTCTTCGTCCTCGGCGTCCTCCGCGGGCGGGGTCCGCGAGCTCGCGGACGCCCGGCGGCGTCTGGCGGACATGCCCCGGCTTGCGAGAGAGCCCTTCCCCCTCGACGAACGCCCGGAATCGGCGAGGCGGGCGGAAGGGGGGTGCGGAATGGGGCGGAGGGGTGGTCCCGACCTAGGATCTGCCGGTCGGTGTCGCGCGACCGGAATGACCGGGGCGTGACGAGTCGGGGGGCTTTATAGGACGCCGGGACCGCGACGGAAACGCCGCGCGGGCGGGCGCTTCAAATGTCATGGGCGGAACACGTAGGCGCGGTACGGGGTCCCCGCGCGAGGCCGCGTGCCGCGGGGGGGGCGGGCGGCTCCCCTTCCGGGCCCGCTCCCCCGTATCCACCCCCGCCATCTCTTCCCCCCCCTCCCCTTCCCCCCGCGACGAGAACAAACGGACGCCGGGGCCGCGGATCGGGTGCGCGCTACCGCGAGTTTATTCGGGTCTGTCGCGTTTTGTGTCGGTGTCGGGCGCGGTTTGGGGGGGGCGGTGTTTGGCACGTGTGCGGAACCCCCGTCGCGAGGCCGCGACGGGGGCGGGGCGGGAAGGAGGGAGGCTGGTGTGGTGTCGGCCGGGAGGCGAGGCGGCGTCACCCCCCAAACTCGTCGATGCCCAGCGCGTCGGTAAACATCTGCTCGAACTCAAAGTCCGCCATGTCCAGGGACGCGTAGGCGGCGTCGTCGGGCACCCCCGCCCGGTCGTCGTCGTCGTCGTCCCCGAGCAACGTCAGGTCGAAGTCGTCCAGGGCCTCGGACGGCGTCATGGACGCGTCGCCGTCGAGGCGCAGCTCGTCGCCCAGGCTCACGTCCGTGCGCGGGACGGCCGACCGGCGCCGCCGCGGCGCGCCGGTCGCGAACGAGAGCCTCGGGGGGGGCGGGGGGGCGTCGGCGTCGTAGTCGGCGTCGTCGGGCAGCTCGAGCAGCCCCTCGATGCTCGACCCGTAGTTGGTCCTCTCGCGGCGGCGGCTGTACGCGTGCTCCCGGAGCACCTCGGCGCCCTCGGAGCCCGCGGACCACTCCGAGTACGCGTCCAGCTTGACGCGGATCAGCGTCATGAAGTATCCGGAAGACCGCGCCCGCTGCGTCTGCAGCGCGGGCGCCGCCGTCAGCGCGGCCCCGGGCTCCTCGGTGGCCGCGCTCCGGATGAGCGGCAGGTTCAGGCGCTCGCGGACGTGGTTGAGCTCGCGCAGGCGCGCCGGGGACACGGGCTCCCCCCCGACGCTGAGGGCGCCGTGCACGAAGAGGAGCGGCTGGAACAGGCACGACAGCTGGCGCGCCTGCTCCAGGTCGCAGCGCAGGCCCTCGAACAGGTCCTGGCGCATCACCTGCTCCGCGTAGACGGCCCAGAGGATCTCCCGGACGAGGAAGAGGTACAGGTGCAGAAACAGCACGCGCGCCAGGCGCGCCGTCTCGCGGTAGTACCGCTCCGCGACGGCCGCGCGGAGCATCTCCTGCAGGTCGCGGGGGCGCCCCTTGAGCGCCGCCTGGCGGTGCAGCTGCCGCGTGCTGGCGCGCAGGTAGCGGTACAGCGCGGAGCAGAAGTTGGCCAGCACGCGCCGGTAGCTCTCCTCGCGGGCGCGGAGCTCGGAGTGGAAAAAGCGCGTCAGGGCCTCGCAGTAGGCGGGCAGCCCCTCGCGGCGCGCCGGGAGCGAGGGAAACGGCGCGCTCCCGTGGGCGCGGATGTCGATGGGGCCGCGGTCGGGCGCGTGCGCGTCGCCCCAGACCACCACGTCGCCGGGCAGCGTCGACAGGAACCGGCACTCGCGGTAGAGGTCGGGGTTGGCGGGGAGCCCGGAAAAAAGGTCCTCGTTCCAGCTGTCTAGGATCGTGCACAGCGCGGGCCCGTCCCCGAACCCCAGGTCCTCGAGCAGGCGGTTGTAGAGGGCCGCCGGGGGGACGGGGACGGGGGGCTGCGGCATGATCTGCGCCTGGCTGAGGCGGCCCGTGGCGTACGGCCGCGGGGCCGTCGCGGCGTCGGGAGGCTCCGCACCCCCGGTGGGACGACGGGGGGGCGAGTCCCCGTCGGTGTCCATGTCCGCGAATAGTTCGTCGAACAGCGACTCCATGCCGCGGGGCCGGCGGGCGGGGGCGGGCGGTGAGACGGGAGGGACAGAGCGCGAGGCGAGGGAAAGGCGTGAGACGGACGCGCGCCCCGATGTCTGACGACCCGTCGGGTCGGGCCGCGTATTTAAGCGCCACCCACCCCGACCCCCGGCCCGCCGGCGGACCCCGTGACCTCCCCCGCCCCTCCCCCGCGGCCCCATCCACCGGTCCCCCTCCCCCCTCCCCCAAGGGCGAAAGAGACGGCGAGGAGACGTCGGTCGTGTTCCGTGCGCGTTTATTCGATCGCGTCGCCGCCGGCAGCCGGGGCTCCGGAGCGGAGAGGGGGTATCGTGGGCTACTCGGGGGGGCGGCGGCGCGAGGCGGACCGGGCCCCGGCCCGGGACCGGGCCGTCGCGCGGCCGCGGACGTCGGCGTCCGCCTCCTGGGCGACCTCGGGCGAGATGAGCTCGTTGGCGCGCGGGACCAGGTTCAGGCCCTCGCAGACGATGATGCGGATGTTGGTGGCCCCCAGCAGGTCGTTCAGCTCCTCGTCGTTGCGGGGGTGGGAGAGGTCCCATAGCTGGGCCGCCGCCCTGCGGGCGTGCGTGGCCGCCACGCGGCCCACGGCCGCGCAGAAGGTGCGCTTGTTGAACCCGGCGACGCGCGGGGTCCAGGGGGCCGTCGGGCTGGTGGGGGCGGTGCTGAAGTGCAGTTTCCGGGGCACCGCCGCGGGGGCGGCCTGGTCCTTGGGTGCGGCGGGGGCGGACGCGCTCGCCGCCGCCGCCGCGCAGGCGCTCTTCCGCGCCCGCGGCGCCGAGGCTCCCTTGGGGTTAGGGGCGTCGCGGGGGGAGGGGCTCTCGGCGACCCGCGCGCGGGCCCGGGAGGGCGCAACCCCCCTCGCGCCTCGCGAGGCCGACGCCTCCGGCTGCGCGTGCGGCCGGCGCGACGGCCTGGGATCTGCCGGGCGCTCGTCTTCCGACGACGAGCCGGTCGCGTACGGGTAGTCGGCGCGCGCGGGCTCGTGGGGGTGGTCGTGGCGCGCCGCCTGCGAGCGGCCGCGCGCGGGCGCGCGGGGGGCGCGGGCGCGCCCCGCGGGCTCCTCGAAGGAGACGCGCGCGGGCGAGGGGTCCGGTGCGATAAAGTCGTAGTAGACGTCGGCCTCGATCTCGTCGGTGCCGTGGGGCTTGGGTTTGGGGAATCGGCGGGACGCCATGCTCGCGCGGGTTGAGCTCGGGGCCGAGGGCGACGAGAGGGGCGGAGTCGCCCGAGGGAGGGGGAGGGCGGAGAGGAGACACGAACGCTCGGCGAGGAGGGAGGGGTTGCGGAGAGAGGACGGGAAGCGGAGGACGGAGAAGACGGCCGGGCCGGGCGGCGGAGTGGGTGCCCGGCCGTCGTCACGGGGCGTCTTATAGGGCCTGGTTCTCGGGGAGAGCCAATCCACAGGTGGCTCGCGGGCGGAAGACACGCCCCGAGGCAAAGAGATTTGGGGGCCGGGGAGGGACGTCCGCAAACCGGACCGCGGGGCCCGCCGGCTTCCGTCCGTGGGCGGAGCGTCCCGGCCCCCTTTTCGGTGACTGAGACGCGCGCTAAGGGTCCCGGGCCACAAACAGCCGTCGGACCACCCAGTAGACGTGCGCCCCCAGAGAAACGCCCAACGACGCCATACCCAGATAAAAAGGCACCAGCACCCCCGGGGCGGACACGTACTCGGCCCCGCGACCGCCGCAGAAGTCTCCCGGCGAGCGATCCGGAGCGCGGCCGGCGAGGGCACCGACAGCGCAGAGCGACAGGAGCGAGGAGAGGAGGAGCACCCGCGCCCCCATCCCCACACCCGACGATGGATCCGCGGTCAGACGCCCCGGTGATCCTGATCGCCCCCAACGGCGCGACGCGGGGAGCCGAGGGAGCCTGGCGCGTGGGTGTCGCGGCCTGCGCCTCTTCCGTGCGACTGAGCCTGGCCAACCGGCGGGAGGTGGCTTTTGCCCCCGAGGGCGGCGCCGCCTCGGGCTGGGCCGTCGGGCGGGTCCCCCTGGATCTCCGGGTGGCGATGCCGACGGACTTCTGCGCGGTGGTGCACGCGCCCCCGACGGCGGGGGCGCCCTACCGCGTGGCGCTCGGTCTTATCGACTCCGGCTACCGCGGAACCGTCCAGGCCGTCGTCCTCGCCCCCGGGGAGACCCGCCGGTTCGCCCCCGGCGAGCTCCGGGTGGACCTCACCTTCGTCCGCGTCTCGGGGTCGCCGCTCGGCCTCACGGCCCCGGCCTTCTTGTGTTCCGCCCCCGGGGCCAAGCGGCCCCGGCGGACCGAGCCCGGGGCCCCCCACGCGAACCCCTGGCTGGGGCGCGAGCCCGCGGCGCAGGCGCGCCGCGGGAGCTTCGTCACCTACACCGGGGAGCTGCGGGAGGAGGCCCCCGGGGCGGACGGGGATGGCGCGGTGGAGTCGCCGGCGTTCGTCCCGAAGCGCGCCGAGGACGCGGGCATCGACATCGTCGTCCACAAGCGCGTGGAGATCCCGGCCGGAGGGACGGTGGCGATCCAGCCGTCGCTGCGCGCGCTGCTGGCGGCCGGGGGCGCGGAGGCCTACTACGTCCTGGGGCGCTCGTCGCTGAACGCCCGGGGCGTCCTGGTGACCCCCACGCGATGGCTGCCCGGGCGCCAGTGCGCGTTCTCCGTCCACAACATCACGGACGCCCCGGTCTTCCTGGAGTCCGGCTCGAAGGTGGCCCAGCTGCTGATCGCGGGGTCGGACGCGCTCCCCTGGGTGCCCCCCGACAACGTCCCCGGGGACGGCGTCCTCCGCGCGTACCCCAGGGGCGCCTCTCCCGCCCGCGCCGCGGACGCCCCCCCGGCCCTCCCGTGCCTGGTCTTCACCGCCGAGTTCGACGCCGAGGCTCCGCCTAGCGAACGGGGCGCGGGGGGGTTCGGATCGACCGGGATGTGAAGGGCCCCCCCCCCGGTTAATAAAAACGGATTTCGTCACGACGAGCGAGTCACGAGTGTTCTCTCGCGGCCGAAAAGCGGGCACTGGGGGCGGGGGGGGGGGAAGAAACAGACGACAGAGACGCGCGGGTTCGGGTCGAGGGTGCGGTTTTATTAGCCGGCCCGCGTTAGGCCAGAACCAGCAGGCGATCGTTAGACGGGACCCGGGGGCGTTCCGGTTTGGCGGTCGTAGCCCCGGGGCGTGGCTCGGCCTCGACGGCCGAGGGGGCGGCGGGAACGGGGGCCGCCGCCGCGAGGGAGGGGGGCGCGGCGAGGAGCGGTAGGGGCGCCGCGCAGACCGGCCGCGCGGCGGCCGTCGGCTCGCCGGAAAGCCCAAGGGCCCGCTCGGCGATGGCCACGTCCTCCATGACAACGTCGCTCTCCGCCATGCTCCGGATGGCCTGGGCGACGAGCACGTCGGCCGACTTGTCCGCGGCCCCGACGGACATGTACATCTGCAGGATGGTCGCCAGGCACGTGTCCGCCAGGCGGCGCATCTTGGCGCGGTGGGCCTCGACGGGGGCGTCGAGGCTCGCCGTGTCGGGCCCGAGCTGGTGGCGGGACAGCCGCTCGAGGTTGACCATGCAGGCGTGGTAGGTGCGCGCGAGGGCCCGGGCCTTGACGAGGCGCCTCGTCTCGTCGAGGGACTCCAGGGCGTCGTCGAGCGTGATGGGGGCGGGCAGCAGCGCGTTGACGACGGTCAGGGCCTCGCGGAGACGCGGCTCCGCCTCCGAGGGCGGGACCGCCGCGCGGACCATCTCATATTGTTCTCGGGGGCGCGTCCCCCAGCCACAGAGCGCGCCGAGGAGACCGGCCATCGCGCGGCGAGACGTGTCGTGTGGTGTCGGCCCGTTCGCTCGTCGCCCGGATGGCCGCGGAGGATCCGCCCGCGAGGCCGCCGGTGGAGGTGACGGCGCTGTACGCGACGGACGGCTGCGTGATCACCTCCTCGATCGCCCTGCTGACGAACTGCGCCCTGGGAGCCGAGCCGCTGTACGTCTTCAGCTACGACGCGTACCTCCCCGACGACCCGCCGGGGACCGCGAGCGAGGAGGCGCGCTACGAGCGGAGCCTGGCGCTCTACCGGCCCTCGGGGGGTCTGAGTGGCGAGACGTTTCGCGTGACGTTCTGTTTATTGGGGACCGAGGCGGGCGGGGTCGGGCACCGCGCCCGGGCCCGCGGGCGCGTGCGTCCCATGTTCGTGTGCCGCTTCGAGCGCGCGGACGACGTCGCCGCGCTGCAGGAGGCCCTGGGCCGCGGGGCCCCGCTGGCGCCGGCGCACGTCGCCCGCACCCTCGACGCGGAGGCCACCTTCGCCATCCACACCCCCCTGATCCTGGCGCTGACGGTCGCGGTCAGCGGCGCCGGCCCGCGCACGGGGCGCTCCGCGGCCGCCGCGGAGTACGCGCCCGGCGAGTCGCTGCGCTCGCTGGTGGCGCGCGCCCCGCTCGGGCAGCGCGGCCTGACCACGCTCTTCGTGCACCACGAGGCGCGCGTGCTGGCCGCGTACCGGCGGGCGTACTACGGCAGCGCGCAGAACCCCTTCTGGTTCGTCAGCAAGTTCGGGCCGGACGAGAAGAGCCTCGTGCTCGTGGCGCGCTACTACCTGCTGCAGGCGCTGCGGCTGGGGGGCGCGGGGGCGACCTACGACCTGCAGGCCATCAAGGACGTCTGCGCCACGTACGCCGTGCCGCACGCGCCGCGCGCCGACGCCCCCGGCGCCGCGGCGCTGACCTCGTTCGCCGCCGTCACCCGGTTCTGCTGCACCAGCCAGTACGCCCGCGGGCCCGCCGCCGCGGGGTTCCCCCTCTACGTCGAGCGGCGCATCGCCGCCGACGTCCGCGAGACGGGCGCCCTGAAGGAGTTTATCGCGCACGACCGCGGCTGCCTGCGCGTGTCGGACCGCGAGTTCATCACGTACATCTACCTGGCCCACTTCGAGTGCTTCAGCCCCCCCCGCCTGGCCGGGCACCTCGACGCCGTGACGACCCGCGACCCCGACCCCGCGGCCGCGACGGACCGGCCGTCGGGGCTGGGGCGGGAGGCGGTGGAGCGGTTCTTCAGCCACGTGCGCGCGCAGCTGAACATCCGCGAGTACGTGCGGCAGAACGTGACGCCGCGGGAGGCCGTGCTGCGGGGCGCGGTCGCGGAGGCCTATCTGCGCGCCCGCACGTACGCCCCCGCGGGGCTGGAGCCGGCGCCGCGCTACCGCGGCGCCGTCGACTCGGCCACCGGGATGCTCGGGCGGCTGGCGGAGGCGGAGCGGCTGCTGGTGCCCCACGGCTGGCCCGGCGCCGCCCCGCCCAAGGCCGGCGAGGGAGACGGGGGGGCGGCGCCGGGGTGCGGCATCGTGCGGCGCCTGCTGCGGCTGGCCGCCACGGAGCCGCGCGCGGACACGCCCCCGGCGATCGCGGCCCTGACGCGGGACGGCCGGACGCAGACCCCGCTTCCCGTGTACCGGATCGCCATGGCGCCCCGGGGCCAGGCGTTCGCCGCCCTGGCGCGCGACGACTGGGAGCGCATCACGCGGGACGCGCGTCTGCCGGCGGCGGACGTGGCCGCCGCGGTGGGCGCCTTCCCGCGCGACCCCGGGGCGCTGGGGCTGCGGCTGACGTGGCGCGTGCACGCGCGGAACCCCGTGACCGCCCCCCCCACCGCCCCGACGGCGGCCGGGCAGATGTACGCGAACCGCAACGAGATCTTCAACGGCGGCCTCGCTGTGACGAACGTCGTGCTGGACCTGGACGTGGCCCTGCGGGAGCCCATCCCGTTCGAGCGACTGCACGGCGCGCTGGGCCACTTCCGGCGCAGCGCCCTGGGCGCCGTGGCGCTGCTGTTCCCGGCCGCCCGCGTCGACCCGGACACGTACCCCTGCTACTTCTTCAAGAGCGCGTGCCGCCCCCGGGTCGCCGCGCGCGACCCGGGTCTCGCGGGGGGCGGGGAGTACGACGGGGACGGACCGGGGGGGCCCGCGGGGGACGACGACGACGGCGACCCGGACGCGGAGGCGCTGGCGTACGGGGGCGTCGACGAGGAGGCGGCGTACCTGGACGCGCTGCACGAGCTCCCGCCCGCGGAGGCGGCCGCCTCCGCTCCCCCGGAGTCGCCGCGGTGCACGTGCGCCCAGAAGATCGGCCTGCGGGTGTGCCTCCCCGTGCCCGCCCCGTACGTCGTCTCCGGGCCGACGACGATGCGCGGCGTGGCGCGGGTGATCCAGCAGGCGGTGCTGCTGGACCGGGACTTCGTGGAGGCGGTCGGGGGGTACGTGCGGGACTTCCTGATGGTGGACACGGGCGTGTACGCCCACGGCCACAGCCTGCGGTTGCCGTACTTCGCGAAGGTGACGGACGAGGGGCTGGCGTGCGGGCGCCTGCTGCCGGTGTTCGTGGTGCCGCCGGCGTGCCCGGACGTGGCGGCGTTCGTGGCCGCCCACGCGGACCCGCGGCGCTTCCACTTCCACGCCCCGCCCGCGGCGGCGCCGCCCGCGGGCGAGCTGCGCGTGCTGCACAGCCTGGGGGGGGACTATATCAGTTTTTTTGAGCGGAAGGCGTCCCACAACGCCATCGAGCACTTTGGGAGGCGGGAGACCCTCGCGGAGGTCCTGGGGCGCTACGACGCGCGACTGGGGGCGGGGGAGACGGTGGAGGCGTTCGCGCTCGAGCTGCTGGGGCGGATCGTCGCCTGTCTGGAGACGCACTTTCCCGAGCACGCCCACGAGTACCAATCCGTGTCCGTCCAGCGGGCGGTCGTCCAGGACGACCGGGCGCTGCTGCAGCTGGTCCCGTCCCGGGGGGGGCTGCAGCAAGGCCTGTCGTGCCTGCGGTTCAGACACGGCCGGAGCAGCCGCGCGACCGCCAGGACCTTCCTGGCCCTGAGCGTGGGCGCGAGGAACGGGCTGTGCGTGTCGCTGTGCCAGCAGTGCTTCGCCAGCAAATGCGACAGCAACCGGCTCCGGACCCTGTTCACCGTTGACGCCGGCCCACCGCCATGCTCGCCGTGCGCTCCCTGCGGCACCTCACCACCCTCTGCCTCGTGACCGCCTACGGGCTGGTGCTGGGCTGGTACGTCGTGTTCGGGGCGAGCGCCGCCCACCGATGCATCTACGCGGTGCGTCCCGCCGGCGCGAGCAACGACTCGGCGCCCACGTGGATGCGGGTCAACAAGTCGCTCCTGTTCCTGTCGGGGGGCCGGGCGCCCCCCGAGGACCCCCGGGACCCCACCGCGCTCTGCCGCGCCGACGTGATCGGCGGGCACGCCGTGTCGCTGCCGCCCGGCTCGGGCGGCGCGGGTCTCCGGGTCATGGTCGTGCACGAGGCGGTCAACTGCCTGGCGGCCCTGTGGGACACGCAGGTGCGGCTGATCGCGACGAGCTGGTTCCTGTATCTGGCGTTCGTGGCGCTGTACCAGCGGCGCTGCATGTTCGGGGTGGTGAGCCCGGCGCACAAGATGGTGGCGCCCGCGACGTACCTGCTGAACTACGCCGGGCGCGTCGTGTCGAGCGTGCTGCTCCGCTACCCGTACACGAAGATCACGCGGCTGCTGTGCGAGCTGTCCGTGCAGCGGCAGAGCCTCGTGGAGATCTTCGAGGCCGACCCCGTGACCTTCCTGTACCACCGGCCCGCCATCGGGACGGCGGTGGCCTGCGAGATCCTGCTGCGCGTGGCGAGCCAGGGGCTGATCGCCAGCACGGCGATCATCCCTTGGGGCGCATGTGCCATCGTCTACCCGCTGTTCCTGAACATCGTCACGTGGTGCTTCGCCTCCGCCATCCTGCTCGCGGAGCTGTATTTCGTCGTGCGCGGCGACTCGGCCCCGCCCGGCCCGGAGAGGGGGCCGCGCCCCCCCAGGCGGGGGGGGCTGGCGGGGGTCTGCGCCCGGTGCTGCTCCATCATCCTGTCGGGAATCGCGGTGCGCCTGTGCTACGTCGCCGTCGTGGCGGTCGTCGTGGTGGTGGCCTTCCGGTACGAACAGGAGATCCAGCGGCGCATCTTTGACGCGTGATGCGGGGCGGGGCTCCGCATGCAGATGGACGACGCGAGTCTCCGCCCGACGGCTCCGGGGCTCCCCGCCCCTCACGCGCGCCGTCCCCTCCCCCTTCCCCGCCCCAGCCGCGCGCGTATAATAACGCTCTGCCCAGGACACAGCGGCGATCGCGTTCTGCCGTCGGAGTCTCGGCGGCCACGCACAGCCGCCCGCTCTCCGCGCCGCCCCGCCCCCTCTCTTGCCGCGGACCGGGCGCCCCGGAGAGGCCCTCCCCCGCCACCCAGACACCCGGACGCGACCAGGGACGGAAACGGCGGAGACCCGTCTCGCGATGGCCGCCGACCTGGATATGCTGGTCGACCTCGGGCTGGACCTGTCCGACAGCGACTTCGAGGACACGGAGGACACCACCCCGGGCCCCGCGGAGCCCGGGCCGCCCGGCGGCCGCGGGGACTCGGACTCCAGCAGCGGGCTGTGCTCGTCGTCGGACGACGACGAGGAGATGGAGTCCTCCGGCGAAGAGGGCGGCGGGGCGGCCCGGGGCGCGGCCGCGGGCAGCGCGGAGACTCCGCCGCGCCCGGACGCCGACGCCGACCGCGGCGCTCCGCGATCCGGCGCGCCCGCCACCGGCGTCTGGGCGCGCCTGGGGAGGCGGCGCCGGCGCTCGGAGGCCGAGGGGCCCGGCGGCGACGACGCGAGAGGCGGCCGCCGATACGACGACGGCGAGGCTCCGTCGCCGCCGCGGCGACGCCGACCGCGCAGCGCCGTGGCGCTGGTAAAGACGTTCGGTGGCGCCGCGGCCCCTCCGAACCCCAACCCCAACCCCAGCCCGAGCCCGAGCCGGGGCCCCCGGCGCCGCGGTCGCCGGGGGCGGGGGCGCCGACGCGAGGGCGCCCGGGGTCGGCCGACCGCCCCCGCCCCCGCGCCCGGCCCGGGGCGCAACGCCGCCGAGCCCCGGTCCCGCCGCGACGGAACGGCGCCCCCCGCGCTGATGGCGCTCGCGGTCGCCCCTCCCCAGACGCCCGCGGGACGAGAGGGGTCGGGGCGCGAGGGCCGGCGGGGGGCGGCCTCGTCCGAGAGCATCGGCCAGAGCGTGCGCGCGGCGCTGCGCTCCATCTCGGAGCGCGCGGCCGCCGAGCGCGTCAGCGAGAGCTTCGGCCGCAGCGCCGTGGCGATGCACCACCCCTTCGGCGGGACGCAGTTCGCGGCCCCGGACAGCCCCTGGGCCCCGGTGCTGGGCTCCTCCGTGGGGGGCTACAACCCCGAGCAGCGCCGGGTCTCCTGGGAGACGCTGGCGGCGCACGGACCCAGCCTGTACCGCACGTTCGTGACCAACGCCCGGGCCGCTGTGGTGGCCCGGACCCTGCGGGAGTGCGTGCTGCGCCAGGAGGGATTCGTCGAGGCCGTGGCCTCGGCGGACGAGCTGCTGTCGTGGTGCAAGATGTGCGTCCAGCACGAGCTGCCCCTGCGCCCCCAGGACCCCATCATCGCCACGGCCGGGGCCGTCCTCGAAAACCTGAGCACCCGGCTGCGACCCTTCCTGCAGTGCTACCTCAAGGCCCGCGGCGCGCTCCCGCTGGACGAGCTGTGCGCCCGGCGGCGCCTGTCGGACATCAGGGAGATCGCCTCCTTCGTCTTCGTCACGCTGGCGCGCCTGGCCCACGGCGCGAAGCACCGGACGACCGAGATCGAGTACGCGGCCGTGGGCGTGGCCCCGGGAGAGAAGATGGACTTTTACGTGCCCGGCGCCTGCATGGCGGGCCTCATCGAGATCCTCGACACCCACCGACAGGAGTGCTCGAGCCGCACCTGCGAGCTCACGGCCAGCCACATCATCGCCCCGCTGTACGTGCACGGGAAATACTTTTATTGCAATTCCCTGTTTTAGCCGGGCACGCCCCGGCCGATGCACACGCGCAATAAAGAACCCTAGATTGCGATTGGTACCGCCGGGCTCCGTCTCGTCTGTGTTCTGTGTGCGGGTGGGGGGGGGGGAAAGGAGGGGGCCGGAAAGAACGGGGGCGGCGGGGGTGGGGGTACGGGGGCCCGCATTCTCCACCGGGGAAAGGTGGGGGCGAGCGAACCGCCCCGGCCCCTCCCACGATCCCCACAAAACGCCGGCGTCGCGCGGGCTCTCGCAAACGCCCCCCAGAAACCCGCGACACCGACACACCCCCGGGCCCGACCGAGAACAATGACATCGGCGTCGATGGAGAATCTCTTCCTGCGCGCCCCCGAGATCCACCACCTCGCGGCCCCGTACTGTCTGAACGCGTCGTGGCAGGCCGAGGACGCCCTCGACACCGTCCGGGCCGACGGCGCGTGCGTGGCCGCGCGGACGTACGTCATCCGGGCCTCCTGCGACACGCGCGGGCCCATCCACTGCTTCTTCTTCGCGGCGTTCAAGGACCCGCAGCGCAGCGTGCGGCCGTCGCTGCCGGAGCTGCGGCAGTTCGCGGAGCTGGTCGCCCTGCCGCCGGTGTTGCGCGAGATGCGCGACAAGTTCAAGGGGCGGGCGCTGTGCGGCCGGCCGTTCAGCGCGGGGACCATCCGGAGCGGGCCGGCGCCCGGCGCGGCCGGAGCCGCGGGCGAGTACGCGCTGCACGGCGTCGTCTACCACTGCCACTGCCGCAGCCCCTTCTCCCGGGAGTGTTGGTCGGGAACCGCGGCGGCCATGCAGCACCTGCGGTCCATCAGCTCGAGCGGCATGGCCGCCCGCGCGGCCGAGCCGCGGCGCGCCAAACCCCCACCCCGCGACGACAAATAAAGGCGCGGCTGCGCAAACGGCACTGCCGGCTGGTGTGTGGCACGGGAGAAGGGGGAGGGGGAACCGGCGCGAGAGAAGGCAGACACGCGGGTGTGTTAGACAAGCGTCGTTTAATGCGTCGTTTAATGCACGGGGGTGTCCGGGGGGTGGGGGCGGGTTCGGCCTAGCGCCACAGGAAAACCAGAAGGAACACCGCGACGAGGAGCAGGGCCCCCAGGACCACGTGGACCTGAGTGCGCGACGGGCAGCAGCCGCCGCGAGAGGCCTCCCTGAAGAGCGCGGCCTGGCGGTACCGATAGAGTTCCCGCGAGCTGACCCGCGGGGGGCGGGGGGGACGCGAAGGTCGGTCGCCGCGCCGGGGGTCGATCGGCGAGGCCTCGGTCTGGGGATGGAGGTCGTCACGGGCGTCCACGGAGATGACGGTGTCGTACGACGGGGGCAGGTCCCGCAGCGCCTCGCGGTAGGTTGGGAGGGCCGGCGCGGCCGTGGCGTCGTCCAGCGACGCCGACGACTCGGCGGAGTCGTCCGCGCGACGGCCGGAGTCCGGGGGGCGCCGCGCCGCCAGACGCTCCCGGCGCTCAGCTCGGCGCCGGGAGCGTCTGGCGGCGCGGCGCTGGGCCCGGCGGGACGACCGCCCCCCGGCTCCCTGAGCGGGCGGAGAGTACGGCGGGGGGGGTTCGGCCGGATCCCCGATGTCGATCGAAACGAAGGTGGCGTCCGTGCCGGGCGGCGGGCTGTAGGGCGGAGGGGCGCCGACGGGGAGAGCCGGAGCGAGGTCGCGGGATCCCTCGTAGGCCAGCGACATCCAGTCGCCGAGGCGGGGTCGAGGCGAGCCCAGAGCCATGTGAGGACAGCCGAGCGCCGGAGTCGCGCGAACGGACGCGGGGGCCCGGGGGGCGCCGCGCCGGTGCAGAGCGACAGAACAGCAACCGACAGCGGGTGCAGTGAGATGAGGAGACCCGGGCAGGAACGCATGTAGTCTCCCCTCCCCCACCCCACCCTCCCCCACCCCACCCTCCCCCACCCCACCCTCCCCCACCCCACCCTCCCCCACCCCACCCTCCCCCACCCCACCCTCCCCCACCCCACCCTCCCCCACCCCACCCTCCCCCACCCCACCCTCCCCCACCCCACCCTCCCCCACCCCACCCTCCCCCACCCCACCCTCCCCCACCCCACCCTCCCCCACCCCACCCTCCCCCACCCCACCCTCCCCCACCCCACCCTCCCCCACCCCACCCTCCCCCACCCCACCCTCCCCCACCCCACCCTCCCCCACCCCACCCTCCCCCACCCCACTGTGCTCTTGCGTAGCATAGCCGGACGCCCCTAGCTACGCCAAGGGGCGCAGGGCGCGGGGGGAGTCCCCGGTCCCGACCGCGAACCCGGGCCTGGGGGGGGGGGTCCACCGGCCCCGCGGAGAGCGCCAGCGGGCTCGAGGCAACGTTACCGGCGGCGGTCCCGCGGCGGCCTTTCGGGTGGGGGGAGGGGTAGCGAGGGGGGGGGGAAGAAAATGTGCAAAGGGACCGAGAACACACCGAGGCCCCCCCCGGGGGGGTGTTGGTGGGGGGGGGAAGGGTAAAGGAAACGAGCAGACAGGCAGGCCGGCAAAACGAAAGGAAACGAAAGCCGCGCCGAAGCGGCGAGCGCCGGGGGCCGAGGCGACCGCGGGTTAAACGGACAACCCGCGGCGGTTTTTTTTCTCCACATCCTCGGGCGCACTCTGACCCAGTTTTCAAAAGTTAGCCGAGGAGCAATAATAATAATAAAAGCAAGGACGACCACAGCCGCCTTTAGCGCACTCTGCAGAAAGGAACACCGAGCGCCCCCGGGGCTATTATCTCCTGGCAGGCTGCCCCGATCGGAGAGCACTCTCGCTTCCCCCGCCTCCTCCCTCCTCCCCCCCCCCCCGGGTCCGCGGCGCGGCCCCCTCCTCCCGGCCGCGGGCCGGGCCGGGGAACCTCCGCGCCGCGTCCCGGCGTAACCCGGAGCCGGGCGGGCGGGGCCGCGGCGCGGAGGATTCCCGGCAGCGAGCCGGGCGCGTAAACAAGGCTGAGTGCTCTCTCCGGCGCTAATTGCCGGCTCCCCCGCCCCTCGCGGGCCCTAATGGGAGGCGCGGCCTCCGGGCGGCGCGCCACCGGAGCCATTAAGGCATGGGGTGATGCGGCTATAAATCACGGCCGGTCTCCCCGGCAACCGGGATAAAAGGCGAGGCGGAGCGGCCGGCGGCGGCCGCTCGATCTCCCCTCTCTGGCGCACCCGGGCCCCGCGCGCGCCTCGGGGGGCGGGGGCGGCGGCCTCCGGTTTGGCCGGGCCCGAGCCCCCGCCGCGCCCCCGGACCCCGGGCCGCGCCGCGCGGCGCGGTGGCCCGGGCCCCGCCGCCCGGCGAGCGCGGCGGGGCCGGCCGGCGTTTTACTTTCGGTTCGTCGCCCGGGCCCCGGCGCCCCCGGGGGCGGGCCCCGGGCCCGGCGGCCGGGCGCGCCGGACGCGGGGCGCCGGCCGGCCCCGAGCGGACCCCGGCCCGGACCCATGGGGGGCCCCAGGTGAGCGCGCGGGCCGAAATGGGCCCCCCGAGGCTTTTCCGGGTTCCGGGCCGGGGGCGGGGGGGCGGCGGGCCGGAGGGGGCGCGGCGGGGTCGCGGGGCGCCCGGGCGCCCGGGGGTCCCGGCGGAGGCCGGCGCCCGGCCCCCGGGGCGGCGGGAGCGGGGCCCCCTCCGGCCCGCCGCGTCCTGACCGCGGCGCCCGCGCCCGCTCTCCCCCGCGTCTCCTCCGGGGGAGCCCGGCCACGCACCGCGGAACGCCGCAGCCCCCGACACCTGCGGGCGACCCTCGAGTTCGCGAGGCGACGCGCGGCCCGCCGCGGCGAGCGACCCCCGGCCCGGGAGAGCCACCGAGACGCCCGGCGAGACAGGTAGGTTTTTTTTTGTTTTTGTTTGTTGTTTTTCCCTCCCCGCGGCCTACCCGGCCGTGCGGGCCGCGCGGCGCGGCCCCGGGAGGGAACGGGGCGGCGGTGGTGGTGGCGGCGGCGTGGGGGGGGGGTGGTGGTGGTGGTGGTGGTGGTGGTGGTGGTGGGCCCGTGCCCGGCACCCCCGGCCCGTCCCGCCGCGCCCCGCCCCCGGCCCAACACCCGCCCCGGGGGCCTTCCCCCGTTTCCTTTTTTGGCCCACGACCCCGCGTCCCCGCGTGACCCGCGCGCCCCGAGCCGACGCGAGCCCGTCCCCTTCGCCGCCCCCCTCTGTCTTTCCACGCAGCCCCCCCCACCCCCGTCTCCGCACACGCACGCGCGCGAAGCACCCGCGACCACCGCCACGGCCCTTCTTCTCCGTCTTCGTCCAATGTCGTCCCCCCCCACCCCCACGCCCACCCCCCGTCTCCTCCTCGCGCTCTCGCTCCCGCCGCCCCCCTCTCCCCTCCCCTCCCCCCTCCTCCGGGCACCCCTCCTTTTTTAGTCCGGAACCCGGTCTCGACCGAGGCGCGCCGGGGGGCGGCGGCCCTCGGGGTCCACGCACGCACACCCTCCGCCCCGCGGTACGCCCGGGGCGAGGGGCGAGGTGTCTCCCCCAGAGGCGAGCGTGGCGACGCCCGCGGCCGCGACCGCGCGGGGGTGCCCGGCTTTCCCCACCCCATCCCGCCCCGCCCCACCCCCTCACACGCCACCCCATCTTCCCCCCCCGCCCTTCTCTCCCGGACCCCTCCTCTTCCGACGCCGCGACAGGGGAGTCCGTGAGAGAGAGGCGGGGGGGAGACCAGGATCTAGGGCAGAGTCCGGGCGGACCCCCACCCCCCCCCCCACACACACAGCCTTCCCCCCCACCCTCCCCCGAAACCCCACCGGCGGGCAGCGCCCCCCTCGTCCTCTCTTCCCCCTTCCTCCCCAGACCCCCCACGAGAAGGCAGGGGAAGGGGGGGAGGGAGGAAAGGGGGCGAGAGGGGGCCCGCGAGAGGAAGAGCGTCCGGTGGGAAAAGCAAACACAGCCGCAGAAACACAGACCCCCGGTGGGCACGCCCATCGCCCACCCACCCACAGAGCACACACAACACGTCTACCTCAGCCGGAAAACCCCACCACCCCCCTCCCCCTCGCCTCGCGCACACGCAACGCCCCCCCCCAGCGCGCCCCCACCCCCGCCCCGCCGCGAGATGACCCACGACTCTCTTCCTCTGTTTCTCTCTTTCCGTCCTTTCCCCCCCTGTTTCGTCCCCCGCCGCCCCCCCCCCCCCACGGCACCTCTCCTCCAAATTTCCCCTCTTCCCTCCCCCGCCCCGTTGCTCCGTGCTCTTCTTTCCCCCCCCCCCCCCCACCCCCGTCCCCCTCCTCCGCCTCCCCCCGCAGACGCCCGCCGGCCTCGCCTAAGCGGCCCCAGGCCGCCCCCGCCGGCCCCCGGCCCCCCCTGCTCCTGGTGGTCTCCGCCGGCCCCTGCCCGGTCCCGGAGGCCGCGGCGGCGACGCCCCCCCAGGCCACCGGGCTCTACGCCGCGCGATACCCCGGCGCGACCCCGACGCCCGGGCCGCCGCCCGCCGCCGTCCTGGCCCCGGGGCCGCCGGCGGCCCCCTGCTGTCTCTCCTGCCCGGGCCCGCCCGCGTGCGCGGGAGCCCCCCTCCTCCAGGCGCTCCCCGTCGCCGTCCCCGTCCCCCTCTCCGTGTCCCTCTCCGTGGCCCCGCCGCGGGCGCGAGACGGCCGCGGGGCCGCGGCGGCAGGGGCGGCGTCCGCGGGCCGGCGGGCCCCCCGGGCCTCCGCGACCCAACCCCCGCCGCCCAGGCCCCCGACCCCCTTCCCCTCGCCCGCCTGCCCCGTCCCGCCCGGCTTCCCCGCGTTCCCGCCGACCCCCTTCCCCTCGCCCGCGTTCCCGCCGACCCCCTTCCCCTCGCCGGCCTTCCCCGCGCCGGCCTTCCCCTCGCCCCCCCTCGCCGCGGCCCCCTTCCCCTCGCCCCCCGGCGGCCTCCCGGGGCCCTGCCCCCTCTGCCCGGGGGGCTGCCCCGGGGTCTGCCTGCCGCCCGCGTGGCCCTGAGCGCGGCCGCCGCCGCCGCCCCGCCGCGCGCCCATGTTCCCCTCGGCCGCGCCCCCCGCCTCCCCCGCGGACCCCGAGACCGCGCCCGAGCCGCGTGCGGCGGACCCCGGGCCCGCGCGCCCCCGGGCCGAACTCCCGGCCCCGACCCCGGCCCTGCGGGCGGACCCCCCGCCGCCGGGCGGCCTCTCCCCCTGGGCGGGTCTCGGGCCCCCGGGTCTCTGGGGGAGCCCCTACTACCCCCCGTGCCCCTGGGCGGGCCTCGGCCCCCCGTGTCCCTGCGGGGGGCCGTGCGCCCCGGCCCCCTGGGGGGGGCCCTACGCGCTCTCGTCCTGGGGGGCGGCGCCCCACCTCCTGGCCCCCTGGGGGAGCCCCTTCCCCCTGTCCCCCCGGGGGATCCCCCACCCTCTGTCCCCCTGGGCGGGCCTCGGCCCCCACCCTCTGGTGTCCCCGTGGGGGAGCCCCTACTACCCCCCGTGCCCCTGGGCGGGCCTCGGCCCCGGCGCCCTGTCTCCCTGGAGCGCCCCCCACCCCCTGTCTCCTCGGGGGGCGCTGGGGGGCCCGTGTCCCTGCGGGACCCTCTGCCCCCTGTCTCCCTGGGCGGGCCTCTGTCCCCCGTCTCCCTGGGCGGGCCTCTGTCCCCTGTGTCCCCGGGGGGGGCTGCGCCCGCTGTGTCCCTGCGGGGGACTCTGTCCCCTGTTCTCCCGGGCGGGCCTCGACCCTCCCCCGGCGCCCCCGGCGCCCGGCCCCGCCCGCCCGTGACCGGCCCCCGGCCCCGCTCGCTGCCCCGCCTGCCGCCCCACCTGCCGCCCCCGCCCGCCCTCCGCCCGCTGCCCCCAGAGACCACAAGACCACCGCGGTGATGGACAATAAAGACCCCGCGCGGGTTTATTTGCTCTGGCACGCCGAGTGACGCGTCTCGTCTCTCTCTCCCTCTCTCCCTCCCTTCCCCCCCTCCCCCGGGGTCTCGCGACGGCGCGTCCTCCCCGCCCCCGCAGGGGGGCGCGGCGGGCGCGCGTCCTCCCCGCCCCCCTCGCCCCCCGCCCGCATCCCGCGCGCGCTTCTCTGTCTCTCTTTTCTTCCGGGGGAAGCGGGCACACGCCCGGCCTCGCGCGGCGGGCCGGGGGCGCCCCCCTCGGCCCCTCCGCGCGACGCCCGGCGAGCCCCACCCCCGCGGCCCCCTACGGGCCGTCCGCGTCCCGGGCCGAGGGCGGGCCGGCGGGGTCGGGGGTCCAGGGGTGGCGCGAGTCCAGGCTGTGGAAGCTGCGGCCGCCCAGCAGCGTGCCCTGGTCGAAGAGCAGGCCGCCCACCGGGGTCATCCAGAGGCCGTGGGCGGGGTCCCCCGGGTACTCGGGCGGGGACACGCGGCCGGGGGCGGGCTCGGGGAGGCGGGAGCGGCGGGCCCACTGCGGCTCCGCGTCGGCCAGGGCGCGCGCCAGGTGGCAGTCCCGCCCCACGAGGACCACGTAGGCCCCGATGGCGCCCGTGTCCGTGTCGAGGACCGGCAGGCAGTCGCCCGTGAGGGTCTTGTTGAGGTAGGGCGCCAGGGCGACGACGCTCGAGAGCCCCGCGACGGGGAGGTAGCGCGTGGGGCCGGACGCCGCGGGGGCGCGGTCGGCGTCCACGTGGCGGGTCTTCCGCACACACTTCCTCGGCCCCTGCTCGGCGGGGCGGGGGCCGAGGGAGGATCCGTCTGCTCTCTCGGCAGGAGGAGGAGGCGGAGCGGCGGGCGGAGGAGGAGGCGGAGCGGCGGCGGCGCCCCGGGGAGCCCGAGACGCGGGAGGAGGCGGCGGAGGAGGAGCCGGAGGAGGAGGAGCGGCGGCCGCGAGAGGAGGTGCCTGGGGTCGCGGCGCGTCGCGGGGGGGCGGGGGCAGCGAGGCCCGCTTGGGGCCCCGCGAGCCGGAGGCGCCCCCGGCGGCCGAGGCCGGGCGCTTGCGGGCCTGCGCCTGACCCTGTGCCTGAGTCTGACTCTGTGCCTGACCCTGTGCCTGAGTCTGACTCTGTGCCTGACTCTGCGCCCGACTCTGCGCCTGACCCTGCGCCTGAGTCTGAGTCTGACCCTGCGCCTGAGTCTGAGTCTGACCCTGCGCCTGAGTCTGAGTCTGCGCGCGCCGGGGCGGCGTTCGGGCCCGGGGCGGCGGGTGCGCCGCCCTCTGGGGCTGGGCCAGGGCCTGGGCCAGGACCTGGGCCAGGGCCGCCTGGGCCCGGGCGTGAGTGCGGGCCTGGGCCTGGGCCTGGGCCTGGGTCTGCGTCAGCGTCGTCGGGGGCCGGGCCTGGGCGGGCGGGCGGGGCGGGGCGGGGGCCTCGGCGGCGACCCGCGGCCGCGGGGCCACGGGGACCACGGGGACCACGGGGACCACGGGGACCACGGGGGGCGCGGAGGCGGCCGGGGGCCGGCGAGGGGAGGCGGGCGGCGAGTCGGCGATCAGGATGGGCGAGCCGGCGGGGGGCGGGCGCGCGACGCGGGCCGGGGCGCGGGGCGCGCGCGCCGAGGCGGCGCCCCGGCCCGCCTCCCTCCCTCCCCCTCCGCCCCCTCCCCTGGTGGAGGCGCGGGGGGCCGGGGCGCCTCCTCCTCCTCCTCTGGCGGCCGGGGCCGGGCGGGGGGCTCTGGCGGGCGCCGGGCGGAAGGTCGGGTCCGCTGCGAGAGAGAGAAACGCCGGTCAGTCGGGGCGGGGGGTGCGGGGGGGGCGGAGGGGAGCGCGGGCGGCAGCGACACCCTCCCCACCACTCCCCTCCCCTCCCCTCTCGCGGCCCCTCCCGCCACCCACCGGCGTGGTTGTCGTCGTCGTCGGTGTCGTCGCTGTCCTCGGCGTCGTCGCCGTCGGCGTCGTCGCTCTCGTCGCTGCTGGTGACGGGCTGGCCCATGCGGGCGGGCGGGGAGAGGGCGCGGACGGTGCGGCCCCCGAGGGTGACGGTGGCCGGGGCCGCCTCCCCGGGGAGGCGGGGCGTCCAGATGAAGTCCACGGCCGTGCCGGCGCGCACGGCCTCCTCGGCCTCGGCCCGCGTGCGGGGGTCGTTGACCACCGGGATGGTGCTGTACGAGCCGTCGGGCTTCACGCCCACGATGAGATAGGCCACGACGGCGTTGCAGAGGGGGCAGCTGTTGCGCATGGGGAGCCAGGTCTTGAGGCAGGGGATGCAGAAGGGGTGCAGGCAGGGGAAGGTGGCGCAGAGCTGGGCCTCGGCGATGCGCTCGGTGCAGACGGCGCAGACCTCGCGGGGCGGGGGCGGGGTCGAGGGCGCGGCCCCGGCCTCGGGGGGCTCGGTGTCGTCGGAGTCGGGGTCGGGGTCGTCGCGCCCCCCGTCGTCGTCGTCGTCACCGACGTCCGAGTCGTCGTCGGAGTCGGGGAAGAAGTAGCGGGAGAGCAGCAGGAGGTCCTCGTCCCGGAGGGCGTCCGCCGCCGCCTGTCGGGGAGGAGGAGAAACCGCAGGGGAGCGGGGGGGACGGGTGTAGGTGAGTCGGCGGCCAACACACCACACCCGTCCCGCCTCTCTCCGGCGGGGACGCGCCCCCTTCCGCCCTTTCGGCCCTCCCTCCCCCCTCGACGGCGGCTGCGGGCGTCGAGTAGCGCGGGGCCCCCGCGCACCGGCGCGGGGCGGGGTCCGGGGGCGCGGCCCTAGACCCCCTAGACCCCCTAGACCCCCTAGACCCCCTAGACCCCCTAGACCCCCTAGACCCCCTAGACCCCCTAGACCCCCTAGACCCCCTAGACCCCCTAGACCCCCTAGACCCCCTAGACCCCCTAGACCCCCTAGACCCCCTAGACCCCCTAGACCCCCTAGACCCCCTAGACCCCCTAGACCCCCTAGACCCCCTAGACCCCCTAGACCCCCTAGACCCCCTAGACCCCCTAGACCCCCTAGACACCTGGGCGGCGGGGCGGCCCGGGGCTCCGAGGCCGCGCGAGGGCTCCATGGGTCCGGGGAGAGCGGGGGGACGGCGGCGCTCTCCGGGCGGGCGGGAGAGCCGGGCGGGCCGGCCGCGTCGTCTGGTCCGGGGCGGCGGGCGAGAGAGAAGGGGAGAGCGGGAGTCCTGCCGGCGGGACGGCGGTCCGACGGCGACTGGCTGGGGTGGCGATGGTGTCCCCGGCGTTTTATGCAGCGGGAGCCCACTCCCCCAATGGGCGGTAGATACCAGCCCCCGAGTGACGATGGGGGCGTTCCCCGACGGGCGGGCCCGCCCGCCCGGAGGCGCGGGCCATATACGGGGCGCGGCGGGCGGGCCCGGGGCCGGCGGCCCAATGGGAGCCGCGAGCGGCGTCTCATCAGCATGCTCCCTCCCCCGACGGGGCGGCCCCGACGGGCGCCATGTTGGCCGGGGGCGGGCCGGCCGGCCCCCCGAGGAGCCCATTAGCATAGGAATCTCCCGGGCTTCCCCGATGGGCGGGCGCATAAATTTTTAATCAGCATAGGGCATCCCCCCGACGGGCGGAGCGCGATGGCGGCGCCAACCGGCGCCGCGGGCGTCATCGATCGGGGGGAGCGGGAAACCCCGGGGTGTTCCCTAAATTTTTAATTAGCATAGTGGGTTCTTCCGGGAACCCGGGGAACACCGCGCTGAATAATTAACGAGGGCGGGCGCAGAGGGGGCGTCCCCGTAAATAATTAACGACGGTTGGCCCCGCGGCGGCTCGGGGGCGGCCTCCGGGGCGGGGGCTCGGGGAGCCCATCAGCATAGAGCGCCATGGCGGCGAGGGGGCGCGGCGCGGGGCGGGCCGTCGAGGGGCACATCAGCATATCCGGGCTTCCGTCGGGCGCGCCCCCCTCGGACCGCCCCGGACCGCCCCGGACCGCCCCGGACCGCCCCGGACCCGGGCCCGCGGCCTATGCGAGGCCGGGGACGGGGGCGACGCCGCCCTCGGCGAGGAGGAGCCCGGTGGGGCCGCCCCGTCGGGCCGGGTATAAAGGCGAGAGCGCAGCACATCGTCCTTCCGGGAATCGTCGAGGACACAGCGAGCTCCGGAGAGCCGAGCGGCCCCGGCCCCGGCCCCGGCCCCGGCCCCGGCCCCGGCCCCGGCCCCGGCGCCAGACCGACGGGCACCGCGGCAGACCGGCAGGCGGCGCCAGACCGACGGGCACCGCGGCAGACCGGCAGGCGGCGCCAGACCGACGAGGCGCGGGGGCGTCGAGGCGCCACTCCTTACCCGGTGACGTGCGCAGGGGGGCGGAGGCGGCCTCGCGGCCCCCGGCCCCGCCGAGACCCCGCCGAGACCCCGCCGAGACCCCGCCGAGACCCCGCCGAGACCCCGCCGAGACCCCGCCGAGACCCCCGACGGCTGGCGGCGCGCGGACCGAGGGCGGGACGGCGGCGGGGGCGGCGGCCTCTGCCCCGCGGAGACCCCCGACGGCGGGGAAGAGGGTCGCGCCGCCCCCTCCCCGGGCCCCCTCCCCGGGCCCCCTCCCCGGGCCCCCTCCCCGGGCCCCCTCCCCGGGCCCCCTCCCCGGGCCCCCTCCCCGGGCCCCCTCCCCGGGCCCCCTCCCCGGGCCCCCTCCAGGGGGCGCGCTCGATCCCGGCTGGGCGCGCGCGTCGGATCGGGGTCGCGCTATCGGGGCCGCGCGGGCGGCGCGCTTGGCGCGTTTAGGACGACGGACCGGGGGGCGCCCGGCCGCGGCGGCCGCGAGCTCGGGCAGCAGGCGCGGGCGCTGTGGGGCGCGCCGGCGGCCCGAGCTCCCGGCGGGCGCGCGCGAGGACGGAGCGGCGGCGGAGACGACGGGGACGCCGGGCGGCGGGCGCCGGCGGCGGCCGAGAGTGAGGGTGGCGAGCGCGTGGACGCTGGCGGACGTGCTGGTTGCCCGCGCTCTCGGGCGCTGGCGGGCAGGCGGGCAGGCGGGCAGGCGGGCAGGCGGGCAGGCGGGCAGGCGGGCAGGCGGGCAGGCGGGCAGGCGGGCAGGCGGGCAGGCGGGCGGGCGGGCGGGCGGGCGGGCGGGCGGGCAGGCGGGCGGGCGGGCGGGCGGGCGGGCAGGCGGGCGGGCGGGCAGGCGGGCGGGCGGGCGGGCGGGCGGGCGGGCAGGCGGGCGCCGCCGGGGGAGGGCCCGGACTCCGCCGCGCGGTTCGGGGCGGGGCGTTCGCGAGGGGGGGGGTCGGCGTTTGGGGGGGCGCGTTTTTCGCGTCCCGGCGCGCGTCCCGGCGCGCTCGCCGCGGCCCGGCGGAACCCGCCGCCGCGCGCTTTTTTTTTTTCGGCGCGCTCTCGCCGCCGCGCGTTTTTTTCGGCGCGCGCGCCGCCGGGGGAGGGCCCGGACTTTTTTTCCCAGGCGGGCCTCCGTCTCCCAGCAGGGCTTTCTCCGGGCCTCACCGCTCTCCGGGCAGGGCGACACCTCCCCCTCCCGCCCCGCCCCTCCCCTGCCCTTCTCCTTCCGTCCCCCCCCTCCGGCGTCGCCCCCGCTCCCCTCCCCGCTCCCGCGAGCCCGAGCCGCCGGCCAGTCACCCCCCATCCCGGCCCCCGTGTCCACGTCCGGGCGCCGGGGGGCGGCGGCCAGCCGCGGCCCGCCTCTCTCCGCCCGCCCCCGCTTCGCCCCGGCGCGCGTCCTCTCCCGCCGCGCCCCCGGCCCGGGGGCCGCCTCCGCGCCGCGAGCACGCGGGTTCGAATCGCAAGGCTCTGAAGTGCTGCGCGGGCCCAGGTTCGTACCCCGGCGCTCTCGCGGCGCGGCCTCGTCACCGGCTCTCTGCCCCCCCCCCGCCCCCCGGCGCGCGCGCCCTTTCCCCCCGAGTCCCCCCGCCAGCCTCGAGTCCCCCCCCCTCCCTCCCTCCTCCCGCGGCGCGGGTCCTTTCTGGGCCTCGGGTTCGCTTCCGGCCGCCGCGCCCGCAGAACCGGTATCCGACGCCCGGCAGGCCCCGCGCCCGCGCCGACGCCGCAGCGGCCGGCCGCTCCCGGCGGTGGAGGCCTAGGGGAGCCCGGCAGCCCCGCCCCCGATCTTCACTAGGCCTGCACGTCCGGGGGCGCGCCCCTGCGCCTCCCGCCCGGACCCCCCCTCCCGCGCCTCCCCCGCGCCTCCCCCCCCCTTCTCGGCCCTCCTGGGTACCTGGCGCACGTCTTCTACACGGCCGCCTACGGGGCAGAAGCCGGCCGCCAGGCTCCCCGGCGGCGCGAGCCCCGGCCCCGGCCCCGCCCCCGCCCCCGCGCGGTTCCCGGAGGCGCGCCCCTCCCCGGCCCGGCCCCCGGGGTTCCTGGCGGCCGGGTTCTCTGCGGACCGCTCTCACGGGCAGATTCCGGACTCCAGGCTCCCCGGAGGCGGGGGGCCGGCCGCCCCGCCCCGCCCCCGTCCCCGCCCGCGCCGCTCCTCCCCCCGCCCCTCTCCCGCGGGCCCCGGGGCCCGCCCCTCGCGCCCCAAGGCCCGCTCCTCGCGGCCCGGCGCCGCCCCCGGCGGCCGCGAGGAGGGGCCGGGGCCGCGAGGAGCGGGCGCGCCCACGCACGCGCCGCGGGCTCCCCGGGGGCGCGGGTGCGCCGAGGCGTTACGGCGCCGCTCTCCGGGGGCCGCTGTACCCTCGCGCGCCCCGCCCCCGGAGCCCCCCTCTCTCCGCCTCGGGCGCGCCCCCCCCTTCGACGCCCCGGCGCGCCCGCGCCCCTGCCGGGCCGCCCGGGTCCCGCCCGCACGGCTCCCGGGCCTCCCGGCCGCCCGACGGGACCGTGTGTCCGGGTCCCCCGCGGCCCGCGCGGCGCGCTCCCTTCCCCCCTTGCCCCCGCCCCCTCTCTCCCCTCCCCCCGCCCCCCTCCCTCGCCACCGGCCCCGCGCCCCTCCGCGGCCCGAGCGCGCGCCCCATCGGAAGCGCGCGACCGACGCCGGCGGGAGCGCGTGCATCGGGCCCCGGCCGCGCGCCCCGGCGCCCCCCGTCTCCCCCCCCGCCCCCCTCGCCCCCCGTCTCCCCCAGACACGACGCTCCAATAAACGTTCGTTGCAAACGCACCACGCCGCGTCGGCGCGAGCCTCGACTCTTTATTGCGGGGCCGGGGAGGGTGCGGGGGGTGGGGGTGGTGGGGGGTGCGGGGGCGGCGCGCCTACCAGTCCTCGGCGCCGCCCGCCGCCTCGGCGTCGGGGTCCCAGTCCGGGGTGGCGCCCCCCGGGGCGGGGGCGGGGCTCGGGGCCGCGGCCAGCTCCACGGCGGCGGCGTCCTCGGCGTCGGCGAGCAGCGTGTCGGCGCGGCCGGCGGCCCAGCGCACGCGCGGCGCGGCGGCGGGGTCCGGGGGCTCGGCGTCGGCGCGCAGCACGAGCGGCGCGGCGTCGGGGTCCGGCTCGGGCAGCGCGCGCGCGCAGAAGGCGCGCAGCGCGGCGGGCAGGGCGTCGGGGCCGGCGCGCGCGGCCGCGCGGTCCAGCGCCAGGTAGACGGGCCGCAGCGGCGCGGCCAGGCCCCAGCGCGCGCAGGCGCGGTGCGAGTGCGCCTCGCCGCGGCGGAAGTCCGGGGCGCCGGCGGCGGCGGCGGCGCGCGCGGGCGAGTCGGCGGCGCGGCCGTCGAGCGCGGGCAGCACGGCGCGGCGGTACTCGCGCGGCGGCAGCGGCACGGCGGTGTCGGGCCCCAGGCGCGTGCGCACGCGGTAGCGCACGTTGGCGCCGCGCCCCAGGCGCGGCGGCGGCGCGTCGGGGTAGAGCCGCGCGCAGGCGGCCTCGACGCGCGCGAAGAGGCCGGGCCCGAAGACGCGGCCGGAGGCGAGCACGGCGCGGCGCAGGTCGCGCGCGGCGGGCCAGCGGAGGTCGCACTGCGCGGCGGGCAGCACGGCGCAGGGCAGGTAGACGTGGCGGCGCGCGACGACGGGCCCGTCGTCGGGCCACTCCTCGGGCGGCACGGCGTCCACGACGACGAGGCGGCGGCCGGCGGCGGCCGCCAGCAGGCCCAGGAACTCGACGGCGCCGGCGAAGGCCAGGTCCCGCGTGGAGAGCAGGAGCACGCCCTGCGCGCCGAGCGCCGAGACGTCGGGGGGCCCGGTCCAGTTGCCGGCCCAGGCGGCCGTGTCGGGCCCGCAGAGGCGGTTGCCCAGCGCGGCGAGCAGGAAGGAGAGGCCGCCGCGCGCGGCGGTCCAGGCGGGCGGGGCGGGGGAGACGCCGCCGAGCTCCTCGCCGGGCAGCGGCGCGTAGAGCACCAGCACGCGCACGTCCTCGGGCTCGGGGACCTGGCGCATCCAGGCGGCGGCGCGGCGCAGCGGGCCCGAGGCGCGGAGCGGCCCGAGGGCGCGGCCGGAGCCCGGCTCGGGCGGGCCGCAGCGCGCGGCCAGCGAGGCCAGCGCGCGCGGGTCGAACGCGAGCGCGGCGCGCCAGGGCTCGGGGAAGAGCGGGTGGTCCGTGAGCTCGGCGACGAGGCGCGGCTCGCAGTAGGCCTCGAGGGCGGCGGCGGCGGGCGCCGGCGTGTGCGCGGGCCCGGGCGGCGCGCGGCGCCAGCCGCCGCGGGGGTCGGGCCCGCCGGGCGGGCGGGCGGTGAGCGCCGCGGGCCGGGGGCGCGGGCCGGGGGCGCGGGCGCGCCCGCCGCCGTTGTCGTCGTCGTCGTCGGCGGGCGCGCCGGGCGGGCGCGGGCGGGCGGGCCGGCTCCGCTTGCGCGCCGGCGGGCGGGCGGCGGGGGCGGGCGCCCGCGGGGGCGAGGAGCTCTTGCGCTTGCGGGCGGGCGCGCGGGCGTCGGCGGCGGCGGCGCCGCCCAGCAGGGGGCGCAGGCTCTGGTTCTGGAAGAGCAGGTCGGCGGCGGCGGCGCCGACGGAGCGCACGTGCCGCGGGCTCCGGGCCAGCAGCGGCGCGGCGGCGCCGGCGACGAGGGCCACGGCGCGCACGGCGGCGACGGCGGCCTCGGCGCCGCCGGGGACGCGGAGGTCGCCGCGCAGGCGCATGAGCGTTAGCGCGTCGCGCACCAGGCGCAGCTCGCGCAGCCAGGCGCGCGGGCGCCGCGGGGCGGCGGCGCCCCGCGGCGGGGCGGCGGCGCGCGCGGCCGCCAGCCCGGGCACGGCGGCGGGGTCGCCGTCGAAGCCCTCGACGAGCGCCTCCAGCACGGCGCGGCAGGCCGCCAGGCACTCGGCGGCGGCGTCGGCGGGGTCCTCGGCGGGGTCCTCGGCGGGGTCCTCGGCGGCGTCCTCCCCCGCCGCGGGGGCGGCGCCGTCGTCGCCCGCGAGGGCGGCCGCCAGGCGGCGCTGCGCGGCGATGACGCCCGCGGCCCCGAGGCCGGCGAGGGCGGGGGCGGCGGCGGCGGCGTCGGGCGGCGGCGCGGCGCCGGCCGCGGCGGCGTTCTCGCGCGCCAGCAGGGGCGCGTAGGCGCGGCGCAGGCTGGCCACGAGGAAGCCCTTCTGCGCGCGGTCGTAGCGGCGGCTCATGGCGACGGCGGCGGCGGCGTGCGCCAGGCCCCAGCCGAAGCGCCCGGCGGCCATGGCGTAGCCCAGGTGCGGCACGGCGCGCGCCACGGTGCCGGTGATGAAGGAGCTGCTGTTGCGGCGGGCGCCCGAGGCCTCGAAGCAGGCGCGGTCGAGCTCCACGTCGCCGGCCGTCACGCGCGGGTTCTGCAGCCAGCCCATGGCCTCGCGGTCGGGCGCGAACAGCATGCGCGTGATGAGGGCGTACTGGCGCGCGGCGTCGCCCAGCTCGGGCGCCCACACGGGCGCGGGCGCGCCGGCGGCCTCGTAGCGGCGCCGGGCCTCGGCCACCTCCGGCGCGCCCCAGAGCCCCGGGCGGCTGTCGCCCAGGCCGCCGTAGAGCACGCGCCCCGGGGGCGGGGGCTCGGCCCCGGGCCAGGGCTCGCCGCTGGCGTAGCCGTCGCGGAAGCGCGCGTAGAAGGCGCCCGAGGCCTCGTCGGCGTCCAGGGGCACGGGCCGCGGGCGCGCGGCCGTGAAGCGGCCCGTGGCGTCGCGCCCGGCCACGGCGGCGCGCGCGCGGCGGCGCTCGCCGCGGGCGGCGGCGGCGGCGGGCGCCGACACCCGCCCCGCGGCGGCGGCCCGCGGCGGCGGCGAGGGGTCGTCGTCCGGGCCGGGGTCGGGGTCCTCCGAGTCGGCGGCGGCGGCGGCGGCGGCCGGGGCGCGCTCGGGGTCCGAGTCCGACTCCTCCGAGTCGGGGTCCGAGTCGGGGTCCGAGCCCGACGCCGAGCCGGGGTCCGAGTCGGGGTCCGACCCGGAGGCGGGGCGCGCCGGGGGGACCGGGACCGCGCCGGGGGTCTCGTCCTCGTCCTCGTCCGCCCCGGCCTCGTCCGCGAGCTCCGCGAGGCCGGCGCCGCCCGGGGTCGGCGGGGCCGCGGCGTCGATGACCCACACCGACTCGGCGCGCCGCGCGGCCGGGGCCGGACTCTTCCGGCCGCGCGGCGGCTCCGACGGCGGGGACAGCGCCCGGGCCGTCTCCTCCACCATGGCGGCCAGCAGGGCCAGCTGCCGCGAGGACGCGGCGCCGGCGGCCGGGTCGTCGGCGTCCTCCTCCTCCTCCTCCTCCTCCTCCGCCTCCACCTCCTCGACCTCGACCTCGTCCGGCGGCGGTCCCTCCGGGTCCGGCGTCCTCGGCGGCCCGTCGTCGGGGTCCTGCGAGCCCGCGCCGCAGAGCGGAGCGCGCGGCATGGTCTGCGCGGTCTGCGATTCCCCTCCTCGTCCGCCGGGGGGCGCCGGGGCACCGGGCGAGGGTCGGCGGCGGTCGCGGCGAGGGTCGGCGGCGGGGCACCGGGCGAGGGTCGGCGGCGGTCGCGGCGAGGGTCGGCGGCGGTCGCGGCGAGGGTCGGCGGCGGTCGCGGCGAGGGTCGGCGGCGGTCGCTCTCCTCCGTCCTCCCCGGCCGGGACCGTCGATGGCGGCTTCCTCGGGGAGACGCGACGGCCGTCTACACGATCGCGCGGCCGCCCGCCTCATATACCCCGGGCGCCGGCCGGCTCCGCCCGCCGGCTCCGCCCCGGGGCGCGGGGGCGGCCCGCCGCGCCGCCCCGTCGAGGATCGCATTAGCATGCGCCGCCCCCGCCGAACGTCTCATCGCCGTCGAGGATCGCATTAGCATGCGCCGCCCCCGCCGCTCCGCCCCGCCGAACGTCTCATCGCCGCGCGGCGCACCGCCGCGCGCAGGCGCCGATGGGGGGGGGGAGGGGGAGAGAGAAAGGAGGAAGGGAAGAGGGAACGAGGAGGGAAGCGGAGGAGTGGGCGCGCGGGGGGGACGGGGACGGGGACGGGGACGGGGACGGGGACGGGGACGGGGACGGGGACGGGGACGGGGACGGGGACGGGGACGGGGACGGGGACGGGGACGGGGACGGGGACGGGGACGGGGACGTTGTTTCCACACAGCCTTCCTCGTTCCCCCTCTCCCCACCCCCACGCTCTGCCTCTGCGGACTCTCATTAGCATCGCCGCGCCCGCAAGGCGCTCCTCCTCGCCCTCCTCCTCGCCCTCCTCCTCGCCCTCCTCCTCGCCCTCCTCCTCGCCCTCCTCCTCGCCCTCCTCCTCGCCCTCCTCCTCGCCCTCCTCCTCGCCCTCCTCCTCGCCCTCCTCCTCGCCCTCCTCCTCGCCCCGCCCCTGCGGACTCTCGTTAGCATCGCCGCGCCCGCGAGGCGTTCCGCCTCTCCCCACCCCCACGCCCCCCTCCTCTCCCCACCCCCACGTCCCGCCTCTGCGGACTTTCGTTAGCATCGCCGCGCCCGTCCGCGCCCGCGAGGCGCCGCCGCCGCCACCGCGCCTGCGCGGCGTCCCCGGTCGCCTAGCAACGCAGGATCGTTGGATTACGCAATCTTCTCAAGAGAAGTGAGGACGCGAAGCGTCCGCACTTCGTCCTAATAATATATATATATATTAGGACGAAGTGCGGACGCTTCGCGTCCTCACTTCTCTTGAGAAGATTGCGTAATCCAACGATCCTGCGTTGCTAGGCGACCGGGGACGCCACCCGTCGCCCCGCCCGCGTCCGCGCCCGCGGCCCGCGCGATGCCCGAGCCCTCGAGGGGGAGGAGCGCCGCGCCCCGCCCGCGCCCGCGCGTCGGGGCCCGCCCTCGGGGGGGAGGGCCCGCGCGCCGGGACCTCCCCCCCTCCGCCGGCATAAAGCCGGCGGCCCCGCCGCCGGCCCGCCGCAGAACGCGACCGCCGCCGCTCCCGCCGCGCACTCGCCTCTCTTCGCGCCGACGGGACCACCGCTCCGACGCCGACCGCCGGACCCCGACGCCGATTCCGACGCCGACGGAGCCTCGCAGGTGAGCGGCCGCCCTCGTTGGGGGGACCGAGGGGCGCGAGGGGGGACCGAGGGGCGCGAGGGGGGACCGAGGGGCGCGAGGGGGGACCGAGGGGCGCGAGGGGGGACCGAGGGGCGCGAGGGGCGCGAGGGGGGACCGAGGGGCGCGAGGGGCGCGAGGGGGGACCGAGGGGCGCGAGGGGCGCGAGGGGGGACCGAGGGGCGCGAGGGGCGCGAGGGGGGACCGAGGGGCGCGAGGGGGGACCGAGGGGCGCGAGGGGGGACCGAGGGGCGCGAGGGGCGCGAGGGGGGACCGAGGGGGGACCGGGGGGACCGAGGGGCGCGAGGGGCGCGAGGGGGGACCGAGGGGCGCGAGGGGCGCGAGGGGCGCGAGGGGGGACCGAGGGGGGCGAGGGGCGCGAGGGGGGACCGCTGACCTCGGTCGTTGCTTTTCTCCTTCCCCCCGCCCGCGCAGGACCCCCAGCCGCGAAAGACCCAGCCGCGAAGGACCCAGCACCATGCCAACCGACGTCCGCGTGTTCGAATCCGCCTCGGAGGATCTCAGCCCCCCGGCCTCGCCCGTTCTACACGGTTCCAGGCGCCGCTGCGCCCGCCTCCCCTCGCTCTCGGATTCCGAGAGCGAGAGCTCCTCTGGGCCGGTGATCCCGGAGGGAGGGGAGCCCGGGTTCGAGTCCGGGGGGGCGACCGCCCGGCGATCCCGGGGGCGTGGGGGTCTGCGGGTAGCGGGAGGTATGTATTTCATCGACGACGAGGCCGAGGAGGTCTCCGAGCCCGAATCTGAGCCGGACACCGAAACCGAGTTTGAGTCCGTGTCCGAGGTTGACCTGGAGTCGGTTTCCGAGATCACTTCCGGATTGGGCTCCGATTCGGACTCGGACTCGGACGGCTCCACCGACGAGCCCCGGGCCGGGCGAACCCAGCCGATCAGAATCAATATCCGACTGGTCAGCTCCCCTGACCGCCGCGCGGGGGTGGTCTTTCCGGAGTCTAGGGGAACCCGCTCCAGCCCCGGCGCGGACCCGCCCCCGTCGGAGCGCCCCGATGGCTCGGGACGACGGGCGGCGCGAGCCGCCGCGGAGAGGCGTGGATCGGACGACTGGAACCCGGACCTGCCGTCTCTGCGGCGCAGCATCGACGCCACGTTTCGCCTCCTGCGCCGCGGCGTCAACCCACGCGGCGCGGCCGACCGCCTGCGGCGGCTGGTCCGCGACTGCTACCTCCTGGGCTACACCCGACGGCGGCTGGAGCCGGGCGCGTGGGCCCGCATGCTGCAGGTGGGGGGCGGTCGGGCGCTTCGCCTGCGGAACGTCATCGAGAGGGCGGTGCTGCGCGTCGGGGACGACGGGGAGATCCTGCCGATGCCCCCGTCCCCGAGCGAGGACCACGGCGTGGCGTCCGACCGCCGCCGCTCCGACGCCAGCGACGACGACAGCCGCCTCGGACCCAGCGACCCCGACGACTCGGACGCCACCCTGGCGTCCGAGTCGGACTCCGAAGACGAGCACGGCACCGCCTCCGACGCCCTCCCGGCGGCGAACGCCCCGGGCTCTCTGGCCTCCAGGCTGGAGAGGGAGTTTGCCGCGTTCGACTGGACCTCGGAGGAGGGGTCCCAGCCGTGGCTGTCCTCCGTCGTGGCGGACACCAGCTCGGCCGAGCGTCGCCGCGGCGACTCGCCCGGCCCCTGCCGCGAGCGAGAGGTTCCCGGCGGCTGTCGCAGGATGCGCTTTCCTACCACGTGCCCGTACCCGTGCGGCCACACGTTCCTCCGCATGTAAGGGGCGGGGCGAGAGGGGGAAGGGGGGGGGAAAGCCCGCGGGGCCGTTGTAATCAATAAACCAGCGTTGTCTATAAATACACCGTCTCCCGGTCGTCTGTTCTGGGGACCGCGCGGGGGCGAGGAGGCGCGACCCCGGGATCCCAAGAAACCACGCAGACGCGCGACGGGGTCTCCGTCCACACCTCTTTATTCCACAGAGCCTCGAAAGGCGAGGGGGTGGGGGAAAGGAAAAGGATGTCACAACGCGGGAGTCGTGTGGCAGATGTGGGGGAGCCGGGGGCGTTCGTCCGAGTCCGAGTCCCACGCGCACTCCGGCCTCTCGTCCGCGCCGCCGCCGCGGGTCGGGACGTCCGGCGGCCCACCGAGCCCCGCGCGGCACGCCGTACACGGACGCCGGGCCGGATGCGGCTCTGTCCTCTTCTGCGCCGCCTCGGTTGCCGTGGCCGGAGGCCCCGCCCACAGACGGGACGCGGCCTCGCGGAGCCACCCGACGCACCCGCCCGGGCGCGACGCCGTGGCGTCGCGCGGCCGCAGGACGCCGTATCGGTACTCGTAGGTCCCGAACAGCGCCGCCAGGGGGTGGTTGTGGGCCGTCGGGAAGGGGGTCCACGGCACGGTCTCTCCGAGCGCGAGTCCCTCCGGGAGGGGCCACGAGCCCCCCTCCGCCCACGCGTCGGGGACGCGGACGGCGACGAGCCGCGCGCCGACGCGGCCGTCCCGCAGGTGCTCCAGGAACGGCGCGCAGAGGTCCGCCGCCCCGACCACCCACAGGTGGTACAGTCGGGGGCGCGGGCGCGGGTCGCAGAGGGCGCGGAAGCAGGCGGCGGCGTCCGCGACCTCCTCGCTCTCCCACGGGGCGTCCTCGGGGAAGACGCCGTCGGCCGCGGCGGCCGAGTCGCAGCCGCAGGCGCGCGTCCGGACCACCGGCCGGTCGGGCCGGGGGAGGTCCATGAGGGGCGCGGCCACGCGCCGCAGGTCGGCCGAGCGCACGACGACGGGCGTCCCCAGGGGCTCCGCCGCCAGGATCCGGCACTGCCGCAGCAGGAAGTTCCACAGGAGCGGGTTGGCGTCCGCCGACGTCCGGGGCAGGGCCTCGTGCCTGTCCAACAGCGTCATCACCGTGACCACAACAACGCCCATGTCGCTATATTAGGGCGGGTGGCCTTCCGTCCGCACTGCACTCGACGCGCCGCGGCCCCGGACGCAGGACGCCAGCACCGCCCGCTCTCTCGAGGGGCGGGGGGGCCGAGGAACACGGCGGGACCTTGGGTCCCGACGGCCGCGCTAGCCGTCGCGGGCGCCACGTGCGCCCTCTCGCGGAGGCGCCCGCTCGCGCGGGTGGGGCCCCGGGCGCCGCCGCGCGAGCTCCGGACGGGAGGCCTTCCTCCTTCGCCCTCGGGCGCCGGCGCCCGCGGAGCGCTCCGCCGGGGCGCCCGCTGGCTGGCGCGAGCGACCAGGGGCCTGATGGCCTGCCGGCAGTTTCGCCGCGTCTACGCGGGCGCGACCGAGGACGCCGGGCGGCTGGAGGCCGTCGAGCGGGCGACGACTACCCGCTGCCTGTTCCCGCCGGAGACCTTTTATAATCCGCCCCGGGGCGTCGATTTTCCGGGCGCCGCCGCCCACGACCCCCCCCGGCCCCACGGCGCCCGGGACGAGGCCGCCCGCCTCTGCCAGATCCGGGAGCTGCTGGTCGAGATGCGCAGCAGCGCGGAGGAGCCCCCCAGCGGGCCGGAGGACGACACCGACGATGACGATGACGCCCCCGACGACGTCGCGTACCCGGACGAGGGGGCGGACGACGACTACGCCGCCGGGGGGGGCGCGCCCCGGCCCGACCCCGAGCGGGCCGGCCCCGCGCCCGCCGGCGGGCTCACCCCGGAGGTGCTGGAGCACCTCGACCGCGAGGCGGCGCGCGCGATCCACCGCGGATGCAAGCCCCCCTCGGAGGTGGCCCGGGTGGTGGCGGGGCTCGGGTTCGCGATCCACCGCGCCCTGACGCCGGGCTCGGAGGGCTGCGTCTTCGAGAGCAGCCACCCCGACTATCCGCAGCGCGTCGTGGTCAAGGCGGGGTGGTACGCGAGCTCCGTCCACGAGGCGAGGCTGCTGCGCCGCCTGAGCCACCCCGGCGTCCTGGCCCTCCTGGACGTGCGCCCGGTGGGCGGACTCACCTGCCTGGTGCTCCCGAAGTACCGGTCCGACCTCTACACGTACCTGGGGGCCCGCTCCCGCTCCAGCCCCCTGAGCCTCGCGCAGGTCACGGCGGTCGCCCGCCAGCTGCTGAGCGCGATCGAGTACATCCACGGCGAGGGCATCATCCACCGGGACATCAAGACGGAGAACGTGCTCGTCAACGGCCCCGAGGACATCTGCCTGGGGGACTTCGGGGCCGCCTGCTTCGCGCGGGGCTCCTGGTCGACCCCGGTGTACTACGGCATCGCGGGCACGGTCGACACCAACGCCCCCGAGGTCCTGGCCGGGGACCCGTACACGCCCTCGGTGGACATCTGGAGCGCCGGCCTGGTGATCTTCGAGGCGGCCGTGCACACGGCGTCCCTGTTCTCGGCGTCCCAGGAGGACGAGCGGCGCGCGTACGACGCCCAGATCCTGCGCATCATCCGGCAGGCGCAGGTGCACCCGGACGAGTTTCCCCGGCACGCGGGCTCCCGCCTCGTCTCGCAGTACCGCCACCGGGCGGCGCGCAACCGCCGCCCCGCGCACACCCGCCCCGCCTGGACGCGCTACTACAAGCTGGACCTGGACGTGGAGTACCTCGTCTGCCGGGCCCTCACCTTCGATGGCGCGCGGCGCCCCAGCGCCGCGGAGCTGCTGCGGCTGCCGCTGTTTCAAAGTAGCTGACCGGCGTTTCCCGGCGGGGGCCGGGGCGGGGTCGGGGACGCGGGCTCCGTACAAAAGGGAGCCGGCGCGGGCGCCCGCCACCACGGCTCCAGGCGACGCCCCCGCGCCGCCATGCCCACCCTCGCTCCGCGGCCGTCGCTCCCGGCGGCGGTCCTGTGCCTGTGCCTGTGTCTGCGCCTCGCGGGCGCGGGACCGCGTCCCGCCGCGCCCGGGGGCGCGGCCGTCCCCGCGCGCGGCGCCTCGCACTGCTACGCCACCCCCCGCCTCGACGACGCCGGGCCCTCGGGCCCGGCTCCGGCGGTGGCCGACGTCGGCCGCCATCACGTGGTGCGGCACCGGAGCGTGGCGCGGGTCTACTCCGGGTGCGGCCTGGCCCTGCTCGCGCCGCCCATCCGCCGGTTCCGCGGGATCGACGGCGGCGCCTACGCGGCCCGGGTGGCCTACTACCGGGTCGACGCCGGGGGGTGCCGGCGCCCCGTCGCGCTCCGGTGGTACGGGGGCTGTCGGGGCGGGGCGGCGCCCTCGCCGGACACGTGCGGCGGGTACTCCCACACGTACCAGGGCGGCTCGCCCCCGACGGCCCACGCCCTGGTGAACGCCTCGCTGCTGGCGCCGGTCGCCGGCCCCCGCGCCGCCGCCTACGACTACGAGATCCTGGTCGGCGACCGGCTCCACGTCGGGCGGCTGTCGGTTGCGGTCGCGGCCGGGCCGGGCGTCGGGCCCCGCTCGCCCCCCGGCCCGGCGTCGTCGCCCCCGAGCGCTCGCGCCGCGGGGGCGCCGGGGGCGCCGTGCCGGCCCGTCGCCCCCGCGGCGCCCCTGTGGCGCTCGGTCCCGGCCGCCTGGGTGTCGGCCGCGAACCCTCTCTTCGACGGGCCGGCCGCGAGGCGCTGCGTGCCCTCGCTGGCCCCCGCGGAGCCCCGGGACCTGGCCTACGTCTCCGCCGCCCCCCAGAGCCTCCTGGTCGGCCTGGCCGGGTACATGTTTACCCGGTTGGCCCCGGTCCTCGAGGGCGGGGACCCGGCGCTCGCCGCGCCGACCCCGGAGGACGAGACCCCGGCCCCGAGGGCTCGCCCCGCGCGCATGCGCGTCGCCCGGGGCCTGCTGTCCGTGCCCGAGGGGGCGGAGGAGGCGGAGGGGGGTTCCGCCCCCTCCGCGACACCGGCCCCCGCCGGCGCAACCTCCGCCGGCGAGAACGGCGCCGAGGGGGCGTCCGAGGCCACCCCCTCGGCGCCGGCTCCCGCGACCACGCCCCCGGCGTCCCCCGCCCCCGCCACCCCGGCCGCGAACGGGACCGGCGGGGCGGTAACGAGCCCCGCCCCGCGGGAGGACGCGACGCCCGCGATCCCGACCGCGGGGACGTCGGGGGCGGGGACCGCGGCCGCCGGCGACCACGGGGTGGGGGTATCGGAGCCCACGTCCGCGGCCCCGGAGACCCCCCGGGTCGCGGAGGAGGCGTCGTCGGCCCCGCCCCCGGTCCCCGAGGGGACCGGGGGCAACGCGACCGCCGAGGCGGCTCCCGAGGCGGGGGGCTCGGAGCCCCCGCCCTCCTCCAACGCCGCCACCCCCGGGCCCGAGGCCCCGACGCCTCCCCCCGAGGGAGAGGGCGCGGCCGAACGAGAGGGGGCGGAAAGGGAGGATGCGGACGACGAGGATGACGATGATGATGAGGAGGAGGGAGCCGGGGACGGCGAGCCGCCCTCGGTGGAGGATCCCTCGCCCGCGGCGGACGCGACCCCCCCGGGACCCAAACCCGGGACCGGGGACGGCCCGTACCCCCCGCCCCCCCGGCGCCCAGCCGTCACGCTCCCCCCGCCGCATCTGGGGCCTCTGACACTCCGCCCCCCGAGCCCCCCGACGGAGCCCGCGCCCCCCTCCGCCCCTCCCGCCGAGCCCCCTCATCGCCCCCTGTTTCCGTTCCTCACCGCCTCGCCCGGACTCGATTTCATCTTCCTGCTCAGCCTGGCCGCCCACGGGCTCGCGTTCGTGATCATCACCGTCATGGTGCTGCGGCCATGCCGTCCGCGGGACCGGGGGCCGTCGCGGTCCCGAGTTCGGTACACGCGACTGGCGGCCTCCGAGGCGTGAGCCCCGCCCCCTCCTTTCCCCCCCCCGGACGGGCGGTGCGGGGAGAGCGGGAGCCGGAGGCCACCCCACCTCGGATGCGAGGCGCGGGAGGGGGAATTCCCCGCGTTTATCTATTTAAGATGCCTTCCGGCAAACCGCACCCCAGAGAGAGCGCGCCTCGCCCCGGCTTGCGGTTATCCGAATCGGTCGGCCGCCGCCCCCTCGTCCCGCCATGCGCTCCCTCCTGTTCGTCGTCGGCGCCTGGGTGGCCGCGCTGGTGACCAACCTCACCCCCGACGCCGCGCTCGCCAGCGGCACCACCACCGCCGCCGCCGGCAACACCAGCGCGACCGCCTCCCCCGGCGACAACGCGACATCGATGGACGCGGGATCGACGATCACCGCGGCCGCCCCGCCCGGGCACTCCACGCCCTGGCCGGCTCTCCCGACGGACCTCGCCCTGCCCCTGGTGATCGGGGGCCTCTGCGCGCTGACCCTGGCCGCCATGGGCGCGGGCGCCCTCCTCCACCGGTGCTGCCGACGCTGCACGCGGCGCCGCCAGAACGTCTCCAGCGTGTCCGCGTGACCCCCGCGCGACCCCGCCCGCCGGGCTCTCGGACCAAAAGCAATAAACCGATTGGCGTTAATCGTGGACCCGGGTCTCCGTGTCTCTGTGGGTGGTGGGAAGGGGGGTGGGTGGGCGAAAGGAGAGGCTACGGGGGGCCGGGGCGCGACGGGCCCATGGGATGCGGGCGGCGCGATGGGTCCCGCCGCGCCGCCGGTTAATGATTAATCCGCGTGAACGCCACCCCGATGAGTCAGGCGGGGAGGGGTGTCAACGAACCCCCTTTGTCCTTTAAAAGCCGGGGCCGCGCCGGGGGCCCCGGACACCGGGAACGATCGAGCCGGCGCGCGATTCCCGCAAACGGCGCCTCTCGTCCCCTCTTCCCGCTCTTCGGCCGCGGCGGCGCGACGATGGGTTTCGGCGCGGCGGCGGCGTTGCTGGCGCTGGCGGTCGCGCTCGCGCGCGTCCCGGCGGGCGGAGGCGCCTACGTGCCGGTGGACCGGGCCCTGACGCGGGTGAGCCCCAATCGCTTCCGCGGGTCCTCCCTGCCCCCGCCGGAGCAGAAGACGGACCCCCCCGACGTGCGGCGCGTCTACCACGTGCAGCCGTTCATCGAGAACCCGTTCCAGACCCCCAGCGTGCCCGTCGCCGTGTACTACGCCGTCCTGGAGCGCGCCTGCCGCAGCGTCCTCCTCGCGGCGCCGACGGAGGCGGTGCAGGTCGTGCGCGGGGCCCCCGAGGCGGCCCTGCCGGACGCGCGCTACAACCTCACCGTCGCCTGGTACCGCACGGGCGGCGACTGCGCCATCCCCATCCTCGTGATGGAGTACGCCGAGTGCCGGTACAACGAGTCCCTGGGCGCGTGCCCCGTCCGCAACCTGCCGCGCTGGAGCTTCTACGACAGCTTCAGCGCCACGAGCGAGGACGACCTGGGGTTCCTCATGCACGCGCCCGCCTTCGAGACCGCGGGGACCTACGTCCGCCTGGTGAAGGTCAACGACTGGGTCGAGGTCACGCAGTTCATCTTCGAGCACCGCGGCAAGGGCCCCTGCCGCTACACGCTCCCGCTGCGCATCCCCCCGGCGGCCTGCCGCCGGGGCCCGGCCTTCGAGCAGGGCGTGACGGTGGACGCCGCCGGCATGCTCCCCAGGTTCATCCCGGAGAACCAGCGCATCGTGGCCGTCTACAGCCTGCAGGCCGCCGGGTGGCACGGCCCGAAGGCGCCGTTCGCGAGCACCCTGCTCCCCCCCGAGGTGACGGAGACGGCCAACGTCACCCGGCCCGAGCTGGTCCCCGACGACGAGGACGAGCGCCCCCCGGCCGACGGGTCCCCCCCCGCGGTCTCGGCCCAGCTGCCGCCCAACTGGCACGTCCCGGAGGCCGACGACGTCACCATCCAGGGCCCCGTCCCCGCCCCCGCCGGCCACACGGGCGCCATCGTCGGCGCGCTGGCCGGCGCGGGGCTGGCCGCCGGGGCGGTCGTGCTGGCCGTCTGCCTGGTGCGCCGCCGCGGCCGCGCGGTCGCCAAGCACGTGCGCCTGCCCCAGCTCCTCGACGAGGGCTCGGTGCCGGCGCGCCGGGGCGCGCCCTACTGACCAGACGACCGCCGCGCGGTCGTCGGGGAGAGGGGGGACCGTTCCGGGGTGGGACCTCGCACCGGGGATAAAGGGCGGCCGGGCCGGGCGCACCGACGCAGTTCTCCGTCCGGCCCGGCCGCGCGCGCGGGGGGGTTAGGAACGAACTCGATCCCCTCTCCTCCCCGCTGAGACGCCCTTCCCGCGCGCACCGGAGCGCCCTCGGTCCCCGATGGGGCGCCCGTTGGGGTTTCTGCTCGCGTGGGCTCTGTGGGCCCCGATCGCGGGTGTGGTGATTCGCGGCCCGACGATCAGCCTCGTGTCGGACTCCCTCCTGGCCGCGGGCCCCGTCGGGGCGAACGGCTCCCTCCTGGAGGACCTCGAGGTCCCGGGGGAGTTTCACTTCCTGGGTCCCCAGGTTCCGCACGCCACGTACTACGACGGGGCGGTAGAGCTGTTCCACTACCCGCCGGGCGACCGCTGCCCCCGCGTGGTCCTCGTCGAGGAGCTGACGGCGTGCCCCCGCCGCAACGCGGTCGCCTTCACCCTGTGTCGCGCGACCCGCAGGACCCAGAGCCCCGCCTACGCCGACCTGACCCTGGACCTGGCCCGCCAGCCCCTCCTGCGGGCCCGCGGGCCCGCGGACGCCGTCGTCGGGCTCTACGTCGTCAGGGTGTGGGTCGAGGGGGCGACGAACGCCAGCCTGTTCCCCCTGGGCCTGGCGGCGTTCCCCGCGGAGGGCCCCCCCGCCGAGCCCCCCCGCGGCGAGACGCCGGCCGACGAGCGATGCGACCCGGACGTGCCGCTGTGGGCCCCGCGCCTGGGGCCGGCCGACGTCTTCGTCCCCGCGACGCCGACCCCGCCCGCCCGGACCACCGCGATCCCGGAGACGACTCCCGCGCCCGCCGCCGCCGACCCCCCCGCCACCCCGGGCGCGGGGAGGTCGGAGGAGACGGAGGAGACCCCCGCCGCCCCGACCCCCGGCGGGGGGGAGGCGGCGCCCGCCGGCCCGACGCCCGAGGCCTCCCGGTACGAGCTGACGACCACGCAGATTGTGCAGATCGCCATCCCGGCCGCCATACTCGCCTGCGTGGTCCTGGGGAGCTGCGCCTGTTGCCTCGGGCGGCGGTGTCGTCGTCGCCGGCCCCGCCCGGCCCGCATCTACAGGCCCCCCTCGCCGGTCGCCCCGAGCATCTCGGCCGTGAACGAGGCGGCCCTGGCGCGCCTGGGCGACGAGCTGAAACGGCCCCCGGAGTCGCCCCGCCGGGGCAAGCGGCGCCTGTCGCAGACCATGGTGCCGTCGCTGACCGCGATCTCGGAGGAAACCGATGCCGTCGCGGTGCCGGAACTCTCGCGCTCGCCGCGCCGACCCGGGCCCGCCGACGCCCGCTGAACCCGCGGCCCCGTCGTCGCACCCCCCCCCCTCCGCCGCCACCCCCACCCCATTGGCCCCTACGAATAAAGCGATCTGGGAAACTTAAAGGCGTCGGAAGCGCGTTTGTTGGTGCCGGGGGGGTGGGGGTGGGTGCGGGGGCGGAAGGGGGAGGGGGGGCGTATGTGTGTGCGTGGCGGCCGAGCGGCGTCGCGTGGGTGGGAGGCGGGAACTCAAGGCGTCGGTGGGCAGGGGGTGGGGAGGAACGCGGGGGCCATTTAAGGCGACGCCGTCGCCGGTCGGCGTCTTCGCGTTCCCAGCGCCCGGCGGATCGCTCGTTCCCTACACTCCGATCGTTATCGACGCGCGTGAGGCGAGGAGAGGGGCGGAGGGGGTCGGCGAGAAGCGGCGATGGTTCGCGCCCGGGTCCTGCGGGGGCTCCTGGCGGCGTGGGTGCTCGCCGCGTGGGGCGGCGTCGCGGCCGTCGAGACGACCTGGAAGCACGCGAGCGCCGGCGATGACGTGCGGTTCTTCGACCTCCCCGCGGGGCGGCCCGGCGACCCCCCACGCGGTCTCGCGTGGGGGTTCGAGCCGATGCAGAACTGCGGGCCGCTGCGGCCGTCGTGGGTCTCCCTCCGCCCGCCCGGGCGGGTGCTGGAGACCGTCGTCGACGCCGAGTGCGTCGGCGCCCCTCGGTTGATGGCGGCGTGGTACGGCCGACCGCCCAACGAGACCCGCGCCCCCCTCGCCCCCGGCCCCGAGGAGGCGTGGGCCCCGCGCGTGAGCGTGCGCAACGGGACGTTGATGCTCCTCGAGGCCCGGCCGAGCGACAGCGGGATGTACGTCCTGACGATGTCGCGCGCCCCCAACTCGACGGCGGCGCGCCGGGTGGTCTTCCTGACCGTCGGGCCCCGTGGGGCGCCGGGCGCCCCCGACGGCACGCCGCCCCCGCACGCGGAGGCGGGGGGCGGGGTCGGGGCCGACGCGACCCCCGCCCCCGCCGTCCATCCCCACGCCCACCCCATCGCCGAGGTGGCGCACGTGCGCGGCGTCACGGTCTCCCTGCGCACCCAGACGGCGATCCTGTTCAGCCCCGGGGACACCGTCCACACCGCGGTCTCCATCGTGCCGCTCGCCCACGACGACGACCCCTACGTCATGGAGGTGGTCTGGGTGCGCTTCGACGTACCCGAGGAGTGCGGGGAGATGCGGATCTACGAGCCCTGCCTGTACCACCCGCGGCTGCCCGAGTGCCGCTCGCCCGCCGACGCCCCGTGCGCGGCGAGCGTCTGGACGGAGCGTCTGGCCGTGCGGCGGTACGGGCCCTGCTCGCGCCGCGCGCCGCCCCCCCGGTGCCCCGCCGACGCCGCGATGGAAGCCAGGCCCGGCCTGGGGTGGTACGGACACACCGTCAACCTGCAGCTCCGCGACGCGTCCGAGGCGAGCGGCGGGCTCTACGTGTGCGTCGTGTACGTGAACGGGCACGTGCACGCCTGGGGCCACGTCGTCGTCAGCACCGCGGCGAGGTACCGGAACGCGGTCGTGGAGCGGTCCCTGCCCCGGTACCGCCCCCCTCCCGTCGAGCCCACCCCCTCGGCGCGGCCCTCCGGCCCGCGCCCGGCGCCCCGCTCGCTGCGCCTCGTGGGCGTCTTCGGGGCGGCCCTGGGGCTGGCCGTCGCCGGCCTCTCCGTGTGGGCCTGCGTCACCTGCCGGCGCGCGCGGGCGTGGCGGGCCGTTAAGAAGCGGGACCTGGGGGCGCCGACCTACATTCGCCTGGCGGACGACGAGCTCTACGCCGACCTGAGCTCGGACGGCGCCTCGGACGACTCCGAGTACGACTCCGACGACGATCGCCTGCCGGGCACGGACCGGCCCCCGAAGCGGGGCTCCGGGTTCCAGATCCTCTCCGGGACGAAGTCGGACCCGTGGTCCCCCGGGGCGCGCCGGAGCCGCGACCTCGTCACCTTCCGCGTGGATGACACGACCCGATATCGCGACGCCCCGTCCCCCGATCCGCCGCACCGGCGCTGACGGCCGTCGCGGTCCGCCGGGGCCGAGCCCTCTGTCCCGCGAGCCCGCGGCGCCCGACGTCTCCCTCGGCGTCGCCAAAGACCTGCGGCTCCTGGCGGCGACGTGCGGCGCGCCGCGCGGGCGCCCCGTCGTCGCCCCGCCGCCCCTGCCCCTCCCCCTGGAAGCGGTCGACGCCCCCGTGTACCTGGTGACGTGGTTGGCGCTGCGCTGGGTGCGGGGCGCGCTCGGGCTGGGCGCCGTGTTGTGCGGGGTCGCGTATTACGTGACGTCGGCGTCCCGCGGCGCATAAAAGCCCTCCGCGCCCCGCGCCGGGAGGCAGACGCGCGTGAGACACGCGAATTCCCCCCCTCACCTCCCCCATACCGGACGCCCCCGCGACCCCGCCCGACATGGAACCCCCGCGGCCGCCAGACGCGGACTCGCTGCTCTCCGACGCCACCTCCGTCATCCCGCTCACCCCGCCGGCTCAGAGCGCCGAGGCGTACTACACGGAGAGCGACGACGAGACGGCCGCCGACTTTCTGATGCGAATGGGGCGCCAGCAGACGGCGCTCAGGCGCCGCCGCAGGCGAACGCGGGCCGCCGGCTTCGTCGCGGGGTTCGTCCTCGTCGCCCTGATATCGGGCGGCCTGGGGGCCCTCGTCTGCTGGCTGGCGCTCCGCTGACGGGACCGTCGCCGCCGCTATCGCCCCGCCCCCACTCCCGCGTCGCGTTCCTCTAATAAACACGCAGAGTTGGTTCAGAGACAACACGCCTGCCTGTGGTTTCTGGGGTGGGTGTTGGTGGGATAAACGAGGGGCGGGCCGCGGACGGGCACCGGGGGGGGGCGCGCTGATAAAACGAGGGGCAGCAACACGAGCGCGCACCCGGGCCCAAGTCAACATAAAACGCGGGGGTCCGAAAAGGAACTCAGACCCACAACAATACAACAGCCACCCAACAGAGTCGTTAGGACAAAAAACACCGAGGGTGGGGGGAAGGACTCATCGCCCATCAGCGAGAGGGGCGGTGCACAAACACATAGGTGCGTGGGGGTGGGTGAACACCCAAGAGACGAGAAACGCAACGGACGTCGGTTGGAGTCGCCGGGCGGATAAACGGGTGGGGTAAACCCACGTTGACCAAATAGAGGACATCGGCCGGGGATGAGGGCGGGATGGGGGGGTCGAGGGAATGACGCGACGCGCACGAAAGGGGGAAGAAAGCAAACGCAAACAGATTGATCCACCACGACGCGTTTCCCTCGTCCAGGCCACTACCGAGTTTTCTCTTCTCTTTCCCCCCCCCCCCCCCTCCCCCACAACACACAACGTGACGCGGGAAATGGAATAAAAAAAGTTTATTGGCATACGACGGGATCAGGCCGAGGTGGCGGTCGGCGCGGGGCTGCCGCAGCCGAACGCGCGGAAGAGGTGGCGGCAGTGGGCGGAATAGAGGCCGGCGCACGAGCACGTGGCGGCGTGCGCCAGGCAGCACCAGAAGGCGCCGGCCATGAGCAGATCGTGCATGTGCCGATGGGTGCGAACGCGGGGCGCGAGCGCGGCCACGAAGTTCATGGCCGCCGTCCGCCAGGGCCAGATGGCAGAGTCTCTGTTGGCGCGCAGCCACTGGCTGTGGGCTAGTTTCAGCTCCCGGTAGAGCCGGGTCCCCGTGCGTCGGGGGGGAGGGTCTTCGAGCGCCCGCGCGCACTCGCGGGACGCCTCGACGATGAGGCGAAACAGCGGCCGGTGCTGGAGCGGCAGGGTCTGCAGGTGCGCGGACGGCTGATCGCAGAGGGGATAGAGCACCGCTGCCGCGTGGTCTCGGGACGCGGGCGGCCCCGAGGGGCGAACGTCGACCCGCCGCCGGGGAGAGCGGCGGGTTCCGGGCGCCGGTTCCGCCGCGTGCGGCATGGGCCGGGCGTGGATGCCGGCCCGGGGCCCGAGCCTGGCGCTTCTGCGCGGCGGTGTGCGCGACGAGTCGTGAACCCCCGGGAGGGGGCCGTCCTCACCCCCGGGGACCGCGTGGCGCGGGGGGCTGTACGTAATGACGTGGGGTCCGCGGCTCGCGGGGCTGCCTGGGGTCGCGAGGCCGGCGGGGCTCTCGAGGACAGCGGGGCTCTCGAGGCTGGCGAGGTTCGCGCGGGTCCCGGGGCTCTCGGGGCCGCCTCGGGACGCGGGGCTCTCGAGGAGTTCGGGGCTCTCGAGGAGTTCGGGGCTCTCGAGGCTGGCGAGGTTCGCGCGGGTCCCGGGGCTCTCGGGGCCGCCTCGGGACGCGGGGCTCTCGAGGAGTTCGGGGCTCTCGAGGAGTTCGGGGCTCGCGAGGGGCGCGCGGGGGACGTCCCACCTCCGCCGATAGAGGCGCAGCTCCACGCCCCTGTGGTGCTCTGTCGTCATCGCAGAGGGCGGCGGACCCGAGGGCGGCGGCAAACGCGGGCGTCGGTGGGGCGGCCGCGGCTCTGGGGCGAGGAAGCTCCCGGGGCGAGTTTAAGGCCGGGGCCGCGGGGGCCCGGGGGCGTGGTGAAGGGGCCACGGACGCCATTCGCCGGGGTGCGCGGCGGTCCGTGCGTTGGATTACGGCGATGCGGCGGGGGGGTGCGCGGTTCCGCGGGGCGCGGGGCGCGAGCGGTCGGGCGGCGCGGAAGGAGGGGCGAGCAGGGGTCGGTCTGGATGGGCGATCGCCTTCGCGGCCTCGCGGCGCTCCTCGTCGGCGTACGCGTCGAGCTCCCGGCGCAGGTCAGCGCAGGTCCGGTGCCGGGTGCGTGGGCTCTGCAGGAACGCGTCAACCTCTGCCAGGTACAGCGATGACATGGGTCTTTCGCGGCTGGGGGTCCTGCGCGGGCGGGGGGAAGGAGAAAAGCAACGACCGAGGTCAGCGGTCCCCCCTCGCGCCCCTCGCCCCCCTCGGTCCCCCCTCGCGCCCCTCGGTCCCCCCTCGCGCCCCTCGCGCCCCTCGGTCCCCCCTCGCGCCCCTCGCGCCCCTCGCGCCCCTCGCGCCCCTCGCGCCCCTCGGTCCCCCCGGTCCCCCCTCGGTCCCCCCTCGCGCCCCTCGCGCCCCTCGGTCCCCCCTCGCGCCCCTCGGTCCCCCCTCGCGCCCCTCGGTCCCCCCTCGCGCCCCTCGCGCCCCTCGGTCCCCCCTCGCGCCCCTCGCGCCCCTCGGTCCCCCCTCGCGCCCCTCGCGCCCCTCGGTCCCCCCTCGCGCCCCTCGCGCCCCTCGGTCCCCCCTCGCGCCCCTCGGTCCCCCCTCGCGCCCCTCGGTCCCCCCTCGCGCCCCTCGGTCCCCCCTCGCGCCCCTCGGTCCCCCCAACGAGGGCGGCCGCTCACCTGCGAGGCTCCGTCGGCGTCGGAATCGGCGTCGGGGTCCGGCGGTCGGCGTCGGAGCGGTGGTCCCGTCGGCGCGAAGAGAGGCGAGTGCGCGGCGGGAGCGGCGGCGGTCGCGTTCTGCGGCGGGCCGGCGGCGGGGCCGCCGGCTTTATGCCGGCGGAGGGGGGGAGGTCCCGGCGCGCGGGCCCTCCCCCCCGAGGGCGGGCCCCGACGCGCGGGCGCGGGCGGGGCGCGGCGCTCCTCCCCCTCGAGGGCTCGGGCATCGCGCGGGCCGCGGGCGCGGACGCGGGCGGGGCGACGGGTGGCGTCCCCGGTCGCCTAGCAACGCAGGATCGTTGGATTACGCAATCTTCTCAAGAGAAGTGAGGACGCGAAGCGTCCGCACTTCGTCCTAATATATATATATATTATTAGGACGAAGTGCGGACGCTTCGCGTCCTCACTTCTCTTGAGAAGATTGCGTAATCCAACGATCCTGCGTTGCTAGGCGACCGGGGACGCCGCGCAGGCGCGGTGGCGGCGGCGGCGCCTCGCGGGCGCGGACGGGCGCGGCGATGCTAACGAAAGTCCGCAGAGGCGGGACGTGGGGGTGGGGAGAGGAGGGGGGCGTGGGGGTGGGGAGAGGCGGAACGCCTCGCGGGCGCGGCGATGCTAACGAGAGTCCGCAGGGGCGGGGCGAGGAGGAGGGCGAGGAGGAGGGCGAGGAGGAGGGCGAGGAGGAGGGCGAGGAGGAGGGCGAGGAGGAGGGCGAGGAGGAGGGCGAGGAGGAGGGCGAGGAGGAGGGCGAGGAGGAGGGCGAGGAGGAGGGCGAGGAGGAGCGCCTTGCGGGCGCGGCGATGCTAATGAGAGTCCGCAGAGGCAGAGCGTGGGGGTGGGGAGAGGGGGAACGAGGAAGGCTGTGTGGAAACAACGTCCCCGTCCCCGTCCCCGTCCCCGTCCCCGTCCCCGTCCCCGTCCCCGTCCCCGTCCCCGTCCCCGTCCCCGTCCCCGTCCCCGTCCCCGTCCCCGTCCCCGTCCCCGTCCCCGTCCCCCCCGCGCGCCCACTCCTCCGCTTCCCTCCTCGTTCCCTCTTCCCTTCCTCCTTTCTCTCTCCCCCTCCCCCCCCCCATCGGCGCCTGCGCGCGGCGGTGCGCCGCGCGGCGATGAGACGTTCGGCGGGGCGGAGCGGCGGGGGCGGCGCATGCTAATGCGATCCTCGACGGCGATGAGACGTTCGGCGGGGGCGGCGCATGCTAATGCGATCCTCGACGGGGCGGCGCGGCGGGCCGCCCCCGCGCCCCGGGGCGGAGCCGGCGGGCGGAGCCGGCCGGCGCCCGGGGTATATGAGGCGGGCGGCCGCGCGATCGTGTAGACGGCCGTCGCGTCTCCCCGAGGAAGCCGCCATCGACGGTCCCGGCCGGGGAGGACGGAGGAGAGCGACCGCCGCCGACCCTCGCCGCGACCGCCGCCGACCCTCGCCGCGACCGCCGCCGACCCTCGCCGCGACCGCCGCCGACCCTCGCCCGGTGCCCCGCCGCCGACCCTCGCCGCGACCGCCGCCGACCCTCGCCCGGTGCCCCGGCGCCCCCCGGCGGACGAGGAGGGGAATCGCAGACCGCGCAGACCATGCCGCGCGCTCCGCTCTGCGGCGCGGGCTCGCAGGACCCCGACGACGGGCCGCCGAGGACGCCGGACCCGGAGGGACCGCCGCCGGACGAGGTCGAGGTCGAGGAGGTGGAGGCGGAGGAGGAGGAGGAGGAGGAGGAGGACGCCGACGACCCGGCCGCCGGCGCCGCGTCCTCGCGGCAGCTGGCCCTGCTGGCCGCCATGGTGGAGGAGACGGCCCGGGCGCTGTCCCCGCCGTCGGAGCCGCCGCGCGGCCGGAAGAGTCCGGCCCCGGCCGCGCGGCGCGCCGAGTCGGTGTGGGTCATCGACGCCGCGGCCCCGCCGACCCCGGGCGGCGCCGGCCTCGCGGAGCTCGCGGACGAGGCCGGGGCGGACGAGGACGAGGACGAGACCCCCGGCGCGGTCCCGGTCCCCCCGGCGCGCCCCGCCTCCGGGTCGGACCCCGACTCGGACCCCGGCTCGGCGTCGGGCTCGGACCCCGACTCGGACCCCGACTCGGAGGAGTCGGACTCGGACCCCGAGCGCGCCCCGGCCGCCGCCGCCGCCGCCGCCGACTCGGAGGACCCCGACCCCGGCCCGGACGACGACCCCTCGCCGCCGCCGCGGGCCGCCGCCGCGGGGCGGGTGTCGGCGCCCGCCGCCGCCGCCGCCCGCGGCGAGCGCCGCCGCGCGCGCGCCGCCGTGGCCGGGCGCGACGCCACGGGCCGCTTCACGGCCGCGCGCCCGCGGCCCGTGCCCCTGGACGCCGACGAGGCCTCGGGCGCCTTCTACGCGCGCTTCCGCGACGGCTACGCCAGCGGCGAGCCCTGGCCCGGGGCCGAGCCCCCGCCCCCGGGGCGCGTGCTCTACGGCGGCCTGGGCGACAGCCGCCCGGGGCTCTGGGGCGCGCCGGAGGTGGCCGAGGCCCGGCGCCGCTACGAGGCCGCCGGCGCGCCCGCGCCCGTGTGGGCGCCCGAGCTGGGCGACGCCGCGCGCCAGTACGCCCTCATCACGCGCATGCTGTTCGCGCCCGACCGCGAGGCCATGGGCTGGCTGCAGAACCCGCGCGTGACGGCCGGCGACGTGGAGCTCGACCGCGCCTGCTTCGAGGCCTCGGGCGCCCGCCGCAACAGCAGCTCCTTCATCACCGGCACCGTGGCGCGCGCCGTGCCGCACCTGGGCTACGCCATGGCCGCCGGGCGCTTCGGCTGGGGCCTGGCGCACGCCGCCGCCGCCGTCGCCATGAGCCGCCGCTACGACCGCGCGCAGAAGGGCTTCCTCGTGGCCAGCCTGCGCCGCGCCTACGCGCCCCTGCTGGCGCGCGAGAACGCCGCCGCGGCCGGCGCCGCGCCGCCGCCCGACGCCGCCGCCGCCGCCCCCGCCCTCGCCGGCCTCGGGGCCGCGGGCGTCATCGCCGCGCAGCGCCGCCTGGCGGCCGCCCTCGCGGGCGACGACGGCGCCGCCCCCGCGGCGGGGGAGGACGCCGCCGAGGACCCCGCCGAGGACCCCGCCGAGGACCCCGCCGACGCCGCCGCCGAGTGCCTGGCGGCCTGCCGCGCCGTGCTGGAGGCGCTCGTCGAGGGCTTCGACGGCGACCCCGCCGCCGTGCCCGGGCTGGCGGCCGCGCGCGCCGCCGCCCCGCCGCGGGGCGCCGCCGCCCCGCGGCGCCCGCGCGCCTGGCTGCGCGAGCTGCGCCTGGTGCGCGACGCGCTAACGCTCATGCGCCTGCGCGGCGACCTCCGCGTCCCCGGCGGCGCCGAGGCCGCCGTCGCCGCCGTGCGCGCCGTGGCCCTCGTCGCCGGCGCCGCCGCGCCGCTGCTGGCCCGGAGCCCGCGGCACGTGCGCTCCGTCGGCGCCGCCGCCGCCGACCTGCTCTTCCAGAACCAGAGCCTGCGCCCCCTGCTGGGCGGCGCCGCCGCCGCCGACGCCCGCGCGCCCGCCCGCAAGCGCAAGAGCTCCTCGCCCCCGCGGGCGCCCGCCCCCGCCGCCCGCCCGCCGGCGCGCAAGCGGAGCCGGCCCGCCCGCCCGCGCCCGCCCGGCGCGCCCGCCGACGACGACGACGACAACGGCGGCGGGCGCGCCCGCGCCCCCGGCCCGCGCCCCCGGCCCGCGGCGCTCACCGCCCGCCCGCCCGGCGGGCCCGACCCCCGCGGCGGCTGGCGCCGCGCGCCGCCCGGGCCCGCGCACACGCCGGCGCCCGCCGCCGCCGCCCTCGAGGCCTACTGCGAGCCGCGCCTCGTCGCCGAGCTCACGGACCACCCGCTCTTCCCCGAGCCCTGGCGCGCCGCGCTCGCGTTCGACCCGCGCGCGCTGGCCTCGCTGGCCGCGCGCTGCGGCCCGCCCGAGCCGGGCTCCGGCCGCGCCCTCGGGCCGCTCCGCGCCTCGGGCCCGCTGCGCCGCGCCGCCGCCTGGATGCGCCAGGTCCCCGAGCCCGAGGACGTGCGCGTGCTGGTGCTCTACGCGCCGCTGCCCGGCGAGGAGCTCGGCGGCGTCTCCCCCGCCCCGCCCGCCTGGACCGCCGCGCGCGGCGGCTCTCCTTCCTGCCTCGCCGCGCTGGGCAACCGCCTCTGCGGGCCCGACACGGCCGCCTGGGCCGGCAACTGGACCGGGCCCCCCGACGTCTCGGCGCTCGGCGCGCAGGGCGTGCTCCTGCTCTCCACGCGGGACCTGGCCTTCGCCGGCGCCGTCGAGTTCCTGGGCCTGCTGGCGGCCGCCGCCGGCCGCCGCCTCGTCGTCGTGGACGCCGTGCCGCCCGAGGAGTGGCCCGACGACGGGCCCGTCGTCGCGCGCCGCCACGTCTACCTGCCCTGCGCCGTGCTGCCCGCCGCGCAGTGCGACCTCCGCTGGCCCGCCGCGCGCGACCTGCGCCGCGCCGTGCTCGCCTCCGGCCGCGTCTTCGGGCCCGGCCTCTTCGCGCGCGTCGAGGCCGCCTGCGCGCGGCTCTACCCCGACGCGCCGCCGCCGCGCCTGGGGCGCGGCGCCAACGTGCGCTACCGCGTGCGCACGCGCCTGGGGCCCGACACCGCCGTGCCGCTGCCGCCGCGCGAGTACCGCCGCGCCGTGCTGCCCGCGCTCGACGGCCGCGCCGCCGACTCGCCCGCGCGCGCCGCCGCCGCCGCCGGCGCCCCGGACTTCCGCCGCGGCGAGGCGCACTCGCACCGCGCCTGCGCGCGCTGGGGCCTGGCCGCGCCGCTGCGGCCCGTCTACCTGGCGCTGGACCGCGCGGCCGCGCGCGCCGGCCCCGACGCCCTGCCCGCCGCGCTGCGCGCCTTCTGCGCGCGCGCGCTGCCCGAGCCGGACCCCGACGCCGCGCCGCTCGTGCTGCGCGCCGACGCCGAGCCCCCGGACCCCGCCGCCGCGCCGCGCGTGCGCTGGGCCGCCGGCCGCGCCGACACGCTGCTCGCCGACGCCGAGGACGCCGCCGCCGTGGAGCTGGCCGCGGCCCCGAGCCCCGCCCCCGCCCCGGGGGGCGCCACCCCGGACTGGGACCCCGACGCCGAGGCGGCGGGCGGCGCCGAGGACTGGTAGGCGCGCCGCCCCCGCACCCCCCACCACCCCCACCCCCCGCACCCTCCCCGGCCCCGCAATAAAGAGTCGAGGCTCGCGCCGACGCGGCGTGGTGCGTTTGCAACGAACGTTTATTGGAGCGTCGTGTCTGGGGGAGACGGGGGGCGAGGGGGGCGGGGGGGGAGACGGGGGGCGCCGGGGCGCGCGGCCGGGGCCCGATGCACGCGCTCCCGCCGGCGTCGGTCGCGCGCTTCCGATGGGGCGCGCGCTCGGGCCGCGGAGGGGCGCGGGGCCGGTGGCGAGGGAGGGGGGCGGGGGGAGGGGAGAGAGGGGGCGGGGGCAAGGGGGGAAGGGAGCGCGCCGCGCGGGCCGCGGGGGACCCGGACACACGGTCCCGTCGGGCGGCCGGGAGGCCCGGGAGCCGTGCGGGCGGGACCCGGGCGGCCCGGCAGGGGCGCGGGCGCGCCGGGGCGTCGAAGGGGGGGGCGCGCCCGAGGCGGAGAGAGGGGGGCTCCGGGGGCGGGGCGCGCGAGGGTACAGCGGCCCCCGGAGAGCGGCGCCGTAACGCCTCGGCGCACCCGCGCCCCCGGGGAGCCCGCGGCGCGTGCGTGGGCGCGCCCGCTCCTCGCGGCCCCGGCCCCTCCTCGCGGCCGCCGGGGGCGGCGCCGGGCCGCGAGGAGCGGGCCTTGGGGCGCGAGGGGCGGGCCCCGGGGCCCGCGGGAGAGGGGCGGGGGGAGGAGCGGCGCGGGCGGGGACGGGGGCGGGGCGGGGCGGCCGGCCCCCCGCCTCCGGGGAGCCTGGAGTCCGGAATCTGCCCGTGAGAGCGGTCCGCAGAGAACCCGGCCGCCAGGAACCCCGGGGGCCGGGCCGGGGAGGGGCGCGCCTCCGGGAACCGCGCGGGGGCGGGGGCGGGGCCGGGGCCGGGGCTCGCGCCGCCGGGGAGCCTGGCGGCCGGCTTCTGCCCCGTAGGCGGCCGTGTAGAAGACGTGCGCCAGGTACCCAGGAGGGCCGAGAAGGGGGGGGGAGGCGCGGGGGAGGCGCGGGAGGGGGGGTCCGGGCGGGAGGCGCAGGGGCGCGCCCCCGGACGTGCAGGCCTAGTGAAGATCGGGGGCGGGGCTGCCGGGCTCCCCTAGGCCTCCACCGCCGGGAGCGGCCGGCCGCTGCGGCGTCGGCGCGGGCGCGGGGCCTGCCGGGCGTCGGATACCGGTTCTGCGGGCGCGGCGGCCGGAAGCGAACCCGAGGCCCAGAAAGGACCCGCGCCGCGGGAGGAGGGAGGGAGGGGGGGGGACTCGAGGCTGGCGGGGGGACTCGGGGGGAAAGGGCGCGCGCGCCGGGGGGCGGGGGGGGGGCAGAGAGCCGGTGACGAGGCCGCGCCGCGAGAGCGCCGGGGTACGAACCTGGGCCCGCGCAGCACTTCAGAGCCTTGCGATTCGAACCCGCGTGCTCGCGGCGCGGAGGCGGCCCCCGGGCCGGGGGCGCGGCGGGAGAGGACGCGCGCCGGGGCGAAGCGGGGGCGGGCGGAGAGAGGCGGGCCGCGGCTGGCCGCCGCCCCCCGGCGCCCGGACGTGGACACGGGGGCCGGGATGGGGGGTGACTGGCCGGCGGCTCGGGCTCGCGGGAGCGGGGAGGGGAGCGGGGGCGACGCCGGAGGGGGGGGACGGAAGGAGAAGGGCAGGGGAGGGGCGGGGCGGGAGGGGGAGGTGTCGCCCTGCCCGGAGAGCGGTGAGGCCCGGAGAAAGCCCTGCTGGGAGACGGAGGCCCGCCTGGGAAAAAAAGTCCGGGCCCTCCCCCGGCGGCGCGCGCGCCGAAAAAAACGCGCGGCGGCGAGAGCGCGCCGAAAAAAAAAAAGCGCGCGGCGGCGGGTTCCGCCGGGCCGCGGCGAGCGCGCCGGGACGCGCGCCGGGACGCGAAAAACGCGCCCCCCCAAACGCCGACCCCCCCCCTCGCGAACGCCCCGCCCCGAACCGCGCGGCGG